CCCATAGCTTGGGAGGAAGGAATCCAAAGGGAAAAAGCGAGGTCTTGTACGTTCGCTCGCGCTCCGGCCGTCCGTATCTTCTACGGCAGGCTCCATCGCCCAAGGCTTCCCATTTCCCCTTGGCTTTATACCCCATAGCTTGGGAGGAAGGAATCCAAAGGGAAAAAGGTAAGGTCGTATTCGTTCGCTCACGCTCCGGCAGGCGAATATATCTCTACCGCCTTCCATGTCAATAGCGAATCTCTGGCGGCATTGTCCGGCATGACGGCGGTAGCCTTACCTTGGTTGTCCCAGCGTGTCCCCCACCAACCTTTTCCCTTTGGATGCCTTGGGCTATGTCATGGGACGATAAGAAGCCAAAAAGAAAAAGGAGTGGTCTCATCCCGTGAGGCAGGATAGGGCTGTCCACCGCCGCTCGGAGGCATGTATGGTCTGTGCTCCACTGGCCTCGTTGCCGTGGCTTACGGTGGACTTATCTGGCTTTCCTCCGCCACTTCCACCGCCTTTTCCCATTTGGATGTTCTTAAATACATGTTAATCAGCGTATATTATGTTGATTATGGCATAATTTCTTGACAACGATATTTTTTTTAAGTAGTTTTGCTGAAAACTAATTTTATATGGCTGAGCAAAGGAAAGCTTTCGTATTTGCGTTACCTTATGATACTAGACTGGATATGATCCAGCAGTTCTTAAGGATATACAACGGCTATCTGGATTCTAAGGGTAAGAGCTTGATTACAGAAAGAACGATAAACTTACTTTCTTTCTACATCAACTATGGATACTCTGATGATACCAGGGCTAAGTACATGGATTGTCATGGACAGAAGGAGTCTTACATCGCTGTCCTTAACAATGAGTTGAAGCGTGGTGGTTTTCTGGTGGACAAGAAGAACGGGAACTTCCGTACCCGTGAGCTGTCTATTGAGATGAGAAGCCTACGTAACTATTTCGTGCTTGACGGGGAGGGTGATGATACCCGTGTAATGGGATTCGTATTCAAGAGAAACAAATTGGATATTGATGGGTAGGAATCTTATTTCATTCGATAGGGATATCGTGGATGAGGTGGTAAGAAGATCTGATGGGAAGTTTACCAAACAACAGGTAGAGTGGTGCATGAAAGCATCCGTATCTTACGTCCACCACCTAGCTAGGTATACTGACAATATATCTATCAGAATCCCGTTTATCGGATACGTTATATGCAATCTCCGAGAGATGCGGGTAAGGCGTGATAAGATACGCCGGATATTTGTCAAGGAAGGTAATCGTTATCCGGATGAAAGGATGCCTATTGAGCTTGATTGTCTTGATAAGAAGATTAATGCGATAGAGGATATGGAGGGGTTGAAGAACGGAGATCCTCTTATACGTGATAACCATGAGGCCATGTATCAATGTCGGTATGGAATGACATGGGAACAATTACAGGATTTTCAACAAAAACAGTTTAAAAAATAATTATCGTGCAAACAATTGGTAAAGCCCAAGTAATAGCCCAAGCTTGGGAAGACAGTTTATTGGGTAGGATTCCTAAGGATAAGAAAGATTATCCCGAATGGTATAATAATCGTCTTGAATTATGCAAGAAATGTCCTAAGAACTCTTCTAATATTAGGTTCTTTAAATTGCCGCCTAAGGTATTATTCCATAGATTGATTGGAAGACCGGGATGCTCGTTGTGTGGTTGTTTTATCAAGGAGAAGGCTTGGATGAAGACCGAGGTATGCCCATTGAAGTTCGTGGAAGGAGAGAAAGCCAAATGGAATGCTATGGAGGTGATAACGGCCGATCATAACGATTTTAATATCGAGTGCCCTAACGATTCCTTTGATATAGGACTTACGGATGACGAGAGCGAGTTTTATCTAAATATTTTTGATCAGAAAATAGGTGATAAGATAGAAATCGTGTTATTTATCACCCATAAAGATGGTTTCCATGTCAAGGAGCATCATCTTGGATGTGGATGTATGGGAGACGTTTCATATAACAAACATCCTGACAATGAGAATAGAACTATATTTAGGATGACATTGGATACCTCAAAATATACGGAAGGTCATTTTGAGAAACATCTATCTCTTATGGGTTATACGAAGGATGATCCTGAACGTAATTTCAAACATTTCCCGCTACGTATTATAGGGGAAGCTTATAAGTAAATACTATGCGAAGTCCCGTAAGAAGTAAGATAGATGATCGTATCCATGCCCTTATTGTCATGGAAGTCGGATGCCGTGAGTTGCCTGAATATTCGTTGGGTGATATACTTTACTCCGCTTTAAGGAGGATAGCTAGGGCTAATGGTGGTAATGTCCGCTTCTTGCGGGATGTTAGTACCAGGGATTTATTGAGGTCTATAGACCAAAGCATCAGTGATGAGATTGAATTAAATAATAATGATTATAACGTGTGATTATAATGGAAGAGGATAAGGATATCAAAAAAGAGATCAGGGATTATCTTAAAGAAGAGGCGGATACTCATATAAGGCATTGGATAGCCATAAAGCGTGAGAGCAAGCGTCTGTATAGCGATATTGAAGATAGGACTAAGAAGATAGCCCTTAAATCATCTTCGTTGATAAAAGAGGAGGATTTTGTCGTTCTTCATGAGATGACCCATAAGATACAGATGTTGAATATAGAGGCTGTAAAAGTCAATTCTAGGTTGATGTTCATAATCCAGTTGGCTACCAGCTTCGGTATGGATCTGGATTTAGATACGACATATGCGTCCACCGCCAAGAGCATTATAGAAGACAGAACGTCTGGATTCGTGTTTTATGATGACAAGGAACGTCTTAGATATGCTGACAAGGAGCTTGAGGATATGTTCCATGACATGAGCGTGATGGAAGTAAGTAAGATCGGGGTTGTTCAATCTTATGAGCTTCTTATGAAGCAGTATAATGAATTTAAGGAATTAAAAGAAAATGCCACAGGGAAGACGAAAGCCGACGAGTAGGGACGTCGATCGGGTAAACGATAATCTTGAGGTCATATCCAAGGCCGTGGATGACGCCAAGACGTATATCGCCAAGCATCCATGGGATAAGGAGAAGCCTGAGGATATGGCTAGGGCGTTCGATTTCATATCCAAGCTGATCGATAAGATCAACGTATGGAATGACTCGTATATGGAGAAGAGTGGGATCATGGATGTATACAGGAGTGTCAGCAATGTCCAGAAGAAGGAACGTAAGGGACAAGTGTCTGGAGGTATAGAGTCCGTATTAAAAAATATGCGATCATGAGTTTAAGCACGAGTCCAGAATTTTATGTAAATATGAAGAATCCCCCTGTATGGAACGATCTGTTCGGATGGGAGGATCAGGATGATGATGTTAAGCAGTTCTTCACGGAGGAGGCTTATAAGGTCAAGAACGGGATAACTATCAACGGTACGTTCATCCCTCCATGGCTTTATTGGCATGTTAATTTCTTTCCCGTATTTCAAGACCTTCCAAATGGAGAGCGTGTTCCGGCTATCAGCCGGTTACGTGATAATGAATGGTTTTTCGCCGAGATGTATCAACGTGCCCGTCAGGAGAAGAAAGGGTTAGGGATGTTCGGTACCCGTCGTTTTGGGAAGGCCCTTCTGGACTCGGAGCTGATATATACTCCTTATGGGCCTAAGAAGATAGGGTTCGCTGATATCGGGGATATCATATATGGCGATGATGGTAAGCTTACGACTGTAGTAGGCGTATATCCTCAAGGGTTCGTTGATATGTATAAGGTTACGTTTGAGGACGGGCGCAGTATAGTATGTTGCGGTCAACATCAGTGGAAGGTTAAATATCATGGTGATTATAAAGTCATGAGCACCATGGGTATCATCCACTCTGACTTCCATAAGATGACCATAGACATAGGGGAGGCCGTGGATTTCCCCGAGCGGCGGTGGCTGATGTCGCCCCAGCTCCTTGGGTCTCTGACCGCCTCTTTCCTTTGTGGATCTACCGACAGGATCTTCGAGTTAAGCAATAAGGAGATGGATGATATTATTTATTCATCCAAAAAACAGAAAGAGTTGTTTATAAGCTCATTCATGAAGATAGCTTGCGGCATAAGTACTGGTGACGATCGTTTTAAGGTCGTTTACAAAAGTGAGTATATTATATCCTTCGTAAGAAGAATATTCTGGTCTATGGGATATTATTGCGTCATGGATGGTGATGATATGTATATATCTAAGACCCATAACAGGCTTAGAATATCCGATATAGATTATTACGGGAAGTATAAAGCTACTTGTATTGAGGTCGATAACAAGTCCCATCAGTTCCTTACCACTAATTTTGTCGTATCCCATAATACGACTATCATGTCATCCCTTCTTCAGATGAACGCTACCATGACGATCGGGCTTAGTCATTCCGTGGTAGGTTTCAGCGATAGCGATTTATCTAATATAGGTGAGTATTGTGAGTATGGGCTTGATCATGTGCATCCTTTTTTCAGAATTAACAGGACCAAGACCGATTGGAGTTCTGGTGTCACCTTAGGCAAGCGTATGTCCAACGGGGTTCGTGATGTTCATGCCATAATATCCATAGCCAATATCAACATGGGTAGGAAGACATCCACGCAGAAGACTGCCGGTCTGACCCCAGCCACGGCTATTTTCGACGAGGTAGGTAAGGGACCTATCAAGAAGCCGTACACTGCCGCCATGCCGTCCTACGACACTCCTTATGGCTGGCGTCTCAGTCCTATCTTGGCTGGTACCGGTGGTGAGGTGGAACTATCCAAGGACGCTCAGGAGATGTTCTCTGATCCTGATACATACAATCTCATGGTCATGGACTGGGATATTTTAAATCGGAGAGCCATGAAAGGAAAAACATGGAAAGAACGGAAATGGGCGATGTTTATCCCCGGTCAGATGGCTAACTCCGGTGTCAAGAGAACTATAGGTCTGGGTGATTATTTGGGGAAACCTGATGATAAGAAGCTTAATAAGATCAAGATTGATGCCACGGATTTTGAAGCCAGTACCAATAAGCTTAACGAGGAACGGAAGAAGTTATCTACGAAAGATAGGGTAGCTTATACCTCTCATACCATGTTCTATCCATTTACGATCGACGACTGTTTTTTAAGCTCATCCCAGAACCTATTCCCGGTCGAGTACGCTATCAAGCATAAGAATGATCTTCTTGAGTCAGGTCAATATAGCGGCATGCTGTGTGATGTTTTCCTTGAATCGGGCAATAAGCTTGGTACTACGAAATCTAATAAACAGCTAGCTGGTTTTCCGTTTAGTGGAGGTGTTATTGATGCTCCTGTCCAGATATTCGAGATGCCTCAATCCAATAGGTTTGATGATTTTATATATGTGAGTGGTAGCGATCCCTACAAACAGGCTAAGTCGGATACGCCCTCATTAGGTGCTTTTTATGTATTCAAGAGACGTGTTGGTATTCGAGATCCTTATGCCTATAGAATAGTTGCCTCTTATGTATCTCGTCCATCATCCATAGATCAGTTTTGCCGTACGTGCGAGGTGCTTCAGAAGGGATATGGTGCTATATGCCTTATGGAGAACGCTGACCAGATGTATGAGCAGTATCTTAACCGTAAAAGCGGTATGCCAGCGTCTTTCTTTCTGTTTGCTGGTGAGGCAATAGCCAATAAGTATGTGAAGGCAGGCTCCCGGCAGAACAGCAAGCTGGGGCTATACCCGACCCCCGGCAATCAGAACCTGCTATTCTCGTGCGTAGTGGATTATTGCTGGCAGGATTTCGTTATTGGTTATGATGATCAGACTGGTCTTGATATAACGGTTAAAGGTATTGAGCTGATCGATGATATAGCCCTATTGGATGAGATAATACAGTATAAGCCCGGATTGAACGTCGATAGGATAATAGCGTTCGGGCATGCGTTGGTTCTCGCCAGATATTTTGACGATAACAATTACATGCCTAAATCGAAGATCGAGGAGATGAATAATGCCCGCAAGGAAGACGCTTATAAACACCATGAGGTATATGCCTCTGCCTTTGGATCGGTATCTATAGGAGCTTTTAGGTAAATGAATGTCAATTAAACGCCTATCTTTGTTGTAAATAAAATTGAATAATCATGGAAGTGTTTAATAGAGATCATTCGTTTCCAGCAAAAGGAGCGTTATTAGGATTACCTCCTCAGGCTATTTCCACGAAGAAAAAGAACAGAAAATGGAAGGAGGATTGTATGGACGCTCTTGAGACGATAGGGTTGAAACAGTATGATCGTAACCAGATGTACCGTGACTATTATCTGATGGCGGATGGTAAGTTATCTTTTATGGAGATGGCGGATGTTATCCCTCAGTTAAGGAACGTGCAGAAGCTAAGGAGCGATATAAGGATACCTTCTTTCTTGAAACATTATGATATCATAGGTGGTATCGTAAACGCCTTTGAGGGATGGTTGACAAACCTACAGGATAAGTATACGGTTAATGAGGTAGGTGATATGGCTATAAGTGAGTATGAGGATACGATGTCAAACTTACTTCATCGTCATATACAAGAACAGTGGGATATTATCGTCAATCAGCGTCTTGTAGAGGCTGGTCTTGATCCTACGTACAATGAGTTTAACTCTGAGGAGGAGCGTCAGGCTTATGTTCAGCAAATCCAACAGGCCAAAGCGTCTATGACCCCTGATGATATCCAGAGGTTCATGAGTACAAGATGGAAGACGCAGGCGGCGGTATGGGGGGATCATACGATCGAGGCTGACCGTAGCCGGTTTTATATGGATGAGCTTGACAGGGAGAATTTCCGGGATCGTCTTCTTAGCGGAAAGATGTTCCGGAACCATTTCGTTGGCTTCGACTATTATCGTCCGGAGGTATGGAGTCCGATGGAGGTTTTCCATCCTGATGTGAAATACCCGCAATATGGATCTTATGTAGGCCGTCTTCATTATTACGAGGGTGTTGAGTTGATATCAAGATACGGCCATAAGATGACGGCCAAAGACAAGCGTCGGATTATGGGAGGTGACGATGATTATGAGGGATGGGTATCTAATGACGGTGCTAGGTATGATTGGAAGAAAAAGAAACCGTCTATTACCGGTATGTATGAGAATGAGGTTATTCCATGGAAAGGATACCATGACTATGAGTCTATAGTCGCCGCTGAGGACTATTATGGTGTGCCGATGGGAGAGTACCATACCTTCGGACCTGACGGGGAGGAACACACCCAACCCCGCTTCTTGCCCCGCTTCCATCCCTTTGGATATTTCAACTCCGGTATGGCCGATGGTAAGAGATATGAGATAGACTCTCGCCTTTTTAGGGTTATGGAAGGATATTGGGTATCCATGAAACCGGTATTCTTAATAACTTATATGACAGAGACCGGAATGGTTGATCAGGAACTTGTAACCGATGAGTTGCTCCCGGAATTCTTGGAGAAGAATGGCATAAAGAAAGTAAAGAGGGTTATGGCCGATGCTGTTGGTGATCCTGAGGTGAACACCTATATCTTGGAGTATGTCCCTGAGGTTAGGTTTGGCGTTAAGATCACCGGAGGTAATTTAATGGATAAGCCTATATATATTGGTGGGGATCCAATACCTCATCAGATACATGGTGATAGCAGTCTGTATGATTATGTCATTCCGGTTTCTGGATTTATAGGGTCTAGTCTCGCTGATCGCATACAGCCGTTCCAGATGATGTATAACCTTGCTATGAACCAGCTATACAATAACGCCGAGAAGGAGATCGGTAAGTTCTTCTTAGGCGACTTAGGATTCCTGCCTACGGAATATAAGGATATGATGGACAAGAAGGGAGCTTTGGCTACTTTTATGCAGATCGTTAAGTCCGTCTCATTTATGGGTGTAGGTGGTAATGGCACAAACAATCCTTACCAGAATCCGCAGATGAGCAGCATATATAATCAGTTCGGTGTATATGATCTTACTAATACGGATCAGATAAGATCCCGTATGGAAATGGCGTCTTACGCCTATATGATGGCTTATAGGATGATAGGTATATCCGAGCAAGCGATGGGTCAGTCAACTAGATACGAGAGTTCTACGGGCGTAAAACAGGGAGTTAACGCTACTATGCTACAGACCCAGACTTACTTTAATGATTTCGATGACTTCAAGAAACGGACATTGGATATTCATCTAGCCGTGGCTCAAGTATGCCAGAAGGAAGGATACGATTGGACCGTGATGTACAGGAACAGCGATCTGTCCTTGGCTTACGTCAGTCTTACGGATAATAGCTTGTCGTTACGTCATCTTAATGTTATGGCTGTCTCTAATTCCAAGAAACGTCTGGAATTGGAGAATTTGAAGCAATATATATTACAGACGAATACTTTGGGCAATGACTTGCTTGATATCACTAGAATGATGAATGCCAACTCGACGGCTGAGATGAATCAGATAGGAAGGGATGCCAGATCTTACGCAGATCGTGTAAGACAGGAGGAGTACCAGAATCAACAACGACTTGTACAGCAAAAAGCCGAGGCCGATCAACAGGTTCGTAATGACGAGCATGAGAAGGAGAAGGAGCTGGCTTATATCAAGGGTAACTTCGATTTACGGGGTAAGAGCATAATGGCCGCCGGTCAAGCGGCTAGGACACAAGATAACGAAGAGGGTATGGATTATGTGGAAGCTATAGCGGATCGAGCCTTGAAGGAAAGGGATCTGGATATCCGTGAGGAGGATATGAGAACCAGACAGGCTAATGCCGAGGCTGAGCGAAGATCTCGTGAGGAGATAGAGAAAAGGAAGTTGGAATTAAAGGAAAAGGAGATAGATGCTAGGAATAAACGTTCTGATACAGATAGGTTTACGTCAATAATAAACAAGAATTGATTACAGGTTTTGTAAATATTTTTACAAAATCTGTAATCATTTTGGCGTAAAATTCTGTCATATACTATAATGGGTTTGATTTAATTGGTAATTGGATTAATAATACTTTTGTAAAAAGCAAAAAAGGAAATTGTATGAATGACATGGGTGATTTCGCTAAAGGTTTTAAGACCATGAGTGTCGAGGAACTTTTTTACCGTGGTGACGGTGATGGCGATAAGAATAATATCGAGGGTAAATATGATAAGGATGGTAATCCTATAGGTGATTCCAAGGAAGAGCCTGCCGACGGCGGAGCGGCTGACGGTGGCGGGGATAAGGGCGGCGATGCTACCACCCCAAACCCTGATTCCCTTGGCGAAGGAGGTACTGATAATAATGTAGTATCAGTATTTAACGGAAAATCTTTTTTGGAGAAGATGGCCGCTAGAGGTATTATCGATAGTATTGACAACCTTGATATTATGGTAGATGATAAACCGGTCGATCTTTCTACTATCACTAAAGAGGATGATTTACTCGATATAGTGGAGGGATTGATCAAGGATAAGGCTGATGAGTTGTTGAAGGATAAGGTTGATACCGGTTCTATGTCTGACTTTATGAAGAAGATGATAGAGGTGGATAAGGCCGGTGGTAACGTTGGCCAACTATTAAGCCAATATCAGAACATTCAGGCGCCGTTGGACAACCTTGATATGAGTAACAAGAATGATCAGCTTGCGGTCATCCAGCATTATTATAAGATGTTGGGTATGCCGGAAGACGAGATAAAGGATAATATGGAGATGATGATCGGCAAGGGCGATGAGTTTATTGAGTCCAAGGCCAATAAGTTCCATGATATCCTGAAAAAGGAGATGGATAACCTTATCGAGGAGGAGAAGAAAAAATCCGAGAAAAGGAAACAGGAGTTGATTGAGCAGATGAAGATCTATAAGAAAGGTCTTAAGACATCTATAAGCTCAGGATTCCAGTTGACTGACACTATGATAGGTAAGGCTGTCGATTTCGTTACCAAGCCGATAGACAATCAAGGTCATACGGCTATAGATAAAGCTTATTCGGAAGCTATCAAGAATCCGGACATGGCCGCTGATCTGGCTTTGTTCTTGATGAATAAGGACGAGTTCCTTAAACAGAAGACTAACAAGGCTAAGATGGAGGTCAATAAGAAGACCATCACTCTTCTTTCTGGCAATAAGGGAGGAAAGCAAAATAAGAATAATATCGATAATGATACTATAGAGGCTAACTTCCTTGATCTAAGTGGATCAAAGAGTGTATAACGTTTAAATATATTGAAAATGAATCCGTTTCTTACAAAAAGTTTCCCGGCTACCGTGAATGGCGATAACGTTATTGCCTTCACCGATGCCAAGAACTATAAGACTTCGCTCGTAGAGCATAACTTAGGCTCATTGGCGAGCTGGTATTATGAGGATCCCGACAAGAATCATCTAGGTCTGTTGAACTTGTTCTCTAATATCGCCAACTACCCTGTTCCGATGTATATGGGTATGATTAATAACGGTGCTACGATCTCCGTTAACGGTATTGGAGCTTCTTTCCGTTATGATTTACCTGTTACAAAGACATTCGCTGTCGTTACGGCTGAGGATACTTCAGGTCATCATCTAAAACCGGGTATTGACGGTAGTTTGTTTGATATCGTTTTGAATACCTCTGAGTTTACGGCTTATGATGTCATCACCTATGACGCCGCTAACGGCTGTAATATCCTTATATCTGGTGAGATCCCTTCAAAAACAGAAGGTGATTTGACGCGTTATTGGGGTCGTGTTATCGGCGGTAAGGCTAAATACTTCCCTAAAGAGAAATTACGTCCGGGTATCCGTTATTGGAAGATCGGTCATGCTCTTGGTGAGTACAGTACCCAGTTCTCTAAGGTATCTGGAGCTGACAAGGCCGGTTCTATGACTTGTGAATTCCGTTTAGGAAACCACCGTGGCGTTGAGGGTGAGACCACTATGTATGCTGGTATGAAGTCCATGCAGGCCGCCCAGAATAGCACTTCAGAGTTCGTGGAGACCGCTCTTCGTCGTATGAATGCTATGAGAAGCGAGTATGAGGGCAATATTCCTGATTTGGCTATTATCGGTAGGACGGTTAATGGTAGGCTTGATTTACGTACGGCTAAGGTAGCGTCCACGCTGGAGGTATTCTGTATGGCTGAGTTGGTTAAGCTGGAAGCTAGACAGTTGATGTGGCAAGAAGGTGGTATTATCATGGATCAAAATGGCCCTATCCATTTAAATGAGGGTATCTACCGTCAGCTTCGCCGTGGTTATACTATCTACTATAGTCGTCCGATGGGTATTACTAAGGATACTCTTATGGCTGCTGCAGCTTATATTTTCCGTGGTCGTCAAGATCTTCCTATTACGGAGCGTAAGATTAAGTTCAAGGTAGGAGCTATGGCTATGGTCAACTTAGAGAAGTTGATTAGAGAGGCTTTCTTTACTACGTTGAGTAATTTGAGCTGGGGTATGGGTAGTGACCGTATGTTGCCTTCTAATCCTATCTCTGGTACTAATGATGCTATGATTTTAGGTCCGGTACAGGTTAAGGGTGCTTTTCTCCCTGGTATCGGAAATGTAGAGTTCGAGCACGATCCTTCTTTGGATTATGCTGACATGACAGATCGTAGCGAGTTGGTGAATGGTATGTATCCTAGATCCTCTTATTCTTGTATTATCGAGAATATCACTGACGCTGGATCGACTAACGCGTATTCCGCTATTCCTAATACGGCTAACGCTAAGTTGGGTAATATGAATAACAACGTATTCTATATCAAACCAGAAGGCGTAAGCATGTGGTGGGGTTATGAATACGGTCGTTGGGCGCACAAAGCTAACGGTAATGAGATCGTATCATCCTTGCCGGGCATGAAAGAGCAATTCTGGTGCCACTCAGCTTCAGCGGCTTGGGTTATGGATAACAGCAAGTTCTTGATTATCGAGCTTCAACCGAACTACTTCGGCTAAGTTTTTTTTCATATGTAATTTGGTTTTTAGAGGGGAGGATATTCCTCTCCTCTTTTTTTAGGAAAGTAACGCAAAAATAAGGAAATGAAAGAGATTTTAAAATCAAAGAAGGTATTGGTCGAGGTAAACGGCTTCAATATCATGTCAGATACCTTGTATGAGGTAGTAGGTAAACACGACGGAAGCGCTCCGCAGGCCTTCCAAGATGCCAATATAGCCAAGGCTCCGTTCCCGGAGAATGCTACTCACGTATGTTGCCCGTGGGATGATTTCTCAGAAGTTTACAATACTGGTTTTTATCCAAGATCAAGATGTTATAATGGCATGGATAAGGATGAGGTTGATAAGTTGGTTGATCAGCGTGTCAATAATATAATGAAGCCTTTTGAGAATATTTCCCAGAAGGATCTTTCCCAGACCAATTTCGAGTTTTGGGATGATGCTAAAGACAAGATCTATATGGGTAAGGTTTATAACACGGCTAATACCGTTGAGTTATTTTATTTATATCTGGCTGTATTTTCTGGCATGTTGACTCCTCAGGAAATGGATGGTGATCCTATTTTCATGAACTCCATGTTCTGTTTCATTGAGAAAGACAACGCCAAGGATTTCGTTCAGCAGCGTGAGATCAATAAGATGAATATCAGCTATAAGTTTATCAACGCCCTTAAGAAAGGTGGCAAGGAACGTCAGGCTGTCATTGACCTTCTTCTGTACATCGGCATCGTGACTCGTCCTGATTTCACGGAGGATGATTATTACACCGGATCACTATCAAACTGGATGAATGAGAAGAAGACCAACATCGATTATCTGCTTGATATTTGGGATCGTTCATTGGAGGGTGATTTCAAGGAAGTTCTTGAGTTCTATCGTATCGTAAACGTCCTTCAACGAAATGGTCGTATCAATATGACTCCATCCGGATTACAATATAATGGCCAGATCATAGGACCTGACGTTCGGACATCCGCTGAGTTCTTGGCTACCAAGAAAGACTTTATTAACATAAAGGCTAATGTATTGGATGAGTATGAGGAGATCATATCTATGTCTAATATCGATGATAAGTCCAAGGCCAAGAAGGTTAAGGATATTAAGAAGAAGGATGACGTAGAGGAGGGTGATAAGGTTAAGGAGGAATAATTATGACAATCCAAGAAGCGTATCTAAGGTCTTTACAGAAGAACGAGCAGAATCTGGCCAATGGCGGGATTAAGCTGGATCCGGGAAGGTTCGTGCTGTTGTTCAACGAGGCCCAAGACCGGTTGGTTAAGTACTATCTAAATAGGAAGGATGACGAGACTATACGCTCCATCCAAAACCTTCTTGTTTATTGGATGTCGTTGGATAATGCGGTTAGGATGGATGACCCTGAGTCTACGTCCTTTAACTTACCTGACGACTATCTATGGTTCTCTAACATAAAAGGAGTTTTCTCATACAAAGGGTGTGAGGCCACTGATTTCGTTATGTGGGAGGCTAAGAACGAGAATATCCATGAGCTTCTTGGAGACGAGAATAACCGTCCTTCTTACGACTACCGTGAGACATTCTACTCCATAGGGAACGGGAAGGTCGTGGTCTACGAGTCAGGCTTCCGTACCGAGGAGGTTAAGATGACGTACTACCGCCGTCCTGTCAGGGTAGACCTGTCGGGGTATATCAACGCCGCCGGTATCCAATCCACGGACATCGACCCGGAGCTGCCCGATTATCTTGTGGAGGAGATTCTGGATATGGTCGCCAAGCAATTCAACCTTAACGAGAATGAACTAAGTAGATATAGGATGGATAAGGATAATGTGGCTTCTTTTAAATAAACAACGTTGGTTTTGATTGATAAGCCTGCCCAGAGATGGGTAGGCTTATTTTTTATCATCTTATGCATATTTTCTGGAATCGGAGATTTCTCCGACTCCAGAAATCGTAAGTATGATTTTTGTGTTTTACAAAATATTTAATATAATGATTTTATATTGGAATATTTTTTATCTATATATTTTTATGGTAAAACTTTTATTTACATGTTTGCATCGTATTAAATAATTAAATATATATAATATGAAAACTAATGTTGTTATGATCTCCAAGGATAGGGATCTTTTTGGTGTTACTATCAAGCAAGACACTAAAACGTCTTTCATGTCGTTGACTGATTTACAGGAAGCCTATACCAGGAAAAGGATTCAGGAAGGATGGAATGATAAGAGGATAGAGAATATCCTTTCTAACAAGGAAAGTGCTGAGCGAATATACTATATTCTTGAAAAACAAGGATATATGATAGAAACAGGATTTCCTGTTTTTATGGAAATGGTTGAAAAAGAGTCTCTTATAAAAGTAATGAAAAAGTTTGGTGCTTATAAGACGGTTGGTAGGGGCGAGAACAGGAGAACTATGTGTAATCCTTATATATGGGTTCTTGTAGCTATGGAATTGAATCCTATGTTGTATGCCGAGGTTGTTACGTGGTTAACCGATAAGCTTATTCTTAATCGAATAGAGGCTGGTGATAGGTATAATGCTTTGTCTAGAGCAGCTTCTAGATTTAAGGATGTAGATTATGTTAAGATCGCCAAGGGTCTTAATTATATTGTTTTTAATATCCATGAAAGTATGATCAGGAATAAGGCCACGGAAGCTGAGCTAAAGGAATTGGAGCAAACACAGGGCAATCTTATATGGGCTATAGATATGGGTTATATAAAAAGTTTCGATGAACTTATTGATATGATGAGGAAGATGTATAAGAAAAAGTGGCTTAAATAATGTTTTTACAAAAAATGTAATTTATTTATATGCCTATACACTCGTGATCTTGTTTTATTGTCGTGAACTCGTTTATTATTATGTTTGCGTTAGGTAAATGATTTTTAAACTAAAATATTAATTATATGTTGCACAGACCGCAAGATCGGGTACTTTTCGTATCCCCACACGCTAAGATGGTGGATGTTGATTCCATCTTCTTGAAGGAAGGACAGATCGGTATTTACGATACTAAAGATACTTCCGAGAACGGTTGTAAGGCCGTGACTGATTTTACCGGTAAGCCTCGTAACGACAAGCGTTATGAGATCCGTATCGGTCGTAATGAACAAGCGGCTTTCCGCTCTATCTATGACAAGGATTTTTCCACGCCGTTATTCTCCTTGAACGAGATCACAGAGATCTACGCTTCTTGGCCGAAGAAAGATCATGCTTATGTCGATGATGTTATCTTAGGATACAACGGTGTGTCTGATGATACGGCATTCTCAGTTTCCAAAGGAGACCGTATCGCTATTCGCTTGGTCCTCGCTGGTCGTGCCTTCGAGCTTCTTGGCTATGAGGAAGGTCGTGTTGAGATCAATGACGCCATTCTTTTGGATGATTGTGATAATACGCCAAATCAATGCGAGGAGTGCGATCCTTGCGAGGAGGTTGATTTGTTGCCCGCCGTCCTGAAGTGTATTGAGCGGATGAAGAATCAACCTATCGCTGGTGGTGGTAAGGTATCTGATTATATCGATATCACTCCGGTTACAAGATGCACCAACGAGGCTACGGAGCCTGAGACGGAGGACGTGAACTTCTATTGTATGGAGGTATGTGATACTGGTGATGATTTGGCCTTGGCTGAGGTTCGCGCCCAATATCCGGGGTTGAAGATCGTACGAGATACTATTGAGGGTAGCATGTCACGTTATAAGGTTATGAAGAAGGGGGCTAAACCTGCTGACTATACTCAACGTCTTATCTCTATCATGAAAGGATGTACGGACTGTCCTCCTAACTATACGGAAGTTAAGGGTGGTTATCTTTATTCTATTTCTTTGGAGGATGACGGTGTTGATATGTCTACTACGGTAGAATCTTTACCTAACGTGGTAGCTGATACGGTTAATAAGATGAGCCAGATCAAGGGATCGGGTTTGTATATCGCGGCTACTTCTAAGAAATTGACGAGCGAGGAGATCTCTACTTTCGTGGAGGCCAATCCTACGGCTATTATCTACTATGTGGCTAAGACATCCGATATGTGTGAGAATCCTACGGTTCGTACCGCTTCTTGGTCAGCTTGTGGTTCTTGCAAGGTATCCACCGAGAAGTATTATATCACGATCCCGGATGATGAGTGCGGGAACAGTGCTTTGGAGGAAATCAAACAGGCTTTCCCGGAACTGGAGATCACTGACTACGGTACTCTTGCGGCTTGCCAGCATAGCTTCCAGACAACGGTATATACTAACATGTTGTGTGATGAGTGCGACAAGGTGTTCGAGGGATTCTTCACCAGCAAGGCTCCGGCGTCCTACCGCAACCGTATGTGGAAGAAATTGGAGTCGGCTCAGGAACTTGGCACGAATTGCAAGTGCGGTATCCGTTTCCGTGGTAAGGAAATGTTATTATCTCCGTCAGAGTGCTTGATGGATAAAATGACTTATGTAGAGGATAGCGTTGAGATCGTTGGCGCTAGCGGCGGTTATCCTGATTCTCTTGACGAGGGGTCTCCTATCTGGTGGGATCAACTTCATTTCGAGAGACTGTCCAGCAAAGCGCCACGTACTCATGTCGGCGGTAATATGATGGATGACGAGTTGAAGGGCTATGCTCATTTCAACGGTTTCCCGAAACATCAGGATTTCATGGGACGGACGTTCATGAATGAATACAGCCGTGTTGAACAAACAGCCCAATACGTGGACTTCCAGATCACGATTAATCCTCATAGATACGCTCAGGGATTCGGAAAAGTTATCGCCGATGATCCGGTTAATCTGATCTTACGTGTACGCTATGGCGCTCATGAGGGTGTTCAGGAGATGATCAATATGATCGGTGCTGCCGCTGGTCTTGGTCCGGCCATCGTAACTGAGCCGAAATAAAGAACCTTTTTTGCGTTCATATATTTCCTAAAGGGGAGAGATTCAATTCTCTTCCCTTTTTTGTTATCTTTGAGGCAGTAGAATTAAAATATGATATTATGTCTGCGATAAATGAGTATTTAAAGAGACTGGCTTCCATATTTGGTAGCATGGGTTTCTCCGTTCCGCCAGATGACTTCTCAGGTGTTGTTATAGACGGAAAGACGTATCCGGTCATGATGAGGAATGACGGGTGTTACGTGTACTTCGATGATAAAGGAGTAAAGAGACTTGTAAGCGAGGTTCCTAAAAAGGACTATCAGTTCATTAACATCAAGGACGCCCGTGTGTCGATCGTCAACCAATGCTATCGTACGCCGGGTGGTCAGGTAGAGGCTCGTATCCATACCTATATGAATAATAAGGGAGAGATACTGGCCGAGAAGATATTTATCATCAACTCATCGGATATCGATACTCCTATCGGTACGGAATTGGATAAGATCCCTTCCGAGTGGGTGGCTATAGATTGTGGTATAGCCGAGATGACCGATCGGGAGTTGATATTCGTAAGTAAATGTTATGCCACGGAAGGGGGCAAGGTCCAGATCGAGGGCGTAGAGTCAGTCGACCCCCGCCTGAACCCTGAGGTGTCCCATTATGAGGTGGTTAATACGACTGACGATAGTAATCCTATTGGTACGGAGTATGACGCTATCCCCGACACATGGAATCGTATAGTATGTGATTTCCCGGACATGACTCAAAGGGAGATAATACCGGTGCTTAAATGCTTTGATACCGGAACCGGAAGGGTACAGATAGAGGGGTATAAGATATTTGATTACGAGATGGGTACCAGAAAGGAATGGTATCGCGTCAAGCAAAGTACCGATCCTGAGAATCCTGTAGGAGGATTCATCACCAGTATAAGCGATGACTGGGTTGAGGTCGTTTGTGACTTCACGGATATGGAGGACCGGGATATTGAGGTAACTGTAGAATGTTATAAGACACCGGCCGGTAAGGTGAAGCTGGAGGTTCTCACGTCATGGGACGGGAATATAGGAGTTAGGGATAAGAACTATAAAGTCCTGGAGACTACCGACCCGTCACAACCTGAGGGCGCCAGCTTCAGTTCCTTGCCAGATACGTGGGTAAGGACTGTCTGTGATTTCGACGATATGGAGGAGCGTGACATCAGGTCTTATGTCGAGTGTTATGACGGAGGCAATGGCAATGTCAAGCTTCGTAGGTTGGTTTCTTATGACTCCAAGATAAAGGCAAGATACGTCCGCTTCGAGGTGCTTGAATCGGATGACGCCGGCTTCGTTCCGGGGGCCGAACTGGCTACCCTCCCGGACGGATTCTCTTTGGTGTCTTGTGATTTCACGGATATGGAAGATAGGATGCCTATTGATATCGAGGAGTGTTACAAGACATCAGCCGGAAGCGTACGCATGAGACATGTGGTGTCTTATGACGGTGATCTTGGGAAAAGAAACCAGTTCTGGGAGATTGTGGACTCGTCTGATAATGGGTATAGGCTAGGGAGTAGGATAAATAATATTCCTGCGGATTTTATCCGTGAAAGGTGTGGTCTAGAAAGGTTGGATGATCGTATTACCAGAAATGCGATAGAATGTTACTCGACACCGGGAGGATCGGTAAGGATTAAATCCACTTACGTTATCAACCCTTTAAATCATGTTAGGTCGTATAATCATCATGTATTGAGTTCTACAGATAATGATATCCATGTTGGTACTCAATATACCTCTTTGCCATCTAATTTCGCTCGTATCGAATGCGAGGAGCCGGATTATATGGATCGACTTATCGATACCACTGAGACTTGTTATGATACCGGAAAGGGTACGGTGAAGATCAGGAGACAGGAGTCGTTGAACGGAAATCTGGATGTAAAGACTTTCGACTATAAGATCGTTGAGTCTACCGACCCCGATCATCCTATCAATACTACCCCTACGCAGACGGTTATTAATGGCTGGACGGTTATCAGTTGTGATCTTAATATCATGGACGTGGATGATTGTTATGAGATCGGTGGTCATAAGATACATTTGAAGGGATTCAGGACAGTCAATCCGGCATTGCAGGATATTAAGTCTATATTGTATGTCGTGTACTCTGATCATCCTGATTATAATGTAGGTGATGGGCTTACGTCTATACCGGATGGGGCTAAGGTGACGATCTGCGATTACGCGGATAAGAGCCAAAGACATATGGTTCCGGTGCGAGAGTGCTATGAGGTGGCCGATGGCCGGTTCTATGTGGAGGGGAGCCGGTTGATTGATAACAATATGGTCGTAGAGCGGACGTCGTTGATGGTGATGGAGTCATCCTCTACTACCTACCCGGTGGGGACTACGCTGACCGCCATTCCTGTTGGCGCTACTATCGTGGCTTGTTTATGTCAAACCTGTTAATATCAAGGCTATGGTTAAGGTATGTAATGATTATTATATGATTGACGCCCTAGCCGGCGGTGAGGTCATAAGGAAAAGGAAATATCGTCGTGAGAATACGATGATCGGATATAAGTGGTATGATTATAATGGAATCGAGGTAACTGACCCCATTGAGATATCACGTCTTGACGGATTGGCTACTAAGCATCAACGTGTTGATGAGGCTTATGATGATCATGCCATTTTCATGTCGTCAACCAACTACGTTAACAGCGTTTCCGGTATACCTATGGATAAGCATATGGTTGTCGTTGAATGGAGACCGGATAGCGAGCAAGGTTTTGTCACCATGGCTCATGACGAGGGTCTTGACGGGGATAGCTATTATATAGTTATTATCAACACCGGAGATAGGCAGGCCACGATCTACACCCCCGTGGATCCTGAGGATCCAAAGGATGGGACTTCCCGTGCGGTTGATGGCGATAACGTCTCCGTTGGTGGATCATATGTCTCTATATCCCCTAAGCAAGTAGAGAGGATAAGGGCTACTTTCCGTGATGGTAAATGGTATTATGAGTTAGTCACAAAAACATATCCTAGTAATACCGGAGGCATTAAGATCGGGGATGTCGATTATGTTACTTTCAGGTATTTATGGGATGAGAGTTCGGGAAGGGACTTGGATACGATGACGGAGGCTCTCAACTCGAATGTCCCGACTATCGATAATCTTGGTGTTGGTTATAATGGCCCCGGTAACGGTGATGAGTCCGTAAGGAGCGTGCTTAAATGGGGTGGTGATAACACCGGGTCTGGTAAGGAGTGCGTTTGGATGTCGGTAAAGGATTTAAGGGCGCAGTATTATTCCACATTGCCGGATGAGACGCAATTCATGGCTTATGCTACATGGTTTGCTTCTATAGGTACAGGTAAATGTTCTTTTGAGCTTGTGGGTTACAAGGGTGGTACTATGAGCCAAGACGGATATAATTTCATCAATACCGGTGGATCTGTGGTGTATCAAAATACGTATGATTTTGTTTGTCATACTGGTAAGGGTTCATCTACGTATAAGACATCCTACGAGAAGGTGGCTCGTGTTACCTACAATAAGCTCACTAACGAGGTTTATATGTCCATCGGTGACGCTATAGATCAGGAGGATAATTATGATAAGTTAGAGCGAGAGATCAATAATATAAAGGAAAGACTTAGCGATGTCGAGAGCGAGTTGGCTGTCGTAAGACGTATAGCTGAGGGCAAGAACGCGGCGTATATCTTTGATACGGTCGATGCCATGAATGAGTGGCTGGCGGTTCCGGAGAACACGGCTAAGCTCCGTGTGGGGGACAGCTTCTGGATCAGGGAGCAGGAGGTACCTGATTATTGGTGGGATGGAACTCAGGCTTTAGAACAGGAAGGCCCGAAGGTTGATTTATCTCCTTATTATACGAAAGACGAGATTAATAATATTGTCAATGATATCAATCAGAAGATAGAGGATAAGAGTACGTCTATTATCTTCGATACTTATATCCAGATGAAGTCTTTCGTGGATGATCCAACTAACGCCGATAAGCTTAAGGAAGGTACCATCCTGTTGATACGAGAGAAAAACGTGCCTGATTATTATTACGATGGAGCTGGTATAGTTAAGATAGAGGCTGACGTACAGCAATGTCTTTATGTTACTTTAGCTAACAAGCCTACGGAAAGCACTATAAGTTATACTCAAGATCGGGAGGTGACTAATTTCGCCCCGGGTGCTATAGCTAGATGGGTTGACGCTGATGGTAATAACGTTTTTTATAAGCTTGTAGAGATAGTAGGTGGTAAGGCTAAGTGGATTACGTTGATTGATACAAGATATGGTAATGTTACGTTGCAAAGCACTTATGACAAGAACTATGAGATCGTGAATATCGTATCTGGATCACGTTTACAAGCTATAAATAGCGATAAGGATGAGATCAAGTTCGTTAATAGCGCTACCGGTAATGTTACTGTCGTGTTTAACGCCACGGTATCAGGAGGAGCCAAGAAACTTACGAGCCTGTTGGCCGTGAACGAGGTGGTCCTTACGCCCGGGGCGGCGGCGTCCTTCACCCGTACCGGTGAGACCTTCACCCTCTCCGATCTTTTTGGTGTTACGATCTTCCCGGATCTGGCTGATTCCAACCGTGAGGGAGAATGGGTGATGAGCGTAGGCGTAACCGGAAAACCGATCCTTATGGAGGTAAAGGAGATGAGGAAGTGGAATGAGAGTATTGTCAGGGAACTTACTATTGATGAGCTTAACGAGAAGTTCCCTAACGTGGATATCGGATTCGCTGTCGTATGCAAGACCATCAACAAGGTATATGAGATGGTTAACGGATACAAGGAATGGGTGTCTTATGATATAACTTCAATTAGTTGATATGGGATTTTTAGTAGGATATGATACGGCCCTGTCCTCGGTGACGTTTTATGTTAACGAGGATAGGTTCCCTTGTTATAATGGGAGGAATGCTGATTATGTGCCAGATCCGATAGTAGATTATGATGCTTTTAATCGTAATCTCAGGTTCTCGGCAAACAATCCAGGATTCGTGGACGTCGATTGGGGTGACGGGACAAAGGATCAATATCCTTTAGTTAAGATATCTGATGGTAGTTATAGGATTGTATTCAGGTCTCTTGACATTGAGTATAGGAAGAATCCGGATGATACCGTATGGTGGTTTAATAAAGAGGATGGCTCACAATACATACCGGTTCCTCCCCATAAGTATAGCGATATTAGGCGTAGGGAGGTTACGATGAGGTTCTCTAACGTAATCGATGGGGAGTTCAATATGGATGGTATTGTCCTCCATGAGTTTCCTGTAGTTAATCTACCTGATATAACTTATTTGGCTATGGTCAGGTCCGTTTTAAAAAATGGAGATATCCCATATGACAGGATAAGCAAGAGCGTTAATCTTCGTAATATACAGATGGGGTCTTTTTCTCATCCTGGTGTTTGGGATAATTGGCCGGAGGGATTTTTAAAAATGAAAAAATTGAAGTATTTTGGGTGTAATTTCGTTTTTAATTTCGCTGATAATCCTGATTCTAATTGGAGAAGATTCTCTGAATGGAAGAATCTTACTAATTTTAACTTCAACTGGTGTAATATTCCTTCTTATGATCCGGCTTTTAATTCTATCCCGGCAAAAGATATAAGAATTATAGGCGATCGGAATAATATACCTGTATTTGATGAGGTGGATAAGGTTGGAGATGATAAGACAGGCGTTGCTTTTATGGCTGATGGTAGCTCATGGAAACAAGATCTGGTAGGAGGTAAGTTGAATAAGATTCAGGGCACGTATTGTAGTTCAGGCACGGTACCGGTAGACGATCTCCCAGACTGGTTATATGAGGTAAGGGAATTTAGGATATGGACTTTGTGTGATGGTGGTAGATTTATAAATACGCAGGAGAGGGCTGATACGTTCGTTAACACGTTTTATGATAAGATAATGTCGTGGAGTTATATAACGATGTCACAGACGGCTTCTGACGGTAACAGGAATCAGTTTTATAAACTTACCTTAGATTTATATACTGCCGCAACTCCTACTAATAAGAGACCGTCTGGCGTTTATCAAGCCCCTGAGGGGTTTGTTAAGGGTGTTAGCAACGGTAATCCTACGACGCCTATGGAGAAGGTGTATGTGCTTACCAATAACTACGGGCAGACATGGGTCTTGGCCCCTGCCCCGGCTTCTAAGGCCGCCCTTACGAGGGCAAGGCGGGCTGGGAAGGCTAGGATTACCCCGTTCGTCCTTGGCGTAAAGGACGGCCATGTATCCGTGTTAAGCGGAGATGTATTGGATGATAATATGAGTAAGTATAATTTCGCCGACAAATACGAGGCTATAGATATCTGTAACGATCTGGGATTGGACGGTTCACCGGTTGTCGAGTATTTCAGGAGAATAGAGGAGGGAGAGGTATGAAATTAATATGTAAGGATACGAATAAAGGCTCTATAACATTTTTTACTAAGGGTAAATACGCTTTTAGGGGCGTTGACAGGGATGATACTACTGATGATGTGCCTGATCCTATATTGGATGGTAATAATTATAATGAGCATATAGAATTTTATTCTAATGCTCCCGGCATGTGCGAGGTTGATTGGGGAGATGGGAGTAAAGAGCAATTCCCTTTTGTAAAGGCTAGGAGTGGATCTATATATGGGCAATACAGGTTAATATTCAGGAGGAGGGATATAAGCTACAGGAAGAATCCAGATAGTCATCCATGGTGGTTTTATAAGGATGACGGGAGTGAGTATATCCCCGTGCCTAATCATGCTTATGCTGATGGGCTGGATAAAGAGCGGGTCGTGGTCATGACTTTTACGAATGATATTACATTTGTACAAACAGCAAGGATAATGATGACAGGATTCCCTATACTTGATATGCCTGGCCTTGTCCATCTGATTATACGTCTCCCTGGTGATCGTACCATAACAGATATCCCAAAGGATAGGATAAAGAGATCGGTAAATATAGAGCGTATAAATTTAAGAGAATTTGGCGTGGGGACATTGACATCCATACCGGAAGATTGGAATAGATTAACTAAATTGAAGAACTTGAATTTGGACATGTCTATAGATTTTAGCGATACCGAAGCTTCCAATATAAGGAAATTTCCTTCCATGTGGCCTAATTTGGAGATATTGTCATTGTCCGGCGGAAGAGTGAGGGTGTATCCTAAGGAATGGCTGTCATTCAATAATTTGAAAGAATTGTATTTAAGTCCTGGTAGTGCCACATCATCGTTTGATCCTAACACATGCCCGGCTATGGATGAGGTGGATAAGATAAATTCTAGTTTAAAGATTTTCGATCATATAAATAGATGGTATGGATCTGTCGTGAGTTGGCATCCGTATATGAGCGGTAAGGGATTGGGAAACATTGAGCGTATCGACGCTTCATACAGTCATAGTAATATAGATGTAAGTAATCTCCCGGATTATATATATGAGATGAGGTCTATGAATAGCTTTTATATGTATCGCAGCTTGTCAACCCAAGGTCGATGTGATACGTTTATATCGACATTATATGATAAGGTGATGGGATTTGATTATCTCACTATGTCTTCCTCTGCTTCCGATGGCAAAAGAAATCAGTTTTATGGATTGTATCTAAGTATGTATTTAGCTTCCCATCCTGATGATAAAAGACCTAGTGGCGTATTACAGGCTCCCTCTGGTTTTATAAAGGGTCAGTCTAATGGCTCTCCGTCGACTCCTATGGAGATGGTTTATGTGCTTATGAATAATTATGGATGGAGGTTTAGTATGGCGCCAGAGGCTTCGGTGTTAAGGTCAATACGATCTTTTGATATTGACACGAGGTCGTATAAGCTATATAAGCTTATTGTATTTGACGATGGGCGTACCTTTGTAGGCAATGGAGATGTTTTAGCTCATGATACGGATAAGGTATTATCGTTTGGGGGTCAACCAGAAGGGGAGTATTTGTGTGATTCTATGGGATTGGACAGGAATGTTATTGTAGAATATTTTAACAAGATAGGTAATGGCTAAGACATTATATAAATACGAGGCATCATCCAACAAGTTCGTGTGGTTCACCACATGGGATAGGGCACTTAGAAATTTTTATACCGATGATTATAATTATGTACCTGATCCTGTCGTTGGTAATCCTCATAATACGTTTGTCGAGTTTAGATCCAGAAAGCCCGGTATGGCTAATGTGGATTGGGGGGATGGAATAAAGGAGCAGTTTCCTATGACCAAGGTTCAAGGGGAGGATAATTATCGTATTATATTCCGTTCTTTGGCAATACAACATAGGAAAAATCCCAATACTACGTGGTGGTTCAGGAAGGAGGATGGATCGCAATACGTACCTATAGATAATCATGCTTACGCTGATGGGAGGAGGGACGTGCAACGGGCTGTGTCGATAGATTTTACTTGTGATATTTATTATGCCAATATCCAAATTTGTAAGATGACGGCTTTCCCGATTGTGGATATACCAGGACTTGAGTTTTTGGTCGTATCCCATACGAAGTATGTTAATGACGGTATACCTGTAGACAGGCTGTCAAGATCCAAAAAGTTAATTTATATCGATCTTCAAAATATTGGGCAAAGAATGACCGTAATTCCTGAGGCTATAACCAGCAAGACAGAGGTATATTATTTAAATATGTTTAATATGCTTGATCTTAGGGATATAGAGGCTAGTGGGATAAGAAATATAAAGAACATGAAAAAAATTGAGGATCTTAATTTAAGTTCATGTTATTTGGATAGATATATAAAGGAGTTTAATGACCTTCCTAAACTTAAGACGTTAAATATAACTCCTGGCCCCGGTGATATGTGGAATTATTTTGACCTTAATACTATTCCATCATTTGAGGTTGATAAAATAAATCCTATAATCACCACTTTTGATTTTCTTGAAGACTGGATGGCTTCTAAGAGAAGGACAGGATGGAATGATGATAATATGTTTGGAAGGGGACTGGAATATCTTACTGGTTTTAGTGCCTTTAGTTGTAATAGTCTTAGAATGGATAAGCTTCCGGATTATATTTATGAGATGAGGGCTATTACATGGTTTAACGCGAGTGCATCCACTCAAAACCAAAAAAGATCAGATGATTTCGTGAACTCTTTCTACGACCTTGTTGTAGGATGGGATCAGATTACTATGACATCCGTGGCTAAGGATGGGAAGAGGAACCAGTTCTATAGTCTTTCGGTAAGCATGTATAATGCTATTTATCCAACCGAAAACCTGCGTCCTTCCGGCACGGAGCAGGCCCCAGAGGGATTCGTGAAAGGCTCGTCCAACGGGTCTCCCGCTACACCTATGGAGAAGATATATGTGCTAAAAAATAACTACGCCCAGAGATGGACGATAAAACCGGCTTAATATGGATAGAAATGATATCATAAAAGAACTTGGATTGTATTTTGATATAGTAGAATTGGTATGTCCTCATACGTACAATAAGTGGAAGGACAGATCGTGGCAGTTTCTTGATACAGCGTTTCTCCATAATCTTCTTATATTACGGAGGGATATAATTAAACAGCCTATGTATTGTAATAATTGGGACAAGCAGGGGCAGTTTTCCCAACGTGGTCTTAGATGCAACATCTGCCAGATAGTTAAGGATAAGAAAGATGTTTATCTATCCGCTCATGTGTTGGGTAAGGCTGGGGATTTCGATGTCAAGTCAATGACGGCGGAACAGGCCAGAGGCTTGATCTTGGATCATCAAGATATGTTACCATATCCTTTCCGGCTTGAAGGGAAGGTGGGTTGGTTGCATTTTGACAGCCTTGATACGAGGAACGGTATACACGCCGTTGTGTTTTAGGTACTTAACGGTATAGTGGTTAACTTTGCGTATAGGGTATAAAATGAAAGATAAGGACATGATAGAGCGAGTGGGGGCTTTATGGAATATAGCGCTTGCGTATGGGGCTTCTTGTTGGGCTTACTTCCAGCCAGTGCATCATTTATTGACTGTATTACTTATAGTATTAATAGCGAATTTTTTGGCTAGGTTAGCGCAAAGCGTAAGGGGCTGGAAGCTCCGTAGAAGCCGTAGGAGGAGGTTTAGTTTCAAGAGATGGTTTAGGGAGGTCAGGTTTACTGATATTCTTAAGGAGTTCGCTTTGTCTTGTTTTATAGTAATGACATTATGTGTTATATATAAGACGTTATACCCGATCGAGGAGGAGGCTAGCATGATACTTACCGTTACTAAATATGGGGTGTATATAGCCCTTGTTGGATATGTGATGCTTTTCTTGAATACGATAGGGGATGCTTTCTCTGACGCTTATTTGGTGAAGGTATTCAAGGCTGTGTTCAAGAGAATAAACGTGTTCAAGATGTTTAGCTTCTCCAAGAACATACCTGATGAGACGTTTGACGATATAAGGAGAATTGCCGATGATGAGGTTAAGGATAAGTCTTAGGGCGATTGTTTGTTTAGGTCTGTCGCTATTCCTGTCCTCTTGTGGAAGCAGGAGGCAGGTTAGCGACACGTCTATAGATAATCGTTTGATAAGCAGGATAGAGACGATGATAGATGAGGTCATGGATCGGAAGATCGTAGAGATCAGGACATCTGATCTTAATGCTGATATTGTCATAACTGAGAGGAAATTCGATACTACGAAGGAGGTGGATCCATCCACTGGGGAGCGACCCGTGTCCTCCCAGACGGACGCTCATATCGTCATCGGCCGGCGGGATAGCACGGTGACGACCGATTCCCTTGGCGTTGATAAGACGATCACTGGTATTGAGGATATTGATAAGAAGACAGACATCAAGCATAAGGATATAGACGATAAGGAGGAATCAAGGTGGCCGATGGCTATCATCTTTATGTCGATCTTAGGTATATTGGTTGTATTATTCGTGTTGTTGAAAAGATTCGGATTGATAAAATAATAGGTGTACAAGAAACCCCATACACCTATTGGTTATCACCCCAGAAAAGAATTGCAAATATGAGGTCAGTCCCGGATTCGAACCGAGGTGTATGGTTTTGCAGACCACCGACTAAACCAACTCATCCAACCGACCGTATCGCGAATATATAATTTTGTCTTTGACCAAACAACCTCTTTGACCAAATTTTTACTCAACTAGAATATCCCTTAAAGAGAATCCCTTATCTAGTATACTGTTTGAGGAAATGTCTTTTCAAGGTCTACACTTATTGACACCAAAAGGAAATGTGGCGGCTCCGTGAGGCAGGGCAGGAGGTATCCCCACACGGCCGGCCAGGAGCGGAGCGACTCGTAGCCCACCTCCCTTTCCCCTTGGCATATTACGCTTAAGCGTTGGAAAGAAGTAAACATATCAATGCATTAACGTCTGATGTAGGTAGTTGTTTGTCGATTAAAGATCCATAGACAACATAAGTAGATGTCAAAAATACACTAAACTAAATTATTGATATAAGTTATTGTTGAGATCTTGATTTTTCAATCTACTACATATTTTCATATTAATGTAATTAAGTTATATACTTTAGATAATAACAAAGCGTTAGCTAACTCTTTTTAATCAATCAACTTATGAGATAAATAAAGAAAATCTTTATAATGAGACTCCCTTCTTAAGGGGGCGAAAGTTTCTTATATCACATGTCACAAAATAGACAACTGTGTTTATAAAAGAAGGTGGATAAATAAATTCATCTCTTTTCTTAACTATCCCTACGATAGTCTCCCTACGCAATGTCCAAGTTGGATTTCGACCATAGCGATCGCCGTAAAAAGCCGCGATCATAAACAAAAAAAATGAGTACTTTCACAAGCACTCATTTTGAAGATACAGATATTTTCGTATCTTTGCCTTAAATACAAAAAAACTATGGTAAAGTTACAACTTATTTTTGATCAGTTCGCATCTTCCTCCGAAAAAAAGAGGATGTCAGAGGGAAACAGGGCCTTGAGGAGGGATTCCGGCAAGGTCATTCTGCCTTATTTGTTTAATGACAACGCTAATCCTTGTTGCGACAACCCTAGGATAAATCGTCAATCATCATCCAAGTCAGAGATACTGGAGAAGCCGATATCGGAGACACTGATAGGCATTCTCATCATATGCCTTGACCCTATAAGGTTTAGGACGCTGGGGATCCGATACAACATCAAGTGGTTCTATTACTTTGTGAATGAAATAGTTAATTACTATATCAAGCATCATCGTCTTGGTGGTGATAATCTCGCTTATCAGATAAAGTTAGTTAGGTGGCTTTTGATCAGTTATGTTAACGTGGCTGTTGTCCACGGTTATTATGCTATGGTGAGGAAGGTGAAGAAAGAGCATCCTGACCTTTTTGTACATAGTAACAAGGCGAGGTATTATTATTGGGACAATTGCCCTCCTAAGCATCGCAAGCTAGAGGATGAGCGAAACATGAACAATCCTACTTATAAGGCTCATGAGTGCAATAGGAAGCGCGCAGAGGATATCAAGCGTGTTGTTTATGACTCCATGGATTCGATCAGGAAACGTGACCTTAAGGATTTTGTGTCCTCCAAGAACAACGGGGTGAGCATTTCTTTTAAGGAAAAGGTTCAGAACAAGGTCAGGAAGAAGGGCTTTGGTAATGTCAGTATCAAGACCATAGAGAGGGCTATAAAGAGCTATTTAGATGAGCGTGGTGTCACTTTCTCTGAGTTCGTCGATGGGGTGAGGAAGTTGGATAGGAAGATAAAGGAAGTCAAGTCCGCTTTTGGCAAGGTTAAAAGGATTAAGATATTTGGCGTCAAGGCTTATGATTATGTGTCTGGAGATGAGATAGTTGATGAGTTTGGTATGGTCGCGTTGTCTGATGAGGTGTGGATTCCTGATAATAGCACACCGTTCCTTGACGATTATATTGAATCGCAGTATTTGTCTAACAATTTTAATTTCTAATATTATGGTTAATATAAAATCACATGACTTTTATACGGTGTTTGATGATAAGAAGCAACTTTTTAAAGTATCATCATTATTTGATTCTTTGGATGAATCTGAAGATATAGTCAAAGATTTGATGGATTCTGGAACATTCATGTATGTTGTTGACGAACGACTGTCTATGATATGGGTGGATATATTTATGATGATAGAGCTTCTTGGGGAATATGATGGTGGGGATGTTAAGGATTTGGCTATTAAATGCTCTTCTCTCTATTTGAAAGATAAGGTGATGCGTTTAATTGTCGATTATGTCAATTGCGATTCTGATGATTATGATGATAGCGTTGATCCTATATTGAGTTATTGTAGCAATCTTATTCATAGTGGTGATGGGAATATTGATTATCTGCCATTGTCCGACATGGTAAGTTTGAATGTAGGAAATTATATGTCAGATGACATGTTGAAGCTATTTGATATTGCCAAGGAAGACAATCGCATAATATCTATATTGTTTGTTTTGTTAAGTAGACCGTATGTTGACGATTATGGTTTTTTTACTCTTACTGATTTGCTTTCTATGATGATTGATAAAGGTTTTATCGGTGATCGTGATGATATAGTGAATGCCTTAGGGTTTATCTTAAAGTAGGTTTATTGTATTGGTATGACCCTATTTTGTATCTTTGCTTAAAAGTAGTAAAGATGAACCAAGTAAATATCATACCGAAGATAATTCATGATAAGTTCGCCGCTAGGATTATCATGGATGATTACGATATAGAGAAACCTATCGTAATTACTGTCGTGGCTAGACGTAACGATGGTGAGTATAATACCCAGATATTGACATACCCGACATCTGGCGTTGATTATGAGGATAATGTAAGGATGGTGTTTTTTGATGTCGCTAGGTCTCATGTTTGTCAGATAACATCGGTGTTTATCAACGGTCATGAGGTCAAAACATATTATACCGATGTCCCGGATCTTGATATGCAAGCTCGTTATGACGATAGTTTGTGCCGGTACGACAAGAAGGTTAATATGAATGATATTAGGCTGTCGTTTCAGGTGCTAGAGACACGTGATCCCAAGGTGTTGCAGGTATTGGATGAGTCCGAGTGGGGACTACTGGAGGACAGGAAGGCGATCATCGAGATCACTACGCCGGGCATGTCCGACCCCGTTACGTTGTTCCTTGGCAAGAATCAGGTCAATACCTTTACCAGCCTAACACTAGGTCTCAATTGTTTTAATTACGATGATTGTAATGTCAAGTACCTTGACCTACCTGATGGTATATATGATATCAAGATCATAGGTAGCCCTTCTACTTACAACTTCAGTCGCAAGTATCTTAAGACGGATCTTATACGCAGGCGTCTTGATCGGCTATGGATTAAGACTGATATCCTATGCGAGGACAAGGATAAGGATCTTATAAATAAGATACAGGAGATGGAGACACTTATGGTCGTAGCGGAGGCTAACGTTAGGTTGGACAATATAGAGGCCGCTCATGAGATTATTGACCGTGTCGGAGAGCTTCTTGAGATGGCTACCAATTGCGTGGATTGTTGAATAAAAAAAATATAGTTATGGGTTGTAATACTTGTAAGGAAAAGGCGTTAAGGGCCGAGAGAGAAAGGATTGAGAGAAGTATGATGAATCGTCCTTCTTCTACCGTTGTTAGCGATAGGGAATATGCTTCTAGAAGCACCGCTGGATGTATGGTTATGCAAGATCCGTTGCAGACCATGGAGCGTGACGTGGTTAGTATATATAAGCAAGTTCGTACCAAGGGTGATGGCGTTGGCGTATCTTATCTTAATATGCAGAAAAAGATCCGTGAGTGGATCAAGAACCTGCCATATGGATGCCCGCCTGACGAGGAGGTACAGGAAATGAGAAAGGAGATTCTCGATGGGCGCGCAGAGCATATCAAACCTTGATAGAATAGATCTATGTAAGGTCGTAGACGAATGGCTGTCTTGTCAATGGAGTGGATACATGAGGTATCATAGGTACAGGATCGGGAATAAGCCTGATGTATCTTATTGGGGCAAGATAATTCGTCTGCAAAGATCATTATGCGATAATGATTGCGGGTTATGCCCGGATGAGGTAAGATTGTTAAAGGAACGTGTTAATAAGTTACTGGCATGAAAAAATACAGTTGTTCACATATAACCCCGTCCACTTGCGTACCTTACGAGGGTGATCTTCCGGAGTGGTCAAAGCATAAGGACTCTGATGAATGTGTTATGATCTCTGATGTGATAGAGGAGATATATGAAGAGCTTACCCGTATCAGGGAGGCTATAGATGTCCGGGATCTTGGTAATTCATGCGTAAACGTAAGTGGGGATAAGACGATCGCTAAGGTCGTATACGCTTTGGAGGATCGTATATGTCGCGAATGATATATGGAAATAAGGAGATAGTACGGACGTTCACCAGGAATAATTCTCCTGCCGGGTATGTGGGCGGCTCTGTTGATTATCGGGTCCCGCCCAACGTATATTTTGGCGATACGCAGGAGGAGGCTGACAGTAAGGCTGAGGATGATATTAAAGCCAACGGTCAGGACTACGCCAACACATATGCCGACATAATACCGTCCGTATGGTATAATGATCAGGTATGCGATGAGTTTATTAAGAACAATTGCGTAAGCGGTAAGGGATCTAAGGAACAGGTATGTGTAGAGAAAGGTAGGTTTGTCTCTTACGTATCCAAGAAAGATGCCAATGATAAGGCTAGGGTGGAGCTTGGGCGGATCGGGCAAGGGGAGGCCAACGCAGTTGGGACATGCTGTAAGGACTGGGCTTCACAGCCTCTTCGTGGCTTATTTTATAAGAACGATTGCGAGGCTGGCAAATCAGGCAAGGAAGGTATTGTATATGAATTACCAGCTGGAGCTGTCATATCCGATATCTCCCAGATAGACGCCGATACGTTAGCCTATAGGAAGTTCATGAAAGAAGGTCAGGAGAAGGCTAACGCCGAGGGTAGTTGTTCACCTGTATTCTATAATACGAAGATCGGTGATTGGTTCGAGAAGATATGTCCGTTCGGATATAAGTCCGGTAAAGTATATTACTCTATCAAAGCCAACAGGTTTAGGTCATGGATATCGGTTGAGGATGCCAACGCCAAGGCTCGTGAGGTCTTGATGGTAGAGGGACAGGAACATGCTGATCTTAATCTTGAGTGCGAGAAATGGATTGATAATATCGATCAAGAAGATCAGTGTTATTGGTGATAATGCCTTTTTTTTGTTTTCCCATAATTTATAGATTAGTGTTTGGAGGTAGCGGCTTATGGTCTCTACCTCCTATTGTTTCATACGTCTCGTTGTCTTATAATCAAACCAAATAAGTATCTTTGCTAAAAACATTAATATTATTAATATGTGTAATACAGGTGGTTGTTGTCATGATCATTCACGGGAACGTCCCGAAGAGTGTTGTCATGGCGTTAAGATAGATAGGTTTCTTAACAAATGCCCTAACGATCCTTGTGATCCTTGCGATCGGGATTGTCAGGAAGAACCTTGTGTTGGTTATGGATGTCCTATAACCTTGTATGATAAATGCGTCTTGTACTCAGGCGATGAGCTGGTAGCGGATGGCATAGAGAAAGGTACTGACATTTCTGTCGTTATAGACTCATTGAGGCGTATTATAGCGTCTAGGGATAAGCAGATAGATTTATACCATCGTGAGGTTCTGGATTTGAAGAGGATTATAAACGAGCTTGTCAACGCCGGTGGTAGCGGCGGGGATAGCGGAACTGAAGAGGAGGTTTGGTGATGAACGGTTGCAACAAAAAACAATACAGACCTACTGTAGACGACACGAAAGTGCCGTGCTCTACGTACATGAGTACCGATTGTATTTACCCCGGTGATAAGGTACGTGTGGAATCATTGGGATTATCCCCTAATTGCGATATGTCCGATACCCTTAACGCTATGATAAAGGCTATACGGGATAGGGATGCCGAGATATCCGAGTTGAGAAGAATGATCAACAAATTAATTTGATAATATGAAAAATTGTAATCCATGTAAACCGGAATATAGACCGGGGAATGAGTGTAGTATCTACAGCTCCCAGATCGTATATGACGGTCAGTCGTTCCCTGAGGCAGACATCAGGAACGGTGATGGCATGAATAGCGTAATCGAGTCTCTGGTAAGGAAGCTGGTTGCCATATCTGGCGCCACGGCGTCCATCCAGCGTGACTCGTTCAAGGGTGTTCAGGCTGTCAGGTTAAGATACGAGCCGTTGACCGTGCTCAGCGTTACCTATTGTGGTACTATCGTCCCTAATGACGGGTATGTCGTTTCTGGTAGATCCGTTAAGTTTAAGAAGAAATATTGCATGGGTGATGAGTTCACTGATGTTAATATCGTATATACTACATTGAATAGTAATATTTTAAATACTTCTTGTTATGGCTAAGAGAGTGTACGATACGGTCTTGGCTTCCGAGTGTGACGGTTGGGTATGTGGTGAGACCCTCAAGAAAGGATCTATCCCGGTAGATAGGTTAGAGCTTGATTCTTTATCAGAGGCCGTAAGGGAGCTTATAGAGCGTTTTTTTGAGGAGGGATGGTTGCCGGATATGATCTGTGATCTTGGTTGTGGAGGCGCCAGCGTATTTGAGATTAAGCCTACTAACTTCGAGTATCCTCCTGAGGGTGGAGAGAAGATCCTTGAGATTATTGTCGGCAAGAGTGATAAATGGACTATAACGCAAACGGATTGATATGGCTAGTAATTTAAAAGATATTCTTGCCAAGATCGAGCAAGGCTCCTCATGGGTGTCCTACGACAAGATTTCCGGTACCGGCCCCGACAAGGTGGCTATTAAGGTAGAGCCGGGGTGGATGGGTAGGTTGCCTAGGGAGACTTACGTAGCGGTCGAGAAAGGCAAGGTTACGAAGCTCGCTACCATAACCCAGAAGGGCATGGAGCGGGTAAGCGTGGATCCTACCAGTATCATGTTCGATATGGAGGGCGGGACGGCGGTCATCAACGCCAAGCTTAACTCCGCCTCGGTCAAGGCCTCCTGTCTTACCCTTGGTGGCTCGGTGAGCAAGTCTTATATAGTCTCCATGAACGTGAATGGCTTATCCATGAAGGTTCCGGAAGAGGATAGCAGATATATAGTGTATGCCGATCCTGAGGATCCCGGAGCTACTGATTTGTATGAGGCTAGCTTTGTCATAGCTATGCCTAAGAATATGGATAACGAACAGCATCATGAGATGTTTGTCTTGAATGGCAAGGTTGTTAATATTAATCAACAGCCTAATGATATACCTTATATTATACTTGATCATGACTTTGATAACGTGACTAGCGAGAACGGTCAGGTTGTTATTGATATTAAGTCTAATACCGAGTATGATATTGAGCTGGTATGTTGCACTTGCGGCGATGGCAGCGAGGAGCCGGAACCGGAACCACCCTTTAATGTGGATCCGCAAAGGTTGACGCTTAATAAGGATGGTGATACCCAGATCGTGAGGGTAGAGGCCGGAGATGATGTTTCATGGAGAATAGAGGAGGATTGATATGGCGAGGGAAGTAGATAAGAATTGCGTTGAGGGTAATTGCTTTGCCATTAACGACAAGAGCCATGGGGTAGGCGATAATAAGCTTAACATCGTATACAAGGCTAATTACACCGGTCAGATCTGTACGGCTAAGTTCCGTATAACGTCAAAGGACGGTAGTGTTGTTAAGGAGTATATGATAGCTCAAGACGCCAAGCCCGTTTATTATAATATCAAGATGGTTCAGCCGTTTACCAAGGATGACTGTCTAGCCAACCAGCACGGTTCGGTTGTCTTGTATGTGGTTGAGGAACGGACGTACAAGTCGTTTATCTCACAGGAGGACGCTGACGCCAAGGCTATGGAGGATATAGCCTTAAATGGTCAGGCATACGCCAACGAGCATGGTGAGTGTATAACCGACATCTGGTACAACACGGAGCAGAGGAAGGCGTTCATACGTAATAATTGCGATAAGTTTAGTGACGGTCAGGAATATGTTTATATCATTCCTGAAGGCAAGTACGTATCTTCCATTTCTCAGGAGGACGCCGACAGGAAAGCCCTTGAGGATATTGAAAAGAACGGTCAACAACAAGCCAATTTGGAGGGTGAGTGTAAGCCTAAGGAGAATATCTATTATGGTAAGTTTAGCAAGACCTTTACCCGTAACAATTGTGATTCCACCCAATACGGTACTGATGTGGTTGTCGATGAGACGATGGTTACAGGGGACTTCAGATCCATCGTGTCTCAGGAAGACGCTAATAGCCTAGCAAGGGCTGCTGTCGAGGCTCAAGGTCAGGATATAGCGAATATCAAGGGTAACTGTGAGAAGATACCGGTATTTACCGGATCGTACTCCAAGGTATTCCAGAGAACCAACTGCCCTGAGGGTTCTACTCCTGTTGACTTCACTGTGGACGAGAAGATGTGTTCTGGATATCCGTTCACTTCTACGGTATCGCAGGATGCCGCCAACAAGCTGGCGCAGGACGCTGTCGAGGCGCAAGGTCAGGCTATCACCAACGAGCGTGGCGACTGTCAGACTAACGTCTACTATAACGTAAGGATGGAGAAGACAGTCACTAGAAACAATTGCGATGAGTTCCATATCGGTCAACCTTATACTTATGTTGTAGCCGCTGGTAAGTACTTCTCTATTATCTCCCAGAAGGACGCTGATGATAAGGCTAAGGCCGATCTTGAGGCTAACGCCCAGCAACAAGCCAACCTAGAAGGTGAGTGTAAGGAGAAGACGATCTACTACGGTAGGTATAATAAGGAGTTCACTCGTAACAACTGTGATGAGACTCAATACGGTACTAAGGTTGTCGTGGATGAGACTATGGTAACAGGAGATTTCAGGTCTACCGTATCTCAGGAAGACGCCAACAATAAGGCTAAGGCTGCCGTCGAGGCTCAAGGTCAGGATGTGGCTAACGTGAAAGGTAAGTGCGAGAAGGTGCCTGTATATACCGGTACTTATACACGTACGTTTACCCGTAACAATTGTGGTGCTGGCACTGGTGGTACTTATACGGTAAATGATAGGATGGTTGACGGTTATCCGTTCACATCTACCGTATCTCAGGAGGATGCCAACAACAAGGCCAAGGCCGCCGTTGACGCCCAAGGACAGGCTCTTGCCAATATCCACGCCCTTTGTACGTACACCGGCCGTGCTTCCTTGGAGTTCACGAGAAACAACTGTGGTGAGTGTAAGATCGGATCTAAGGTGACGATCACCCAAGATATGGTAGAAGGACACCCATTCCAGTCTAACGACTCCCAGACTGCCGCTGACGCTATGGCCATGACCGCCGTACAGGCTCAAGGGCAGGCTTTGGCTAACACCAAGGGTACTTGCTCTAACGCTACTATGTATACCGGTAGGGCTAGCTTCGAGTTCACTAAGAGCAATTGTGGAGCTAATCAGATAGGAGATCCGTTCACCGTGACACAGGATATGGTCGATGGTCATCCGTTCCAGTCTTGCGTATCGCAGGATGAGGCTAACTTGGTGGCTATGGCCGCTGTTATGAATCAAGGACAGAGGGTTGCCGATGAGCGTGGTACTTGCCATGAGGCTCCTAAATACATCGGTCATTATAGTGAGGCGTTTGAGAAGAATAATTGTCCGTCTGGTCTTATCCCGTCTTCAGTTACCGTTACTGAGGCTGACGTGACCGGAGGTCCGTTCTACTCATACGAGAGCCAGTTCGCCGCCGATGAGCTTGCTAAGGCCGCTGTTAAGGCGCAAGGCCAGGCTATAGCCAATGATCGTGGTACTTGTGATGAGCTGAAGATATATGTGGGTAATTATAGCAAGGAGTTCACTCCTAAGTGTCCTACTTGCCAGTATGCTGATCCTATTACCGTAACCCCGGATCTTATGGGTCAGTTCTTCACTTCTACCCGTTCACAAGAGGAGGCTGACGCTTTGGCTAAGGCCTACATTGATAGGATGGGTCAGGCGTTCGTCAACAAGAACTACGATGATACGTGCCATACGAAGACCGAGCAACCAGTATGGGAGACTATAGAGACCGTATGTAAGGACTGTATCTCTCAATTACATCAACGCAATACGAATACCTGTTATACTGATCCTAACAATCAAGAGCGGTATATAGCCGGTGGTAGCAATACCTGTTTCTGGTTTGGTACGGCATCCAAGGCCTTTACCCGCCAATGCGCTGACGGAGGTGTGGGTAGTTCTGTTACTGTAACCCAGAATGATGTTACGGACCCAAGTCCTAGCTCTGATGGTAAGTTTAAGTCATGTGTGTCACAAGCTGACGCTAACGCCAAGGCATTGGCGGCTGTTACGGCTCAGGGACAGAGCGTGGCTAACTCGAAAGGTACTTGTACGTGGACAGGAAGCTATACCGGTCAGGTTCAGAAGAACAATTGCGCTGATGGCGGCGTAGGAGACATGGTATCCGTAAGTAGCGATAGGCTGCCAGGACATCCGTATACCTCCAACATATCTTTGGCTGACGCTAATAAGAAGGCCGAGAATGCTGTTCGTGGAGCCGATGGACAGAACTACGCCAATAAGAACGGTGGATGTACTTGGACTTACGTGGCAAGCCGTGACTTCTATAAGAACAATTGCGCCGGAAGCGGGGTTGGTCAGAGAATAACGGTGACCTCTACGCAAGCCAACGGCGGTACGCCTATCACCAGCAAGGTTTCTTTGGCTGATGCCAGGAGCAAGGCAGAGCAGATCCTAGACCAGAGAGGACAGGATTACGCTAACCAGCATGGCACTTGTGTGTGGACCGGTACTGGAAGCGCTACGTTCTATAAGGATAATTGTGGTACATGTAAACATGGTGTCGCTCTATCCGTTCCTTATAGTGCCTTAGGATTGTCAGCGTTGACATCTACCGTATCTCAGGCGGATGCCGACAGCAAGGTTCAAAACGCTTTCAAGAATGATACGGCGACTAAGACCGCCGCTCAGGCTTACGCTAACAAGAATGGTGATTGCGCCGATGACGATGATACCCCATCTTATGATGATTGGAATTATTATTGTAGTGGATGCGATTATCGTAGGAGTAGGAATCAGACCAATCCTTGTTCTTCAGCCTCAGATCAAGATGAGTTGGTTGAGTCCGATTCAAGATCTTGTGGATGCGGATGTGATAATACATACCGTATGGATAATAGCAGGTGTAATAATGGTAATAGCGAGGAGCATTATTCTAGCGAGTGTGATCCTACGGGATATTGGCAGAATGGCGGTGAGCATTGTTGTAATCCACATGACTACACTATCTATACCAATGAGGTATGTAAGGGATGTTCGGGCGAATGTGGTGATGTATGCGCTCCTAGTAGCCCTATGAAGGTTGTTTCTGCCGGAGAATATTGCAGGAGCACGGCTCAAGATGCGTCTAGCGCCGCTTATGATGCTTATTCTAGCGCTAAGGAGGCTCTTCAGATTCTTGTTAATGCTAATACATGCCCTTCTAAGGTTGGCAATGATGACCGATGGGGGAATGTCAAGGCTACGAACTGTCCTAGCAACTGTACTCCTAAGACTATCAGTTATAAGCAAATCGCTGGTAAATATGAGGCCTGTACCAAGGATGAGGCAAACAGGATAGCCGACAATAACCTACAATCCGATGGTATCTCTTACGCTAATGGCTTGGCGCAGGCCGATAGATGCGATTGCCCAGAGCCAACAAAGACGTGGAGCGCCAACGCTATGCTGAGCGGTGATCCTTGTAATGGCCTGTCTGGTTCTACATCCGCATTAAGGTGCTCCTATGAAGTGTCTTACAATAATCAATGTGGATCATCTAAATCAATAACTGTAACTGTAACTGGCAGGAATGATCTTGGACAAACCGTTACGGCTGGAAGTACTACCGTAAGCATACCTACTGGGTCTGGTAAAAAAACCGGTGTCATAGGTTTTGATTCAGGAGTACAATGTGGGTCTATAAGTGTTTCTGGAGGAGGATCTGGTAATTGTTAAGATCCTGATATATGATAAAAAGGAGGGGCTAAAATAAGCCTCTCCTTTTTTTTATTTATTAATCTGGATCCCAAGATCCTGATATATTACTAGGGTTACATCCTGAGCTAAAAAAACCGGTACTAGACCAACTTCCCGACTTACCCGATATGGTAGTATGCGCAGAATAGTTATCAGATACATTAGAACAATATAGTCTAACAGTTCCTCCTTGACTGAAGCTAGAGCAAGCGTCATTACCGCTCCAATGGAGGGTGAACTTAGCCCCTGGAGGGGAGGAATACGTCTCATCTATGGTTACCCATACACTCATATTGCATTCCACCGGCGGGCAATCGCACTCTTTAGCGTTGGCTTTTTCCTGTGCGAGTGCGTTAGCTGAAGCCTGTGCCGCGGCGGTAAGTCGGATCTATATCTTCCTTGATACGCTTTATTTGTTTATCGACTAAAATCATTAATATTGTAACATTAATATTAAAACATAACGCTATGGCATGTATTAAGAAAAAGAAAATGGATAAAGGAGGCAAGACCTCCGAGAAAAAGAAACCTCAAATGAAATGCGGGGGTAAGGTCAAGAAGAAAAAATAATAATTGGAGGGGGCGTCCCCTCCTTAACATAGGCTCATGAAAAATTCAGAATTTGTATCTAGAATCATAAATGATATGAACTCCATCAATAAGGACGCTCATGTCAGTAGGAGATGGATATTATCCATAGGAAGACAAAAGGCAAGATCATATATAGCCCAGAAGTATGCTGATGGAACCTTGTTCGGCGAGGAATCACTGTATACTCATATCAATTGCATGGAGATGGAGAGGGTTCGGAAAATTGATTGTTGTTTTGATGAGTTTAAACTATGCAGGATACTTATGAGATCCAAGAAAAGATTGCCCGATATGATATATACCCGTATAGGTCCGGCTATCATCAAAGTATCAAATATCATGGATGATATTATATTTACCTCCATATCGTTAAGAAAATACGCTAACAACAAGGAACGTAAATACGGGAATATAGATCAATACTATTATTATGTCAATGATGGATATATCTATATACCAGATATTAACATAGAGGCTATAAATGTTGATCTTATAACTCTCGACAGAAAAGCGGCGTTAGAGCTAGGGGGATGTGGAGCTGAAAAAGATAAGCCATGTACATCTCAATGGGATTATGATTTCATATGCCCAGACAAACTTCTTGAATATGTGGTTTCCGAAACATTAAGGGAAACTGTAACCAAATTGCAGATCCCTACGGATGAGAACCCGGATATGGATATTAATAAGAAAACACAAAAAATTCAATAACATGAATCTAATAAGATCAATAATCAATTTCTTTGGTTTCAATGACGCCATAGTTGACGGTATAGGCGAAAGAGGGATGAGAGACAGCTCTATTATAAGATATAATGAGGTGCACGATATGTATGACAAGATTATAAAAGATCTGGGAGATATGTCGGCTTACGTATCCAAGGGTTATATCTATGATAAGATAAAGGAAAGAACGGGATTAAGTACCAGACATATTAGTAGGATATTAAATCATACTAAGAGAAAAGATCTTAGGTTTATATAAAAAGGAGAGGATAATCAACCTCTCCTTTTTGTTTTTAACAGCCTCCACCTTGACTTGGATTAGATACATACATGCTTGTAGCATTGCTAACACAATCACTTCCGCCTGATATCGTTCCCGATCCGGATGGTATGGTGACTGTTTTAGTGGTAGAGAAATATTCTACATCTCCAGATGGTTCAGATCTAGTATAATACACATCAAATGATGCTGTTTTAGATTTACCACATGGATTATCATAGCTTACGGATATACTTAAGCATTGTCCATTAAAACTTCCGCTAGCGTAAGCGCTCCATGTTTCGAGGCAATCACATCTATCGGCCTGCGCCAAGCCATTAGCGTAAGAGATACCATCGGATTGTAGGTTATTGTCGGCTATCCTATTTGCCTCGTCCTTGGTGCAGGCGGTGTATTTTTGTGTATAAATTTCTTGTATTAGGATGAAATCGTTATATTTGTGATATGAAAACAAAGTCATTTAAAATACTTGATCAGTACTTTCTCCGTTTTTATAGATCTATTATGTCTAAGAACGGCAAGAGAAGGAAACATACGATTGTGGACAAGAATGATATTCTCGAATGTCAGTCCTTGATATGGAAGGTCATACGTGATAAGTATCTGGATAATGAGGGTGGGGTTTATATAAACAACATCGGTTATCTGTGCCATAAGATCAATCCTAATCGTAAGATATATCTAAATAAGCTTACCGGTACTATTAACAGACGTGGAACTGGTGGATATTCTTATGTCCATACGTGTATTGATTTTATGCCTCGGAACAAGTATTTCCATCTCTATATTTCTCCGGCGTTGAATAAGGAGTGTAGATTGGCTATGGAATCAGGTAGGAGGTATAAGTTCTTGTACCGGGAGGTTGAGTCGGAGAGTAAGGTATTTGGAGTTAAATGGGTTTATAAGCTGTAGAAGTTTTTGTGATCCAGTTAGCCCGTGAGGGTAGACTGGATTTTTTTTGTATCACGGATTCAAATACATATCTTTGTGCAAAAGACTTGAATATGACTATAAAAGGGTTGTTGGCCGAGATCAAGGCCGATTTACATAAATACGATGATAGCGGGGCTATAGATACCTCATCTGTTTACAGGTGGGCTGAGATCGCTTTAAAAAGGTTTGGGGGTGTTATAGCCGTCATGTCCGAGGCGGTTGTCAAGACCAGTAATAAACAGGCGGTATTGCCTTCCGATTTTTTCGACATGCTTGACGCTTATAGGTGTGAGCCTCTGGTTTGCGAGATTCCGGGCGGCGACAAGGCTAAGGCTGACCTCCAACACGAGATCGGCTGGGTCGAGCGCACCGAGCGCGGCTTCCGTTGGAACTCCTGCACGGAGTGCTGTAAGGAGGAGTTTGAGAAGACGATCACGGAGAAGATATATATCGGGTCTCACGAGGTTCGCTTCCATTACCATCACCCCGTAAGGTTGTCTATAGGTCGTGGGTTGAGACGTGATTGCGCTTCCGACAAGTATCGGGATAAATATGCTTGGGATAATTATGATATAACTATATCTGGCAATACTATGTATACTGGGTTTGATGGATTTATTTACATCATATATCGTGCTACACCCAAAGATGATGACGGTCTCCCGTATATACCTGAAACGGCGTTAGGTTATCTTGAGGATTATGTCGAGACGTATATCAAGATGAAGATCTTCGAGAACGCCGCCGTTAACGGTTTGATACAAGGGGCTGGTGATGCTTATAAACTATACGCCCAGCAGGAGCCGGGTAAGTTCGCTAAGGCCATGAAAGAGCTTAAGATGTCGATGATTACCTTGAATGATTACCGGGAGCTGGCTGAGGATAATAGGAGGAGGATGCTGTCTTATGAGCGTATGTGGCCCAACGCTTTTGATAAGTATATTAAACTTATTTAACAAAATACGATGATATGGCTGATTGGATACATTTAGATAAGACAAGTGGTACTGGTCCTGCTGAGGTTAGGGTTACCGCTGATATCAATGAGACTGGAGAGATACGTCAGGCTACGTACAAAGTTATAAAAGAAGGCACCAAGGAGGAGAAGACGTTCGTGTGCAGGCAGGAGTCGGTCCCGGTGGTTATTATCCCGGAGTTCGACTACCTAGTGCTTAGGTATATCTGGGCTGACGAGGACGGCATTGACTTTGACACGGCTACCGGTTTCGATAACACCGGCCTCCCGGACGTGGACGGCAAGCTGGTTGGTTGGAGTAAACAGTACCAGACCACGCAGGAGCGGGTAGGTGATTATCTTATCCACGGTGGTGATAACATGGAATCAGGTAATGAGGCCGCCTTGATCCAGATGGGGCCGTTGTTGGATGGCGATAATTATGATAAATTACCTCTTGAGATCAGGTGTAGTATATACGGTAACTGGTATGGTGGTCGTGAGAAAGGTAATGTCACTATCAGGTTCACGGCATATAAGGGCGGTTCTATGGAGAAACGTGGATATGATTTTGTCAATATCGGAGGCGAGGAGGTTTATACCGGTGATGCCCCTACCAACGTATCCACCCATGGTGAGGATAATTGGCAAAATATAAAGACCTTGTATTCTAAGGTAGGCACGATGATCTACAACAAGGAGTCTCGTGACTGTATTGTAAGAATAGGTGAGTAATTATTCTTTTTCATAATACAAATATCTATCAGCTCTCTCGTCCGTGAGGATGGGGGAGTTTTTTTTTGTTTTTTAGTCCTTTACTTATGACATATTTGATCTTTTATTGCGTGGGAATAATCTAGCTTTGCCGAAAACTAGGATCATGATAACTTTAAATGATGTAAATAACGAACTCCATGTCCGGTTATATATACTGGAGGTGCTTAAGGATTATATAAGAGATGATGATTTCGATGGCCTTGTAGATAAGGCGTTGGATTTTGTCATGGAAGGCGTTTCTATGCCTAAGGCTCCGACCAAGGATACCACCATGAGTGACATATCAAAGAGCGTTTTGGCCTTGGTAGCGGGTGCTGGATTAGATGAGAGGTTAAGCAAAAGCTCTTTAGAGTTAGCTTACGATAGGTGTAAGATGAGGTACGTATTCGATCCTCGAAATCGGGATATACACGGTGTAGTCGTAGGTTATTCCAATGACTTTAATAGTCTGGTAGCTGTGTGTGATGAAGGATCGAAGAAAGGAGTGGATAAAGGATCTACTGATTTTGTGGATGTCAATGAGAGATACGTGACTAACGGTTTCTTTTACATATCTGTAGAGGATGCCGATAAGCAATCGAACTACATGGGTAAAAATTTGTAATTGTTGTGTTTTTGTACTTTACACGAGCGTTTAAAAGTATTTAGTTCTCCTCCTGACTTGTGAAAGTCTGGAGGATTTTTTATGATTATTTAACCAACAAAACCACCATACTTTAGAAGGTGGATGAATTGGTTTGATTAATTTTGAATCAAAATTACAAATAAAAAAATGATTTCCTACAAATATAATATATACAGATCCAAGAAAACGAAGTATCTTGATAAAATGCTTCGTGAATGTTGTTTTGTATGGAATCATGCTTTAGCTCTACAACGTAGATACTATAAACTGTTTGGGAAATATATCTCAATTGGTAAAATGAAGAAGCATTTTGCTAAAAGAATTAAAAGAAATCTTCTTCATTCTCAAACAACACAAGAAATACTTGAACGTCTTGATGAATCTTATAATCGTTTCTTTAAAAGAAAATCAAAGAGACCACCTAAGTTTAAAAGATCAGATTGTTTCAACTCTTTTGTTTTTAAACAAGGGGGGGGGTTACTCTAAATGGTAATATTCTCACAATCAACAAAGGAAAGAAACGTTTTAAGTTTTCATACAGTAGAGCATATGAAGGTAATGTTAAACAAATAAGAATAGTCAGAGAAACCTGCTATCGTTTTAGTTTGATTATAGTTACAGATTACAATCCTGCAAACTCTTACAGAAAGACATATGATGGTGCATTTGTAGGATTGGATTTTGGTCTGAAAACTTACCTAACTAAAAGTGATGGTAACAAAATTGGGTCTCCATTATTCTTCAAGCAATATCAAAACAAGATTAGAAAACTAAATAGAAAGTTTTCTAATGCGAAGAAAGGATCCAATAATAGAAAAAGAAGACTGTTTGAACTTCAACAAGCGTATCGTAAAATAAACGATTTTCGATCTGATTTTCAATGGAAATTAGCTCATGAATTGTGCAAGCGATATGATTATATTTTCATTGAAGATCTAAACATTGAAGGGATGAAACACTTGTGGGGAAAGAAGATTTCCGATCTCAGTCATTCTTCTTTTATTAACAAACTTACGTATATCGCTTCAAAGTATGGAGTGATAGTACATAAGATTGACAAATGGTATCCTTCCTCAAAGACTTGTGAATGCGGGTTTGTTAATAAAAACTTGTCGTTGAGAGATCGCACATGGTGTTGTCCAAAATGCGAGTCTATCAACGACCGTGATGTTCTTGCGGCCCGTAATATACTTCGGAAGGGCATTTCCGAATTGGAGAGCAAGAGTAATTCCAGCGATAGTAATATCGGGGTTTCTTGCGTCTGTATCCAAGAATCCCATTTGCTTTAGTGATGGGAGTATGTCAATTTTGTACGATTTGAATGTTTTGCATAATACGTACTGTTTATTAGAATCCGTCACATAAGTGATTATCTGGTGGATTTATTATATTTGCGAAAAAGATAATGTCGTGCAAAATAACTCTAACATAGCGGTTCCCGACTCCGGGATGAACAGGGATAAGCATCCACAGGATCTATCCCCGTCTGAATATAGTTTCGCCTTGAACGCTACCATAGAGGGTGACGATGGAAGCCAGCTTAAGATCCAGAACGAGCCTAGTACCCTTTTATGTAAGCGATTTGATGGCTATAAGGTTATTGGGTATAAGAATGATATAGCTGGTGATAACACTTATTTCTTTCTATCTAATCCGGATGATAATACGTCTAAGATCACGTTCATGCGGTCATTGGATTATATCAAGACCGTGGAGGATCAATTGGCTGGATCGGGAAAGGACATCCATCGTATCCTTGGCGAGAGGCTTGAGGAGTCGGATGGTCGTTTTGATGAGATATGTGATTTGATGGAGGTCCTGATAGAGGACGGGGTTGATGATCCTTGTCTTAACTTCTCCATCCATCACCCGATATTCGACATAGAGATCAAGGACGAGAAATGCGGGAAGGTGATATACTGGACCGATGGATATAATCCCCAGCGATATGTTATGGTCGATAAGGCTCTTAATCCGGATGATGATGGTGATTTTTGGTATCATTACCATGGGTATAAGACATGTGGGGATGACAAGCCAATAGAGAGGTGTAGGCTGGCTTGCGAGAAGCTGCTGGTGTTCCCGTTGCTGACGGCCCCGTGCGTGGAGCCCGAGGTCGTGGAGTTCGGGGGGAGCTTGCGTGCCGGGACCTACCAGTTCTGCGTGGCGTTGTGCGATGAGTTCGGGATAGAGAAGACCGGATATTGCTCATTGACCAACCCAATCATGTTATTCGATCGCCAAGATATGGTTATCCGTGATGGTTTATGGGGTAAGTCAACCAACATGGGTATCCGCCTTACCGTGTCTAATATAGATAAGCAGGTATCTCATTATAAGATAGGTGTTATACAGAACACGGTTGGGTTTAATGGTGAGCAAAGCCCGGTTCTTGAGTATTTCATAGAAGGTATACATCCGATAACGGAAAGGACCATCTATTACCTTACGGATCAGTATAGCGAGCGTACGACCATGGAGAAGTTATCCAAGGAAATACCGGTATATAAGACAGCCAGAGGCATGACGTCTGTCGGGAATCGTCTTCTTCAATACGGCTTGACCGTGGAGAATGAATGGAATCTTCAACCGGTCGTTAATTTCTTGGGTCATTTCGTTAAATGGCAGACATCGATAGCCACGGAGAATCTATATAAAGACGGTGTGGCTTGCTCTAAATACGCCTCTTTCATGCGTGACGAGGTATATCCGTTGGGTATAAGATTCTTTACCAATACGGGATACAGGACAGCTAGATTCCCGCTTATCCCTCGTCCGGCCACAAGGGAGGAGATGGAGGTTATCGTTGATGAGGACGGCAACTCTGAAGACCTATCAGCGGCTTCGGTATTGGAGAACAACCCGCAGTGCGCCGGGAACAGCCGCCGTTATCTTTGGCAGTTTAAGAATACGGCAAAGATCATAAACGACCCGTCTTGGGGATTTGATGATTTTGGGGGAGAATGCAAGAATCAGCTAGATGTTAAGCAACTCAGATATGTAGAGCAGGAATATGCCACGGTAGGAGAGACCCAATTCGTTATCAACACGATGGGGGAAGATGTTACGGTAGATGATGCTATTGATTATATCGCTGATAATATAGAGAACTTGTGTGATATCATAGAATCTAATGTAGGTATTACTGACGAGTTATGCGCTGCTATATCATTGCCAGAGGATCAAGACGGTATAAAGGCTCCCGATTTCCCTAGTGGATGTGATGATATCGAGAGGATAGAGACCAGGACTATATTGGATAAAAACTCTTTGGTGGATTCTAGGATTGATTTTACGTATAAGCTGGCTAGTGATTATACGGAGACCGAGCCTACCACCTTAATACAAAGTAATGCCGAGTCACAAAGGAAGTTCTCTGTATTGTGTGATTTCGATAATTATTCCAGTGGAGGTAAGAATATCATAGATCTGGTTCAGGAATGGCTGGATGGTCAGGATGAGGATAAATTCCCGTCTGATATAGACTCCTCCGCCTTGGTCTTGTGTCAGGATATGTCTAATGTCCGGCAGTTATATGATGAGGGTATATGTACTAATGGGTGTTCGGTAGGTGATCCTCACGTGAATCCTACTATTAACGATGTTCAACTTCCTACATTCCAAGGGGATAGGTCATTGGGTAAGTGCACATATTTGTATCAATATCCCGGATGGGAAGGAAAGAAGCATACGGAGACGATGCTTGATCAGTTAATGGATACGATGGAGGCTTATTTCCCCCAATATGAGAGTCAGTTTGGTATCGAGAACGCCATGTGTCTTTTTGGCGATGGTGATAATTCTAAGTTTAATACCGGTATAACTACTGACTGGGAAGGTCGTGTGTCTATGCAGAATGATATTGACGCCAAGACCAATTGGCTCGGTAGAAGCAACTTGACTTATTTCAAGTTCTATCCACATGTATCCTCATACGCCAGATGGGTGGAGTTGGATTACGAGAAATACATAAGTGGTTTATCCGATCCTGATAACGGTATTATGTATATAGAGATGATGGGTAACTATAATTATCCGATCGGCGACTCGTCATCATACAATAAGGTTCGTATAACGTTTTTCTCGGACAAGGAAGGTACCGTGGCTCCTAATCCTTTGGCTAATGATGCCAAGAAAGGTGTTATAGTGAATTACGTGGATCATAAGATATTTATGATGCCAAAGTACTTGTTCTGGAATGATGACAAGACTACTTTCCATAAGATATATGTTTGCATCGAGCCTGCGGTATGCGTGTTCTTCACCGGTTTCGCCATGAGGCAGGACATGAAGGAGCTTGCCGGATTCTATACGGCCGGCACCGCCATCTTCCCCGCCCCGTTCTGTTTTGGCATTCGGCCACTGGAGGTGAAATACGTATTCTTCTTCACAAAAGAATTGAAATTAAGGAGATTCGTTACCTATGAGGCGAAATGTATCTCATGTGGGGATAAACCCGCTGACTGCGCTCCCAGACCATATCAGTACGGTGATTTCGGATATTGGGAGTCTGCCAATAAGTATCCGGCTAATTTTGAGTTGTATGATTCAAGTAAGATCGGGATATCATCGGGAGGATCAAAGAGGAAGGACATAATAGATTCTTTGATGAAATACTATGGGTCTCCTAAATCAGTTGGGGGTAAGTCTTATTTCACCGGTAATGGGGGTAACGCTGAGTACCCCAATACGTCAACCACGTTTTGTCAGAGACCTATACGTCATTACAAGTTCCCGGATAACTCTGTCGCTCCTTTTATGGGTAATCCGTCTCAACTGACCGGTCAATATGGAGTTGACTCCTATATTTATCCTATGGGGGTGATGCTTGATGACGATATCGTTAATGAGTTTCTGGATATAGCGGTAGAGAACGGTCTTATAGATAAGGCTAGAAGAGATTCTATAATAGGATATGAGTTGTATAGGGGCGATAGGACGTTGGATAAGAGCGTTATCGGGACCGGTCTGGCTTACGATATGTTTAAGTACGATGATCCCGACGGATCGGCTAACCTTTATCCTAATTACCCTTACAACGATTTGTCTGATGATATGTATATCTATAAGGATATTAATCGTGAGAAATTTATAACGCATCCGTTTAACAGGAGGGGTAATATCTGGTATTCATTCTTAAGCCCTGATATTGCCTTTAACAAGCCTGACGCTCCCACCGAGTGCCTTGTTGATGGTTATCAATTAGGTAAATCCTCCGGTATATTCAGGGAGGTGGAGGATCACCCTAAATGGACGATATTAGGGAGTAAGGCTTACAGTATGGCAACATCATTGGCTACGGTGGAGGCTATGGCTAATTTAATATCCGCTATAGCTGAATATACATATCAGTCGGCTTCACAGCAATATGTCGGTGGAGGCGTGTTCTTTTTAGCCAACCCTGTCGGCATAGCGCTGACGGCTATCCGTCTGGCTACGGGTATCGCCAAGGCCACAGCCCAGTCCGTGGTGGATATAGGCAAGTACAGGTATCAGTGGTTAACGGCATTGATAGATAGGGGACCTAGACGGAACTATGCTTATTATTATACTTCTGTCGCTCATTATAATTTATTTTACCAAAAAATAGGGGCGTCGGAGCTACGTGGATTGTCAACGGCCAAATATATCAAGAGCGGGTTGTATCCGGTTACAGACATCTCGTCACAAGGGGGAACCGTAGGTGGTAAGCCTATTATCATAAACAACCTCGATCGTGAGCATTCGTTGTTCATGTCATTTGGTATGGATAAGTATATGCTTGAATATCCGGAGTTGGTTTCAAGTTACGATACCAGTCGTATTCAGGATGAGTGTAATATTCGTAACGATGAGGTGGCTGGTATGACGCCTCATTTTATGACACGTGAATCTTTCGTATCCTGTCCTTATATGAGGATAAAGAAATATTCTCCGGCTCAATACGGGCAGATAGAGGATATCAGGTGGGTATCGTTAGGCGGTTGCGGGTTGATGGATGAGAATAAGCGTAAACCTGTTTTTGGAGGTGATGTATTTATATCAAGATTCTCACTTAAGAGGAAGATGCCTATGTTTTACTTGACTCAGTTCGGTCAGGGGGACATGATACCATTCCCTTATTACGATTATCGAAACATCGGGTATCCCCGTTATTTCGTCAATTACGATACCGGGGAGGATTATCTTAATAAGACCGATACGGATACCGGATCGCTATACTCTTTCCCTAGCCGGAAGAGCGCTTATGAGATGGTTTGCAAGACCGGAGATATGTATCTTGGCGGTCGTTTCTTCCTATACTTCTATGGCATACCTCAGTTTCTTGTGGAGTCTGAGATCAATTGCAATTTCCGTATAGCCGGGCCTGAGCCTTACGAGGGGTTTTATCCGGAGGTAGGGGATTATATATCATGGACTCAGGAGCGTAATGTCCCTATATCAAGGGATAATGTGTTTAAGATAAGTCCTGTGTATAAGAATCGTTTTACGCTAGGCGGAAGGTCATTACCAGAGACGTATGATAGCAATTTTTGGGACTGCGCTTACCAAAGACCCAACGGCGTCATATGGAGCACCGCCGACGTGTCGGAGAACGGCATGACCGATCCTTGGCTGTCGTACAAGCCTATGGATTACCATGAGTTCAAGACCTCGTTCGGAAAGCTTATAAGCATGAAGGGAATAGAGTCGGATCAAATACTAGCTCGCTTCGAGAATCAGGTAGGACTATATAACGCTATAGACGTGCTGGCAGAAAGAATATCCCCGGAGAATAGCGAGCTAGGGACAGGTGGGCTTTTCGCCTCTCGTGGCATTGAGTATAATAATACGACGTTAGGATATTCCGGGACCCAGAGTCGGGATATGATCAGTTGCGAGTTTGGGCATTTTTGGGTCGATTTAAGGCGTGGTCAGGTGTTTAAGGTAGATTCTAATGGTAGGAATCTTACGGAGGTCACACCGGGGCTTAGAAACTGGTTTAAGGAGCATCTTCAGATGAAGATCATCCGTAGCCGGATATATAACGCTGATACGGACGCTGAGTTGTCTTATTATGATATCGATAACAAGTTCTTTGGTATAGGGCTATCCATGGGCTGGGACAATCGGTTCAAGAGGGTTCTGATAACCAAGAAAGATTATATACCGGTAGGGAATCCGAGCGAGTACCAATTCCGTGGCGGCCGGTTCTACAGGAACGGGCAGGCGGTGGAGCTACAGGACGCCAGCCATTTCACGGACGTCTCGTTCACCGTTGGATATAACTGCCTGAAGGGTGAGTGGAAATCATATTTATCCTACACCCCTGATTATTATATCGAGCACCAGCATTATTTCCAGTCTGGAAAGAACTACTCAAGTGAAAGTCAGGAGATAGGGTTATGGTCTCATGGATTGACCAACCAATCGTATCAAGTATTTTACGGTAAACTATATCCGTTCGTTATAGAGGTACCAGTACGTGAGCAGTATGTGAATAAGATCCTCACGAACTATCAATATAGGATGGATGCCAGAAGGTATCAGGATGAGGTTAATTACCAAATTCTTAGGACTACCGGATTCAATAAAGCATGGTTTTATAACGATACCAACAACAGTGGTGAGCTTCGGATGGTTATCGCTGACAAGAACGATATGAGCCAGCGGTTAAGGTATCCTGTAACCAATGACGATAGCCGTGAGATACTGGTGACGGAGGTTGATCAGAAGATAAATATAAATGACTATTTTAACGAGGTCAAAGACGATACTAATAACCTCCCGGTATGGATCAAGGACGTGAATGATATTGACCGGAAGATCGATCCTAGGGCTGTCGATTATCATCGGAGGTGGCGGGATCGTCTTCGTGGCGATTGGTTCTTGGCTAGGTTCGTGAATGACATTGAGAGCCGGTTCAAGATGATAGTACGTTGGTTTAGCAACGATGAGAAAGTTTATTGAGGTGATTATATACCTTTAAATATTTGATGTTATGGCAGCAGGGAAAACTAGCAGTAAAAAGAAGGGCAAATGCCCGAAATCAGGATGTATCAAGAAAGTAGGGAGTGATTGGCGAGTGGTCAGTAACAAGACCGGTAAATTATGGCCGGCTAAGTACAAGTCTAAGGAGAAAGCTAAAGGAGCCTTGGCTGCTTATCACATGCATTAGCGTATAAACGGGTACATGATTTATTATGTACCCGTTTCGTGTTTTTAGGCTTATGATATTATGGTTATCTTTGTGAAAAACGTAATATATGTCTAAGAAGAATAAACCGGAGGAAATCCCATCGTGGATAAAGGATTTATATAAGGAGGATCTTAACCGGGTTGTCAATGGCGAGCGTCCTATGTATTTCAGAGGTATGGATGATAGTCCTTTGAGAAACGTGTCCCCGGAGTTTGATATCCTTAGCGGAGGAGCCGCAGTTAAAGGCATGAATGGGATAAGAGGTACGTTGTCCCCGTTGAATAACGGTATGGGTAATTATAATTTCAGCCTCAGGGGTATAAATAAGAAGATAGGTGAGCCGGTTGATGAGGCGGGATTATATCTACCTGAGAAATTAAGACCTGTATATCGGACTGTGGTGGATGCTATGTCGAGTTCCAAGGATAAGGGGTTGGGTCATATCACGCAGCCGTTGGCCAACGCCCTATACCCAGCGAACGAGCGGCGGAACCGGCGCATGGACGGGGAGCATCCCGTTGGTTACGTGGATGCCATAGACGGTATATGGCCCAGAGAGAAATATGGGCTATGGGGAGAGAAGATGGATAAGAAAAAAGGGGGTGGATATGTGGCTTCAAGGGATAACACCTCCGTTGGATCTAGTGGCATAAATCTTAATACTGAATATGGCAAGAAGATAAACGATGGAGTTGACATTACCGAGATTATAGCTGGAGGTATCCCTATTATTGGGGATGTTATGGATGTGAGAGATTTTGTGGAGTCATCGAAGGCTGGGGATGGTTTAGGAATGACATTATCAGCTTTAGGGCTATTCCCGGTATTAGGTGAATTTTTTTCTTTCGCTAATAAAGTAAAGAAGATTCCTCTGCCAGAAGATAAACGTAAATTGTATGATTTTCTTGTAGATAATGATCTTGTAGATAAATATGTTCATGATGAACCTTTGGTTAGGGATTTTTTTAACAAGGATGTCCATGAGAGAATTTCAAGGAATTATAATGATCTTCCTGATTCTTATAAGGCGGCTGTGGATTTGATGATTGATAATGGTGTTGATCTCCAAAATATAAATGATGTGTCTAACAAGCATATTAAGGATAAGATAGATTCTATGCTTGATGATAATGGGAAACGGTTGGAAGAAGCTTACAATCTAAGGGTATCAGCGGATTCTGATTTTGATGATTTTAGATATGAGGTATCCTCCGCTTTGGATAATAGTAATGCTAAAGGGTTTTATACTAGTAAATACAATAAGGTTGTTACTAGGAGTGATGAGAGTTTATCTAACCTATCTCATGAGTTTAGACATAAATATGATTCAAGTAATAATTATAATAAGATTTATTTATCCGAAAATGATAAGTCATTATTAAAAGACGCTTATAGGGCTAAACCAAACTCATCAAGTGATGAGATATCAGAGAAAATAGCTTTTAATACTCAAGCTAGATTTCGCTTGTGGAATAAATTTTATAATACATATGGAAGGACTCCATCTGTTGATGACCTTGATAAGTATATCGATAGCATGGATGAGATTGATGTGTATAACCTTGTGAGTGGTATAGGTAGCAATTATGCTGGTGATTATTCTAATAACATGCTTGGAGCTACTGGAGAGGTATTGAAAGAATCATCGGATAAAATAAAAAAAGCCATTAAAAACGTTCCTGCTATTTTGCCGGCGGCTATAGTTGGTAAGATGTTGATGGATGATGATAAGGAGAAGAAAGATAAGGGCGGGTCTGTAAGCATAGGTAGGGCTTATGGAGATGGTAAATATGTAATTGATCCTGATAGATCAGAGGATAATAAGATGGCTGTGTATGATGAGATATGGGATTATCTGACCGATAAGAAGGGGATACCACAAACTCAAGCTATCGGCATCCTATCGAACATCGCCGCCGAGTCCGGAGGGGACACCGATGCCCTAGGAGCCGCCGGTGATTTTGGCATCCAACAATGGCTTGGACCGAGGAAGAAGGAGCTACAGCGCAGGTATGGGAAGAAACCGACATTGACACAGCAGTTGGATTATCTCGTGGATGAGTATCAAGGCAAGGTCCCGGGGTTAGGTTGGAATTACATCAATCAAGGAAAGTTTTTCGACAAGGACGCTCAAGGTAATGTATATAATTACTATATGTATTCTAAATCGGATTTCGATAACGCCGTCAACTACAAGGACGCTACCGTGGCATGGAATCAAGGATACGGTAGGCCTCTTGGATCGACCTTAAGAAATGAGAAGAGATTTGAGTTCGCTGATATGTTCGCTAATAGGTATGGTGTTCCGGAGAACGAGCCAATGAGATACGAGTTCGGACAGCGGGATTCGGGCACGGGGGACGGAGGTCAGCAGCCCGTACCTGAGACGGTAGCCCCTGCCGATCCTTCTTTGGCTTCTCGCCCATCTATGGATATTTGGTGGGAGAAGGAAGGCCAAGACCTGTTATATAAGATGCTAGCTCAATCCGGAGCCAATAAGAAAGCTATAGAGGACATCGCTAATAATATCAAGAACGATCCCCAATCAGAGGCGCAGATAGCGGAGGTCGAGCGCATGCGTAAGGAACAGGCGAAAAGGCAGTTGGTGCTTAACATGATACCGGGGTTAAGCCTTAACATAAAAGGTATGAGTAGAAATAATAGTTAGTATTTTAATGATAAATAATTTGTTATGAATAAGTTATTGTTTTTATTTGATGTGTTATTTAAGGGGGCTTGTTTTACCCCCCCCCTAGTAGTTTAGGATGGGAGAATAGATGGGTAAATGCTATGGCTGATGATAGGAGGATGGTTATAGCATTGTTAGTAAAATATCTAAGGGGAGGTATGTTATGAGAAGACGTGTAATGACAGGTCCCAAAAGCTTGGATGTATTGTATACATACACTTATAATAGTAATAATTACCATACATTTGTAGCTCCAAAGTCGACGTATTATTATGTTGAGTGCTGGGGTGGTCAAGGTAATTATGGTTACAATGATAGCGAAGATAGGTTTACCAGATCTAATGACCCTGGGTGTGGTGGATATGTGGCTGGATTTATCAAGTTAGTTGGTGGTGATATCATTTATGTGTATTGTGGAAATGGTGGACTTAAGCAGACGAGTAATGTTGTAAAATATAATTATAATGGAGGAGGTTCAGGGCATTCAATGACTAATGAGAACGCTGGAAGGTATATCTATGAGGGAGCCGGGGGCGGAGCTACAGATTTGAGGTTGTCCAACAATAGCGATCCTCTAAACGTAGATTCTTTAAAGACCCGTATTATGGTAGCCGGGGGAGGCGGTGGAGGATGTGAGTATTATTTTATTGGGCATGGAGGATCAGCGGGAGGGTTGAAGGCGTATCTGGGGGGCTATGCCAAGGGAACTCCTGCATCCCAAGTGGCGGGAGGATCTAACTCCGGCAATAATTTAACTAACGGAAATGGGGGTCTATTAGGAGTGGGAGGAGGATGTGGTTTTGATGGCAGTTCGTATTCCTCTGGTGGAGGAGGAGGCTTTTATGGAGGACCAAGCGGCGGGATATCGTCGAACGCTACTCAAGCTGGTGGTGGAGGGTCCTCGTATATATCCGGTCATCCGGGATGCGTGAAATATGATAAATATGTATTTACTAACACTAAAATGATAGATGGGAACGGGTTCGTATGGACAGATGTGAAAGGGGAATTAGAAAAAATGCCTAATCCTTTGGGTGGATTATATGATTTAGGAAAGGGACATATAGGTTCTGGATATTGTCGTATATCTATATTCCAATAAATATTTATATATCTAATCAGTTTAGTGTTATATTTGCGAAGTAATTAAACGTTTTAGATATGAAAAGATTGTTATTTTTATTTGCTATGTTATTGACGCCGTTCGCTTTGATGGCGCAAGAGGTAATCCCATCAGAAGGGGCTATCACTATTGATTTAACTACCTTCACCGGCATCATGGCTTTCGTCACGATGTCAGCTACGCAGTTAGCCAAGGTTGTGCCGTATATTGACACCCATAAGTGGGCTAAAGTCCTATCCGCCGTAGTCATAGGTATGCTGGTTTGTATATTAGCGTGGCTACTAAAGGTGTCTCCATTGCTTATAGGGAGTGAATGGTGGGAGGCTCTATTATATGGAGTGGCTGTAGGTCTCAGTTCTGCCGGTTTCTATGATTTGGTTAAGGCTATAGGATCATTATTCATAAAAAGAATTTAATTCTGTACATAATAATAGCATTTGCTGAGAGACTCATCGTTGTGAAATGATGAGTCTCTGTTTTTTTAAATTATCTTTGTGTCAGAACGAAATTAATTAGACATGAGCAAATACGTAATCAAGAGGAAGATACCTAAATATCAAGAGGCCGGGGAAGTCGGGTCGTATATGCTTGGTAATATGGACGGTATACAAGGGTTAGGTATAGAACCTTTGGTGAATGCCAACCAAGGATTACCCGCGCCGGTCAATCCGCTAGGGATATATTCTTTGGATACTCCAGATCAGTTGAGGACTAAATATGCTAATGCTTTTGATCAGGATAATGTGTTTCCGGCTAGCTTCAAGGGTAGTTTGCAACGTATAGCTGAGAATTATCAGGACAATGGTATTACGCTTAATAACATAACTGTTAACGATGTTGATAAGTCTAAGACCGGTTCAGGCGAGACGGATGTTTTTGATTTTACTACCATCCCTTACTATGGCGCTGATGATATAGGGTCTAGATTCACTCAGATGGGTCGTGGTATAGGGCGTATGAGAAGTGAGGGATATGGAGATTTATCCACTGGGGCTAAAACAGCTAATACGATAACCACCATAGCCTCAGGAATTAGTGGTATCATGGGATTGGCTCGTAGCGTGGTTTCTGGGATAGCGTCAGAGAAAGGTACTCGTACCAATATCAGGTTAGCTCAGGAGCGTGAGGCCAGACAAAGAAGGCAATCCCAGATGCAGTACAAGGATGGTGGGGGTGTTTATCTAGGACCTAATAATAGGTTCGATAGCGGAAGCCTTACCGGTGAGTACCTGTATCCGTTACCTAAGTCGATGGAAGATCAAGCCAACGTAGAGGTCGAGAAGGGTGAGTACGTGACGCAGCCCGGAGAGGCGCCGATGGAGGCTATGGGGCAGAAGCACGCCGATGGTGGAACCCCCGTTTCCTTGGAGCAGGGAACGAAGGTTATTACCGACGACACAACCATAGAGCCGGATTTCGCTAAATACATCAGAGATACGTATGGGATCAAAGCCACGCCTAAGGATACGTATGCTACGTTAATGGACAGGTATAAGGCTAAGATCGGTCTTAAATCGGCTTACGATGATCAGAAAAAGGCGCTGGAGAAGCTGAAGAAAAACGATAAGATAGATGACGAGAATACAAGGCGTTTAAACGCCTCCGTATTATCTAAGGCTATAAATGATAGCAACGATACCGTTAATGGATTAGAGGGAAGATTTACGGACTTCGCTAATGTCATATACAAGGAGCAGGAAGACCGGAAGATGAAGAAGGATGAGGATACGTATTTCGCTAAGGGTGGTGAGATAGATAACATCATATCCAGATCTATGAAAGAATACGGTCTTACGGAGGAGGATATAGCTGAGGCTAAGAAAGAGCTGCTTAAGAAAGTGGCTGGTATTCGTCAGAAGATGGAGAAAGGTGGTAGTTCTTTATTCGATTACCTACTTACTTTCCGTCCCGTAGAGAACAAGTACAATAATAAGGATAACACGTTTGGGTATCAGCGTCAGGGTCAGGATGGCTCTTATGGAGGCATTAATACGGATGAGAGGTTGAATTATTATAAGACATTCAATCCGGTCGCTTACGATGCTTATATGAGAGCTTCAGAGGGCACTAGGGCTAGGGCATTGCAAGACGTCATATACGGACAGAATAAAGGATGGATGGGCTTGGCCACGGCGGAGAACCCGATTATCGCCAACGCCGAGGCGCTTCGGGATTACACGACGCTCGTTTCCTTTGGCGGTGAGGATAGTCAAGGCAATTACCCGGAAGATAAGAAAGCCGCATATCATGATAGGATGAGAGACAACAAGTTTGGTCAATACTCCTCATCTCGCCCTATGATCGGTCTAGATGTTGTTACAGAGGAACAGCATAAGGCTCTTAATGATGCTGGTATCACTCATTTTAGCCAACTATTCTCTGACAAGAACAAGGATGTCGTTAATAAGATACTTGGCGAGGATATGCTTAAGATGCAGGCATTGAGATCCATGAAAGGAATGGAAGGTCTTGATTTTATACTTGATCCTCATAAGGTGGCTCCCGGTCCTATGGATATAGGTGATGTGGAGGAACCTGATGTTAAACTGGATATGCCTGAGCTGATTGATCCCAATACGCTCCCTAAGACCAATACAAATGCCGGTAAGTCGAACAGCGGCAATGGAGGCAGGAATATAGTGGGTGGCGGTCTTGACTTCCCCGAGGTATTTAGGATGACCCCGGGAGCCGTGACAACGGAAGGTCTGGAAAGGCATTACGCTCCTACCGTGGATCCGGTGTTGAGATCGGCTGATCAGTATATGGTTGAGACCAATCGTGCTTTCCAATCACAATTGGATCAGATGGGTAATGTCCCGGATTCCCAGAGAGGGGCTTTATCATCCAACTTACAGGCTATCATGAGTTCCAATATAGGTAGATACATTAATGAGGTAGAACAAGGGAACGTGGCTCAAAGGGCTTGGGCTGATAATGTAAACGCCCGTACTTGGGCTGATACGTATGATAAGAATATAGCCCAACGTCAAGCTTACCAGCAACGTATATTGCAGGGATTGGCTATAAATGACGAGAACTGGGCTAGGTATTTCGATAGCGTAAATGACGAGATCCAGCAGAAGTGGAATACGGCTACGACCATGAATACATTAAGGTCTATATTTGGGGATGTAAAGATTGGTCCCAATGGACAATTAATCGCTGATCCTCAAGGAGATATATTGAGTTATAGGAGATTATATCCTGCTCAGGAAGTAACTAAAGGCAAGAAAGGATAAAGGATGGCTTCACAATATGGTATATTAAGGAATTACGGCAAGTATGTATCGCCCTACAACATGGATGTCATGATGCAGGGGATGGGGTACATGCAGCAGAAGATAGATACCAATCGGCAGGCTATAAACGAGTATGCTGATTATATTATCAATTCTGACATTATAAAACCTCAGGATAGGGAATATCTTCAGAATAGGTTAAATGGGCTGATACAGGACGTGAATAACGTGTATCGTAAATCTAATTTGGCTTCCGACGGTATAGCCAGAAGCATACAGGCTCGTCTTGGAGAAGCTCTGGATACCCGTGTGTTGAATGCTATTGCCGGTACTAGGGAGATCCGGGCTTTTAGCGAGAAGATGGAGGATATGAAGCTGAACAATCCCAAGATGTATAGTCCTATAAACGAGGCTGAGGCTTTTGCGGATGCCGTGGCTTGGATGAATGACGGTCAGGTAGGGACACGTCTTAATCCTATACATTATACCCCTTATACGGATTACCACGCTGAGATTGATGAGAAGATGAAGAATTTCATCTCCCTTAACAAGGGGAAGAAAGTCAATGTACCGGTGACTGATGCCAATGGCAACAGGACGGGCGAGATGCGTGAGATGTATATAGATGAGATGAGTTACGCTCAGGTCAGGGATATAGCCATGGCTTCTATATCTGAGAACGGTAAGGCTCAGATGCAATTAGAGGGAAGATATATGGCTAGAACGAATCCTGACTTATTTAATGTTCAAAGCACCTCAGATTTCCTTAAAGGGTATATTGATGATTTCAGTGTCAAGGAAGAATCCATACGAGCCAAGCTAAAGGGCGTTGGCAATGACAAGGCCAAGAGGGCTAAGTTGGAGTCGGAGCTGGCGGATATTATCAAGCAGAGAAATGATTTCGTGGAGGAGGCCGAGGGCGTTATCGGTAGCAACTACAGCCCGGAGCGAGCCGGCATGTTCATGGTACGACAGCAGTTCCTTCGTGGCGTCGGGCTGAGATGGTCTTATAATAACTCATACGAGACGTTGGGTGTTGATGATTATTATTTCAAGGCTAATCAGCAGATGATGGAGAGAGCTAAGTTTAATGAGACAAAAAGGCATAATCTAGCCATGGAGAAAGCAGCGTTGATGAGAGCCAGCAAATCGGGTAAGTCGGAGAATGGAGGTGGCGGAGGTGATGACACGACCGGGCCTACCGTGGTTACCAAGAGCGCAAACCTTGACGATGTGAGCATAAGCGATGAGTTCATGAACGGGTTCATAGCCAACGAGAAGGCGGTGACTACCGGCATGGGTAATTTCGTTAAGTCATTATCAGATGACGCTAGAAGGAAGATCGACGCATGGGCGTCTGATCCTGAGAATAGTAACGTGGTCAAGGATATGGATAACGATCAGGTTATCATGGCTTATTTCAAGGCCAATGGAGGGTCAAGGAACGAGTTGCTTGATTACAATGGTCAGGATAGTTGTTTGAAGCTTCTTGGATTAAATACCCAAAGAGGGAAGTATAATAAGATCAATGATGGATTCAATAAGGCGAGCAATGCTGTTTTGGATGGTATTGATACTATAATTCAGAGAGAAGCTAGATCGGACAGTGGGTCAGGTATAGATATTAGTTATGGATTCGGCACATTCAATCTTGGAGATATTAATAACAATGGCGATAAGGTTTTTGATATAAATGGTATAAACGATATAACATTAAATGATTGGAGTAAGTTGTCCGCTTACAGCTCTTTGTTAAATGATAATATAAATACTATTAATTACGGTGTTGAAGGAGAAATGCCTCATGTATCAATGGATTCGGGTCAATCAGGTGTCTTATTGGATCGTGTGAATGATTTAATGGGAACGTCTTTTTCGCTTGATGATATTGAATCTATAATGTCTCTTGCCGTATCTGGGGCTAGTAAGAATAAGCACATTGAGGAAATAAGAGATAGGTTTGCCGGGGATAACAGGGCGATCGCTGTCGCTACCGCTATATATGATGAGGCTCATAAAGAGAGGAATGATTTATTAAGACATAAATGGAGTCGTGGGGATTTAGGTAGGATCGCTGATGACGCTAAACGTGCTGGCGAGGATTACCTGAGACAATATCGTCATGAGTATGCCGAGCGTGAGTATATCTTCTCCGGTGATTATCCGTCTAAAAGTCAAGAAGAGAAAGATTATATAAAGGTTAGTGACCTATTTACCCGTGGTGGCGGTTTTATTCCTAAGGATAAGGATAATGCCAATACGAAGATAACGTTTACCATATCCCCTATAGGTGATGGTAATTATCAGATCATTGGCAATAATGGAGGTGATGGTCGATCTGTTGTTGAGGTAAGCGAGGCTGATCTGGCTGCGAATAGACTTACTTTCTACAAAGAGGATGTAAGCATCCCGTCCGAGACCTATGATTCCGGTGTCGTACCCATATCTTTCGCCAGCTCAAGCAACAACGCTTATGGGAAGATGGCTAAGTCATTGTTGGTAGCTCCATTCGCTTACGCTAGCGGGGCCAAGGACACGGTAATGCCTTATATAGATATGTTTACGAATATAAATGACGGTAATATCAGGAAGAATCAGATGATGATCGCTACTGACGTGTTGTTCGATAACGCTTCTATGTACGAGTTAAGGGCTTCCGGATATAAGTATAATAATGGTTCTTCTGGGATAAATGTTGATATATATAGCAAAGGAGGGGCTAGAGAGGGTAATACCCCGTTGTATTCAATTGATCTGGATGGCGTTAACTATGCTGATGAGGTGGCAAGGAAGATCGACTTCTGCCCGCAGTATTATTTGGTCATGGCATGGCAACAGATACTTAGCAAGGAGAATGAGGTGTATTGGAGGAGCGAGGGAAGATCTACTACTGATGATTTCGAGAGCTTCATCTCGCCCATAGCTGATATGATTGATCAGGAGATAAGAAACAGGAATAACGGAAATAGTGGAAATAATGGAAACAATGGAAATCTATAATAATACCTCTAACGGAAAGGATCTTGCCGAGAAGTACAGATATCCTACCATAAACGTAGATAATATAAAGGCTATTGGTACGGATCCCTATGATATACCGGATCGTGACCTGCCTCCGGTATTGGATCCGTATTCCGCTTCCGAGAGATCAAAGTCCCAGATACCGTCATTGTCGGAGAGGATCAAGAATACTGTTAAGACAAATTATTATGATGATATGAAACATATGTCCCCATTAGGATATATGGCTTCTGATCAAAGCTATAAGGGCAGGTTTAATCTTACTGGTCCGGAGATATCGTTGGAGGATTCAAGGTATCGACTTAGTAGCGGTACTTGGATACCTAAATACGAGTCTTATATCCCCGGTGTAGATAACGACACACGTTTATCTAGGAGTCAAGGTAGGACTGAGAAATGGATGAGAGGTTTGGGGAAATTTGTAGGTAAAGCCGCTTTGTATGGATTAGGTGGTGTTATTCAGCCTTTTTATGGTATTTACGCCGGTGTATCCAGAGGTAATTTTAACGCTGTTTTTGATAACGATTTCACGAGATGGTTGGATGATCAGGACAAGAAGATGGATTACGGTCTTGCTCATTATTACAATCGTGAGGAGCGGGATATGAATTTCCTTCAAAGCATGACCACGGCTAATTTCTGGTCTAACGATTTTTTATCCGGTCTTGCTTTTACCGCTGGAGCCATGTTATCGTCAGCCGTATATTCCGGCGCTGGATTGATGAACTTAGCTCGTACGGGAGCTAGGGCGGGCGTGGCTTTGGCTAGGATAGGCAAAGCGGCTTCGGATACCAAGAAAGCGTTCGGCGTCTACCTTAGGGCCGCCCGTACGGGACGGAGGATAGGCAAGGGACTGGACACCCTCGCTTTCCTTGGCACATCTACCTCGTGGGAGGCGTCTGTCGAGGCCAGAAGCATGCTGATGGAGGCTGAGGAGAATTTCAGGCAGTCTTACCGTAACGCTTATGGAAGGGAAGTCCCATATGAGGAGCTTATGAAGTTCAGAGCTGACAATGCCAATGCCGCTAATGCCGTATTTGCCGCCAACGTCGGCATATTGTCATTATCCAATATAGCTATGTTCGGCGATATGTTCGGCATGGATCTTGGTGTGGATAAGTTCATAAAACGCAATATATTTGGCGTAGGTGCCGAGAGGATGGATAACGGTACGTTAAGAGCCATAACACCAAAGAAATGGCAGAAGGTAGCCGGAAATACGTTCAATATCATCAAGCGCCCAGTGTCAGAGGGTCTGTATGAGGAAGGTCTTCAGGGAGTGGCTAGTAAGTCCGCCAAGGATTGGGTAGAATCAAGATACAATCCTATGGCTATCCGGCAGAATATAGGCTATATGGAGGCTATAAAGAATGGGTTCAAGGAGACGTACGGGTCTAGCCAAGGATGGAAGGAGATCGGTATCGGTATGATTATCGGATCGATTATGGGTGGAAAGACTATTGGGGGTATAAAGGAATGGAGCCAAGACATGTCCCGGAACAAGGGGATGGTGGAGGCCTACAACGCCAATGCCGGCGCCTTGACCACCGCCGCTGTCCGTGCTATTCGTGGCAGTATGGCTCTTAACGCTCAATTATCTGGTGTAGACACATCGTACGAGAGTGATGGTAGGATCATAAATAAGGATTTTAGTGACGCCGTATTCAATCGTCTCCGTTATGATTCGGAGATGGGGATGTTGGATGATACCAAGGAGAATTTCAGGACGGTAGTCGAATCTATACCTAATAGCGATATAGCGTCCGATATGAATATGACGGATGAGCAGGTTAATGAGTATAAAGCCGATCTTGTCAACGAGTTTAATAAGAAGGTGGATAATTTTACCATGGCCAATAGGTTCGCCGACTCCCTTACCGATGGTATATCCAATAGGTCGTTTAACGCCTATATCTCCAATATGGCTTATAATGGCCTTGAGGCGAAGGATAATTTGAACGATATAGCCAATCAGTTAAGAAGGATATACAATACGGATATAGGTCCCGCTCTTGATATATATTCTCGTCTTAATCCTGATTCGAGCAGGGATCTTGAAGAATTAAGGAAGCTTACGGATGATATACAGAGGATGGAGAAGAATATCTTGAGGCTTCAACAAAGTGTCGCGTCGAAGGACGCTCTTGAATCTGATAAGGCTAGGTTGGTCAAGGAGAATGATAGGCTTCTTAAATTAACAGAGGATAGGATCGCATTGAATAGGAAATTAACTACGTTAATTAACTCAGAGGCTGATATATCTAAGTTGTTCTTAAATAGAAATGATTCAAGGATCAGTGCCGCTGATCTTATGGCGGCTTATGATACTATAGCTGATTTTGAGAACGTCGTATCTATCCGTGGGGTTGATAATTATAAGGAGGCTATGGCATTGCTTAGTGAGTATCGTCATAATCTTGTGGCTTATAAGAATATAAACGAGTCTCTTCGTCGTATGCGTGACAGAAGATTCATCCGGGCGCAGGAGCGCGGGTTCATGAAGATATTATCGAACGTATGGGGTAAGACTTATGAGGAGGATGATAGCAAGTATGATTTCAGGAATACTGATAATCCTGATGCCAATGATCTTTACGCCAACGACCAAGCTATAGACAAGGCTTACCAAGATGGTCTTATAGGGGAGGATGAGGCATTTATGTTCAAGACATATAATCATATGATAGCCAGATCTATGGAGAACGAGATTAAGACCGATGAAGGTAATATAGTCGAGAGGGTTCCTGATGATGAGGATATCATAAATCCTTCTGACGATAGAATCAATAATATAGCTATAAAGATATGGAACGGTAATGAGGATGTCTTATCTCCTAGGGAGAGACAGATATATGATAATAACAAGCCTCGTGTCGATAGTCTAGTTAACGGGTTTGGGGATAATCCTATTTCAAGGATCAATAAGGCTAGATCGATAATAGATAGATTGAAGATCCATGATAATATTTATGATAATATCAAGGACGCTGTTGATGATATTGTAGATATGAATATCAATGGTCTTGATCAGGATCAGATCAAAGAAGCTATAAAGACTTATAATGATCTTATGAATGAGGCTGACAATGGCAATGAGATTGATCAGGATAAGCTTAATGAGGCTATTGATATTATCAATAACTATTCTGATGATCCTCTTCTTCAATTCGTGGAATGGATGAGGTTGTATGATAATGGAAGTATAGCTGTCAAGGATTACGATAAATCCATACCTATGGGTGATGTCCTCACAGAGAGCGAACCCGGGACATCCACCGGCAGGACGGAAGTTAACGCCGCCCAGAACCCGGTGGTGTTGATGGCCCAGAAGAGAGAGATCGGTGGGGTCATGTATTATGAGGTTGGCGGAATGAGACTTGACAGGTTTATGGACGGTCTTGGGCTTAAAAGATCTGATGCCACTGATACTGATAATGGAAGGGTGATGGATTTCACCAACGGAACCGACATATTTACTGTTATAGAGTCAGATAACCACTCAAGATGGATGATTAGCGAGGATGACGCTCAGGCTTTCGAGAACGCTACCGGTGTCATATTGGGGCGGCAAACCGCCTTGTCGACCTCCATCTGGTTTATGGTGTATCGCAAGGGGCAGGATGGATCTATTGTCCCTTATTATACGGGTGATACGTTTGGATCTAACAACGAGTCGGTGAATCAGGAAGCAACGGCTAGCCTCCGCAAGGGTGATATGGTAAGGTTTAAGATGGATATGTTAGATCCATATACCAAGGAATTGTATGATAAATACAATAGCCTTAACGCCGTTGACCCTAATTCTGATGAGACTAAGTCGGCTTACCGAGAATTGGTTGATAATATGGTTATTAAGATCGTGGATGGTGATGGTAATTTTGTCTCGGTGCTAAAAGCCAATGATCCAGACTCAAAAGGGAGTAACGCTGATTTAAGGAGTATGGCCTTTGAGTTGTATAGGGATAATGTAGGATCCGTCGCGGGTGAGATTGATATACCGTTCGTAGGCACAGTCACCAGTGTTTTGCCGGGAAGACCTAATTTTAGCATAAGTGATGATAATGGGACGTTGATGGTATCCGAGAATGACTTTACCAACGAGACGGCTGGTAAGGTCGAGAGCGTAGGATATATAGAGAATGGGGAGGTTACGATGAGGGATGATATTAAGTATAATATATTCCCGTTCTGTACGGCTATCGTCAGGGACAAGTATGGTGACTATAAAGATTCACGTATCCCGGTCGTAGCTATAAAGACAGGAAATGGAAGAAATTACCTGTACCCCGTAAGATTGAAAAATCAGGATATATCGTCATTCTCATCCATGATCGGATCGATGGCTGATAGGATTACGGAGGGTCTAGGCGGAGGCGTAAGTATTGATGATATAATGGATCTTAATAACGCTATAGCCAGATCAGGGTTGGATAATAAGGCATATATGATTCCGCTGGCGGGAGACGTGGATGTTATCAAGAACCGGCTTGAAGCTATCAAGGAAGCGGCTAGCAGGATGCCTATGACCGCTGACGTAAGAGGATGGATAGGCGATTCTAGGACTAAGGAGGATATTTTGATGAATGACGTTACGATTAATATTGATCTTAACAACGATCCTTTCATAGCACCTAAGTTCAGAATGAGTATTAGGAGGGATGAGACGTTCTTCGAGGATACGGAGACCCCGTTCGTCAACCCGTCTGACCTCCAATCGGGGCCCGCCTCGCCTGCGAAGGCTGCCGAGGACAAGTCTTTGGTTTCCGACGGTAACGTAGTATCCGGAGAAAATGAGGCGGAAAATCCTTGCTAAATAAAATATCTTGACTTATCTTTGCGGCGTCAGTCCATCACCTGACGAGTAAGATATTTAAAAGTTGGTCCCTGTCGGGTGTGTGATGGCCCCGGTGGGGACTCTTTATATTATGCAACTAGATTCTTTTTTACATCGGAAGATCATGCAAGACCTACGCATCCAGCGAGTGAAGGTCTTGATGATGTTATACACCAGTAACTATTTTGTCAAGGTCAGACAAAAGCAGTTGCTTGATCATACATACGCCTTAAGCAGGGATCAGGCTTTTGATTATATGACTGAGTTCAATAAAAGACTTAGTGATAAGGTTGGTATAAAATGTACGATGGATATCCTTCTACCTACCGATGATGATAACGCTAACATCATAATCGAGCACAATGGTATTATCAAGAAGTTGATGAAGGAAGCCGATAAACTGGAACTTGATACTGATGCTATCAAAGTCATGATGCGTGATCTTCTTGATGAGTTGAAGGATGATATTGATCTTAATATCCTGATATTTGATGTAAGCCAGTTACTTATAAAATACAATCTATTTAGGTTGGAGGCTATAACCGAGCAGGAGTTCAAGAACTCTTTTGTCAGGATGGATAGTAGGAATATGGAGATAAAGAAACTAACTTTATCTGATATCAAGAAGGTGGTGGAGATGATAGAGGATAGGTATAGCTACGCTTTATATATGACAGAGGAATATGACTGATTACATTTTTTGTAAAAATATCTCTTGTTTGTTTGTAGTTTCAAAATAAGGTCTTATATTTGCGGTGTCCATCCGTTATTGGGCCATAAGAAGATATTAACTCGCCTAGGCGTAGGCGATAGATGAGAGTCATTGGTGGAATAACGGACGCCAATGGCTCTCGTTGTTTTTATATTATGGATGATAATTTAAAATTGTTTGAGAATCCTGATTTTGGGGATGTAAGAGTATTATTAGACGAGAAAAACAATCCATGGTTTGTTGGTAATGACATAGCCAGATGCCTTGGTTATGAAAACTTAGGAAACGCTGTAAAAAGGTTTGTTGATGATGAGGATTCTATTATTCTTACAAGTGATTGTAAATCAATGGGGTTTAAAATAAACCCCCTTATAAATCAGGCTGTTAGGGAGATTAAATTAATCAATGAATCAGGGATGTATTCTTTGATTATGTCATCTAAGATGGAATCTGCCAAGAAATTCAAAAGATGGGTAACATCGGAGGTTCTTCCTTCTATTAGAAAAACAGGTTCCTATTCTATGCCATCTAACAATATGCCATCAAAGAATGAACTTCCATCTGATTATATAGAGGCATTAGAGGCTTTGCTTAAATCGGAAAAGGAGAAGCGTGCGTTAGCTGAGGCGAAGAAAGCGGCAGAGGAAGCCAAAAGGATATCCGATAATATCATTAAAGAACAGGCTCCTATGGTTGAGTTTGCTAAGACAGCCGAAATAGCCCAAGAGACAGATATGTTGATCAGAGAGGTTCGGGAAAAGCTAGAGGCTCATGGATATGATATAGCGGAGAAGAATCTTCGAATATTGCTTGAGGATAAGAAGTTCTTCGCTAAGACCGGTAAGAGGTGGTTGCTTTCCCAAAGGATGATAGACAGCGGTTATGCTCGTTATAGATATCGTAATGATGACGAGTTCTACGGCACTAACACTGTCTATGTGACTCCTAAGGGATTTCAGTGGATTGTGTCTAAGATATCTAAAGAATGGATGCCTAGGTTCTTGGAATTGAAAGGCAGGGTTCTGAGTAGATCAGATAAAGATATTTTCGCTAAACGATAAACTCCATTTTTTATAATTTAGGATTGAGTTTTTGCCTGTTCGTGAGGATCGGCAAAATGATTTGTACTTTTCAGTAGAAACATAAGGTTTGTTATTATGTTGTTATTTTGGTATCCCGTCCGCTCGTGAGAGTAGATGGGATTTTATATCTTTGTAACAAAACGATTTAGTAATGGGCAGATCTTGTTATGTTATAAAAAATAAGGAGGGTAGGGTAGATAATGTCCTTGCCCCTAATAACCAACCATCCGGATTATACCAAAGGGCGATGGAGGTGCTTGGCGACCAGAAGCAGGCCTTATCGGTCTGGGGTACGGCCTACTCCCCCGACTTCGTGTCTTTCTTTGGCGACTGGATGTCCATGCCATCAGAATATGATCTGGATAGTAATGGGGAACCTAGGTATGATGATGTCATGTCCTTTATCAAGCGGAAGAACTATTTCGCCGGCAATTTCATGGCTGATGAGGTTAAGGATATTAATAATACTCTTACTTCCTTGGGGGTTGATAATATCAATGATCTTAATGATATGATCGTATCTAACTTCCTTTCCGGCGGTGATATATTCCTCAATAGGTACAATCTTGAGCGATCTGGGATGTATGACGCTGATGAGATTGATAATATCATGACTAACCGATCGGAGTATGAGCGGGTAAGGGATATGATGAGGAGGATTGTCGATTTTATGTCTGAGGGGAATCTTAATGAGAAGGATATGTATTTCCTGTCCTCCGAGTCAGGCCTTGGTGATGATTATATGATATATGAGGATACATATGACTCGTTAGGAAAGAGAAGGGGCTTGAATCCAATAGAGGTAAGGGATACGATCATGAGGGCGGTAGGCGGTATCAGCGACCGCCGGGAGTTCGATCAGGCTTTCGCCTCCATCCCATACCCTTCCTTGGCACTCCGGTATCAGGAGGATCAGGATTACGCAGATCGGATGTATGACACGTATCGTAATATGACCCGTATGGAGGTTCGGAGTCAGGACGGAAATACGATTACCGACTCGTACTTCAATAGTACCACACCGTATATCAGTATGCCTAAGGATATGAAGGGTCTAAGGGATAAGGTTGGGGAGATAATCGATATGGATGATTTTAAGGACATCAAGGACGTTGCCGGACGTCTGCATGACATAGCCATGGATCTTGCCGACATGGGCGTGGATATAAGCGAGGCGATCAGCGATGAGATGATTATATCCAGACCGGAGGATATCCGTGATCTTATGGCGTCGCTGGATGTCATGTTGTCTTCCATACAGGCCGGCAATTCGGTATACGATAGCTTTATCTCCGATCTTGATAGGATAACAGGAAAAGGGAACCCGATATACGAGGTTCAGGATACTTATTCTACTGGGGATAGGATGGTGTATGTAAGGTCCGGGAATACATCCCCTTCCGATATGTATGATAGGAGCATGTTGTATATGGGTAGGAATACGTACCATAACACGGCTCCGATAACCGACACCGATCAGGCCTATGAGATGTTGGCCGATATCGGGATAGAGCGGCCCTCGTACTTGCCGGCTGGCGTGGTTCCCGCCGGGGCTTCCCGTTCCGATATTGGCGTGGTCAAGGATAACATAAAGAAGCTAGTTATGTCCAACATCTCATCCTCGAATACAGAGAACATGATCCTTACCAGATTAATATACCAGCATCCCGTAACCCCTAAGATGGATGATGTCGATATTGATCGGGAGTTCAGGAGATACGAGGCTAGGCAGGGAAAGGATCGGGATTTTATCAAATCCTGTACATCGTTGAGGAAGATCCAGATCAAGGAAAGGTTAAAAAAATCGGATTTATATAATAATGTCTTACGTTTCCTTGATTTTAATGGATTTTATAATGTATCTTTGAACCACCATGACAGAGGTACGTTAAAAAGCATGGAGATGTCGTTGCCGGAAGGTCAGGTAAGGGATCTTCTGTTTGACGTGGCTATCGAGTCCGGTGACAGTAGCATGAGAAACCTTTTCTATCTGGATAGTCAGGATAGGATGATGGATGCCGGGTTTTACAGGTATCTGTACCAAAGGAATCCGGGCCTGCTCCGGGAGGTCAACGGCGGCGTCGAGGCGAGACCGGACGGTTCGTTCTTGGCTCGTGGGAGGTATGATGATTTCGTGTCATTCCAATCCGGCTTATATGAGAAGGTAGGTGAGACGGTTGATGGTGCGATATACAGGTTCGTTGATAATCTTATATACTCCGATCCATCATCATATCAAGAAAATATGGTACGAAGGATGGGTGACGTCACGGTAAGGAGTGACGATAATCGCCTGTCAAGGATAGAGGATAATCCCTCATCCAGTAAGATAATTAATGAATACACTGCTAATACAAATAAATTAATGCGAGATTTTTCGTGTAGTTAATCTCTCTTTGGCGTCGTGAGACGTTTTCTTTCGAGCATTGAAACATTGAATTTATGGATTTGCATGAATCCGGGTCGTAGTGATACGTTCCGGATTTTTTGTCTTGTATCGGTTCTTATTAATCCCATTTACAAGACATTAAGTACTTTGATGATGACACATATCACGATCTTAGGGCTGTTAATTTTTGAACTTTGTAACGCCCGCCATCAGGTGGGGTTATTATTAATTCAAAAATAAATAGACATGGGTACAAGTGGAGACAAAATCGTTTTGTTAGACGGTATGGGTTCCGGTAGTGGAAGCGCCACTAACGGTTTATTATCTATGATTCCGGGGATGTTCGCCAACTTAATAGGCGGAAATAAGATGGATCCGAACTTAGTGGCGGCCTTGATGAACGGCCGTAACAACCAAGACGGTTTCGGCGGGGCTAACGGTTGGTGGTTGTGGATCATCGTCCTGTTCTGGTTATGGGGCGGCCGTGGCTTTGGCAATGGTTTTGGTAACGGTGGTGAGAACTGCGCTAATGGTCTTCCCGCTCAATTGAATAACGACTATGGTCGTGAGCTTCTGATGCAGGCTATCCAAGGTAACAGAAGCGCTATCGAGCAGATCGCTAACGCCTTGAACTGTACTACTACTCAATTGCAAAGCGCTATCTGTAACGTGCAAGGCGCTATCGATAAGGTAGCTGGTCAGGTAGGTATGACTTCTCAGGCTGTTATTAACGCCGTACAGCAACAAGGTTGTGAGATCGGCAATCAGATCAGCTCTTGCTGCTGCAATTTGAGTTCTTTGATCAACCAAAGCACGTGCGCTACTCAAAATATGATAACGCAGCAAGGCTTTGACAATCAATTACGGACGTTAGAGCAAACCAATGTTCTTTAGAGTAACATCAACCAAGGATTGACAAATAATCGTGAGCAGGCTACTACGCAGTTCAATATCTTGAGCGCTAAGATTGATGCTCAAACAACCTTGATTAATGATAAATTCTGTCAATTGGAAATGCGTGAGATGCAGAATACGATCAATCAGTTGCGTGATGAAAGGTCGGCTTACCAAGCCTCCGCGTTGACTCAGCAACAGACTCAGAATTTGATCAACCAGTTGAGACCTACCCCTGTGCCGGCTTATCCTTCATGCTCTCCTTACCAGACTTATGGATGGGGTCAAGCATTTTATGGAGGTAATTACGGATGTGGGTGCAACAATGGATGCTGCAACAACGGAAACGCCGCTATTTAACTCTATAAAGGAAGGAGGCTATTATGGCTTGTGTTTCTAAAATAGGGTCTCTTTATGAGTTGGTCACGAAGAACGTGGTAGTGACTACTACCAACACCATCTTCGGCATCAACCCAAGGATATGGCTGTCCTTGCCATGCGAGGGCCTTCTGCTGCTGAAAATCCGGCAGGTGGTTCCGACAACAGGCGAGACATTGCCAGTACAGATAGCTATTCCAGCGAACAGCACCGTATCCACGGTAGGTGATGACACATGCTGCCCGGTAACCGGCGTGGCTGTGGTGAATCCGATCAACGTGGCTGTGACCGGAGCGGCTATGGTTAACAACACCGAACGCCTTGTTTATTTCAACAAGGTAAGGGGTGTATTGAGGCTCATGGATTGCTGTGTGCCTACAACTTCCGCCTCGGCGTCGGAGACGACTGTTGATGAGGAATAGGTTAGATTGGATGTCTAATGGGAGGGTATTCCCTCCCGCTTAAAAATCGAGATATGTTTAGAGACTTAAAGAAAGGATTTCAAGTATATACGCTGGATACGTCCGATGTTCCGGTGTTCAGGATGGGGAATGTGGTTAACGTGTCCGAGCCTAGGTTCCAGCAACCCCAGATGGGTCAGATGGGGCAATATCAGCAACTACAGGATAGGGTGATAGACCTTACCGTGGAGATAAACGGGTCTTCCATGACCTATGTCGTACCGGAGAGCAGGGATGTCGCTATGTCCAATAATATAACTCTGGCCTGCTCGGTCGATCCGATCATGAACCAGCTTAACGCCGCTAAGAGAACCAGCTCCGATATTCTCGATAGTATCGATAAGCATAGGAGGACGCTAGAGGCTTGTGATTCGATCCTTGAGGAAATCAATCCGGCTTTTAAGCAGACTAAGGATCAAGACCGGAAGATCAAGAATCTTGAGGAGAAAGTCGATAGGATGGGATCCTCTTTCGATGAGCTAAAAGAGTTGTTAATTAAAAAATTAGGTTAAAATGAGAGTTATAGATTTAGGCGGCGGTCACGATGAGGACTACAATGACGAGATCTACGATCGTAGAGGCGGCCGTGGACGTAGCAGGCGTTCGGATGGGACTTACATGGGTTATGGTGGTGGAATATACGACCACTATGGCAAGGAGCATGACGGCAGAATGGATGAGCTAGAACGCCGTGAGCGTGATCTTGAAAGACGCGAGAGGGAGCTGGAACGTGACGAGCGTGAGCTTGAGAAACGCGAGAGACTCCATGAACGTGAGGACGAGATGTATCGCAGGGGATGGTTCGGTGAGCGTGGCATCCGTGACGAGTTCGATGGTACCGAGCCGTATATGCGCAGGGGACGCAGGAGTCGTTACTACTGAGGAGCAGACGCCGATGACCCGGATTATAAGCGGTATATAGACACTCATGGATATCACTTTTCCAAGGAGCTGGCTAGGGAAGCCGCTGACAAGATGCTTAATGCCGACGGGTCCAAGAGAAGATGGACGATGGAGGACGCTAAGCAGATGTTCGATAAATGCGGGGCTAAGAAACCTGATAACGCCACTTGGGGAGATATCCAATATCTGTTCGCTATGTTCTATAGCGATTACTTTCCTAAGGTATTGGATTGCGACCAGAAAATAGTCAAGGCTGTCTTGGCTTATCTGGAAGACCCTGACGCCCCGGAAGGGACGGCGTTCGTAAGGTATCTGGCGGTGCGGTGCTTCGTCGGTGACACAATCAAATGGAGTGATATGATTTAGTTTGATACAACGTTGGAGAACCCTGTCGGCAATAGAATACCGATAGGGTTTCTTTTTGATCGTAGCCTTATTATGGTTACATTTGTTCGAGGTAGATCTTTTGTTCATAGGAAGGGTGGGCGGGAATGAAAAAAGGCATCCTCACGGACACCCTTCCCCTTTGGTTGAAAATCACTTAAAACATTATGAGTTACTACACCGCAAATATAGATAATTAAATACAAACTGCAATGGGTAAGGGGTATTATTGGATAGAGCCAGTGGATCAGGCGTTGAATGATTTCCAGTTTTATAAGGCACGTATCGTAGGCGATCCTGAATATGACGAGAGACATCATCGAGTTATATTGAGAACTGATAAGTATTTCCCTGTCGGAAGTATCTTCCATGTCTTAAAAGACCCAGAGATGTTTGTTATAGAGAGGAAGTTTAAGACATGGGGGAATAAGTATGTCGTTAAGCCTTGTGAGGGTGAATGGGAATGGGATTCTGTCCAGAAACTTAAAGACAAGGCTATTATATTCCGTAGCGGATTCCTGCACGGGGACGGCAGTTTCTGACACTTACCCGTATCTCCCCCCCCCCTCGATTTCTTGGTATTTATGTATATAACTATATTTGAGCAAAAAATAAGTGTAATATGGCAGATTTTCAAGGTAAATACAATGGTGATCAGATAGAGCAGCTTTTGGATAAGGCTAATGATATTGATCTTACCAAATATGCTCTTAAGACGGATAATGCCCCTACCGCCACGAAATTACAGGCGGCTAGGACCATAGCGCTGTCCGGGGCTGTTACCGGTAGTGTCTCATCGGACTTCGGAGGCAACGTAACTATCTCCACGACATTGGCCAATTTTGATGCCTCTAAGATCGCATCCGGAACCATCAGCATAGATAGGTTACCTAAGGCGGCTTTGGAGAGATTGATCGTGGTAGCTAATGATACGGCTAGATTCGCCCTTACCACCGCTACGGCTCAAAGTGGTGATACGGTAAAGGTCACGTCTACAGGTAAGATGTATCTGATAAAAGACGAGTCTAAATTAAACAGAGAGGATGGGTATGAGCCTTACACGGCCAGTCAGGCTTCCTCCGTGCCTTGGTCAGGGGTTACGGGCAAACCAAGTGCCTTCGCCCCTCCCACGTCCTCCGCTACCGTTCTTGGCGGTATTAAGGTGGGATATACGACTTCCGGGAAGAACTATAAGGTGCAACTGGATTCGTCCGGCAACGCTTACGTCAATGTCCCTTGGACTGACAATAACACTACATACTCACAGGCCACGAGCGATAATCTGGGTCTTGTTAAGATCGGGTACTCAGCTAATGGGAAGAATTATCCGGTAGCTCTTGACGGAAATGGTAAGATGTATGTGAATGTTCCGTGGACGGATACCAACACGACATACACCAATATGGGAGCCGCTTCTGCCTCAGCGTCGGGAAAGGCTGGCTTGGTCCCCGCACCTGCCGCCGGAGCGCAAGCCAAGTATCTTCGTGGTGACGGGACATGGCAAACCCCTCCTAATACCACATATAGCAACATGGGTGGAGCGACGTCCTCAGTCGCAGGATCGGCGGGATTGGTACCCGCTCCGACTGCCGGCAAGCAAACCTCTTTCCTTCGCGGCGATGGTACGTGGGTGGTTCCGACAAATACCACATACTCCAAGGCCAATACCACGACATTAGGATTGGTGATGATCGGATATACTGAGAACGGTAAGAATTATCCGGTAGAGCTGGATAGTAGTGGTAAGATGTATGTCAACGTGCCTTGGACGGATACTAATACAACGTATGGTGTTGTAGGAGCTAACGGGTCCACAGGATTGGTCAAGAACGGCAGTACCGTGACAAACGCCTCTGGATATACGGCTTGTCCTATTGTCGGTGGCATCCCCTATTATAAGGATACGAATACTACCTACGCCAATATGAAGGCGGCTACGGCCTCGGCGGCTGGTGCTGCGGGATTGGTACCGGCCCCAGCCGCCGGCAGGCAAGCCTCCTTCCTTCGTGGTGACGGGACATGGGTTGTACCTACTAATACCACATACGGATTGGCCTCTACTACAGCTAACGGCTTGTTGAGACAGCTTAATGGCAGTACATCCAGTTTCATGCGTGGAGATGGCACTTGGGCTACACCTCCTAACACGACATATGCCGTGGCCAATGAGTCTACTAACGGTTTGATGGCGGCCGCCGATAAGAAGACCATGAACAGGCTTATAGGGGTTAATACGGTCACGACATTAGCTAACCTGCCTATTAGCAAGAGAAGTATCACGGCTACGTTATCAGCCGCTACCACCCTATCCGTGCAGTCAGGGATGCAGATAGGGGAGGAGCTGATGATCAGGTGCGTCCCGTCGGCGGCTTTCACCCAAGCGATACCTAATTCCGGGAATTATGTCAGCATGAGCGGAACTTCTATAACCACTACGGCTAACAAGCCTTTCGAGATAAATATCTGGTGTTACGCTTCAGGTAAGTATAGCATCGCCGTTAAAGAACAAGATTAATGATATAAGACATGAGCTACGTATATATAAACAGGGAAATATATCCCAATCAATTAGTTCAGGACGATCCGCTTGATGATAATTACGCCAAGGGCTATAGTTATGATGATTACATTAACGGGAATCCCGCCCCATGGATAGAGCTTGGGGAGGAGCAATTGGCGTTCAAGGAGGCTAATCCTAAAGCTACGGTTAAGGAGATTATCGAGGCTAAATTGGATGACTCAAGGCTTCTTAATGAGGAGAAATCGGCTAAGTATGAGGAGATCAGGACTTATGAGAATAATAATCTTCATGAGTTTTTCTTGGATGACCAAAATATCTATATCCCTGAATATGATAGGCGTAACGCTTTGGCTGATGGGGCTATAGCTGGTAAGATAACGATCATGGGTCTGAAGTTTGATATGACGGAAGGCAAGATCTTGATCGGGATGATGGATAAGTATGATAATGATCTGATGTCGGCGTTAGGAGCCAAACAGAGGGAAGTAAGCTTAGCCACTACCGTAGAGCAGGTGAGGGCTATTGACGCTCAGTCCGGCTATCCAGATAAGGTAAATATCACCATGACTTATGTCCGGCAACAGGCAAAGGAGAAAGATGTCTCCGATCCTCAGAAAGTGGCTGTCAGATTCTCCAGAATGGTGGTTAATAACAAGACTATATCTTTATCCCCTAATGAGAAACTGGATGTTAAGGTTCTATTCCCTATATGGGGACAAGAAGGGGCGGAGTTCGGGTTGTCGGTGGATGCCGGATTCTGTCTCAGGGTGGTGAAGGACGATACGGATATCCTTTATGAGGTTATTCAACAACATACATTATCAAAGGAATGGGAACCCGGATTAAATACGGCTTCCTTATACAAGGTCATTGATAAGGAGCATGCCGGGACCATAGGGGATCCTATCCCGTATTTCCCTCCAATGGAGATATTCAAGGATAAATATTACATCCAGAACGCTGATGTATATAAGTGCACTAGGGATAGCGGAACTCCTCTTAGTCATAATCTAAAGGACTTAGTAGGGTTGTATGTTGAGGTTGTACAGGGCTAGTCGTATCTACCCCCCCCCTATATTTGGCTTGTGATATGATACAAGTTATTTTTGGCATAATAAAATGACATTTGTAAATATATTTAAGTATGGCATCACAAAAATTCGGTTTCGTAACCGTCGACCCGGTATCAGGATCAGGAAATCAGGCGGTTAATTTCTCCGGTGAGAAACACACCGGTCGTCTTCAACGCGTTATCTACCTTACGGTCACCACGAACGGCGGGGCTAAGAAGGCGTTGGCAGTTAGTCAGGCAGCGGCTGCTGAGGTGGTAAGACCAGACAGCCCTAACGCTTCCGTACAAAAGGCAGGCGGTAATGTTACCATCACCGGTAAGTCTAACAGTACTAAGCTTACGTTCGCGGTCACGCCGGCTGAGAAGAACGGGCTTACGTTACAGCTCCCGGCTAACTACACGGCGGCTGGAAAGACTACGGTTAACGGAGCGGTTATCGCCAACGATCCCGGATCCGCTGGCGAGTTCGTTTGGAGCATCACGATCTCGGACGTACCGGCCAACGTCACGATCGAGGAACTGACAGCTACATTGAAGGTAACTGCCGCTGGTGGCCAGACAGCCAACGTGACGGTAACGCAAGCCGCTGGAGACTCTACTATCGAGCTTGACGAGGAGACTATTAACTTGGATGTAAATGGTACTCAACAGACGGTTAACGTAACATCTAATGACAGCTGGACATGGGAGCAAGCTGCGGCTAGAACCGTATTGAGAATGATGGGACGATAATCAGTTTCTTTTCTCTTACTCAGACCCCGATCGACTAAAGCCGGTTGGGGTTTATTTGTTTTGCTATCTTTGCAATAGAACAAAAATAATACAACTATGGCTAATGATTTGAATATTAATTGGAAGGACGGGGTAGGCGAGGTAACGGACCAGCCTCTGACCGTCAGTCCGGGGTCCGGGGCCGGAAGCGCCCCCGTTTCCTTTGGCTCGGTGATGAACAACGGTCTTGATCGGACTCTTGAGCTGGAGATAACAACTCCAAAAGGTATTAAGAAGACGCTCACGGTGAATCAGGAGGGATGCCGGCAGGCTTATATTACGAGTGACGGCAAACGATGGCTGACTAGCGACAATCGGGTGTATGGGGTTTTGAAAAGCGATGCTCCGTGCGAATGCATAGGTGATTGTCCTTGATATTTTGTTTTTACGAATTTTGTAATTACATTTGTGGCGCATGTCCATCACCATGCTTTTCGTCGCTAATTTATTATAAGAGATACCGGTCTGTGATGGGATCGGCATCCCTCTGTTTTTTTAATATGGAGAAGATAAATGTTTTCGATGTTCAGGTTCCTGATGGGAGACAAATCCGTTGTATGTCGTATAATAAGGTTACCTATTTTGATCTTGACGATATATGTAAGTTATGTTTTGACTCATACGATCTACATGATGTGGCTGACACTAAGGTAATGAGTGAGTTCCTGCACCGAGAGGGTGGTCGTTATTGGACAGAGATAGACGGCGTAAGGCAGTTGTATCGTAGGATTGAGTGCAAGACGTGTTTTGAGGTTATAGAAAAATTAAGAGTGTTGTGATATATTCTTTAAATGTGGAGGCATTCAAATTCTATTCATATGATATTGTGAATATTAATAAGGCTATAGAACGTTTTGGTATATCTGTTACAGAAAGAAATGGATATTATTCCGTGGAGCGTGATAATACGCACATAATTATTAATGATGGGGATTTTATAGTTGTATTCCCTTCCGCTGAGATATCCAGCTCTTCCGGATTGCCTGTTTATGAGTTTAAGGCATACACGAATGATCGTTTTATAAGACTTATGGAGATGAATAATCAACTTAACGAATTAACTGATAAGATTTTTAATTATAATCCAAAGGAGGATCCACGTGATCCTATTTTTGGGAAACATGATATTAAAAAGGGTGATGAAAAAGAAAACGGATAAAATAGTATATGAGTTTGATCCTAAGATATATCCGAGGAGCTTGTTCGTGATGAAAGGATGCGATCCGAAGGATGTTACAGACAGGTTTACGACAAGGGATGGCTCTGAGTTCGAGATTGAGATAGAGGTGGGATCGGAGCCGTCCATGTCTACTTTATCTATGGTGAAATTTAAGGATACTGGTAAATATGGGGAACTGGTTGTCGTGTGGATAGATGATAAGGATGTCGATATGTCTATGATCTCCCACGAGGCGTTTCATGTTTCTATGAATATTCTTAGCGAGTTAGGGATCAAGTTTCATGCTGACAATCAAGAGCCTATAGCTTATATGGTAGGATGGTGTGCCAGATGTATATCGGATGTCGTGTCAGGGAAAGTTGAAGAATAATGATTATTTTTACCTATATTTGTTTAATTAAAATAATTACAATCATGAATGATAAAGGATTGACATTTGGAGAGGCTATTGAGGCTGTCAAGAAAGGAGAGTTGGCTTGCCGTGAGGGATGGAATGGAAAAGGTATGTTTATTTTTCAGCGTCCTGAAAACTGTTTGTCTACAGACATGGTCGTGAATAAGGTTAAATTCTTACCTGACGCGGTAAAGAAATGGGTTGCTGATAAATATGGTGACTCGGAAACGGACAAGATCAAGTTCACGGCTTATTTGTGTATGAAAGCCGCCGATGATACTATCGTAAATGGCTGGCTGGCGTCTCAGACTGACATGCTGGCTACCGATTGGATGATATTATGATCATCTTCTCGCATTTGGATATTAGCCCCCGCTCTTTTGTGGGGGCTTTTTGTTTATCTTTGTCAAAAACATGAAGTTATGTCGAGTTGCGTAATTAAAAGGAATAAGGAAGGTAAGATAACCCGTGTCTTGACCCCTTCCGGCGAGGTATCCACCTTGTTCGATAAGATAGCGGGTATAGCAGCCGTAAGTGATCTTGATAAGGCGGCTGAGGCTTATATGACTATTTATAACGACAAGTTCAGGTCCAAGTTCGGTGACTGGGCTAGATCCGTGCCAAGGAATAAGGAGGCGGCCAGATCCATAAGCGCCAGACTTAGCTCCAGCGAGTGGGGGCAACTTATGTCAGCCAAGGTCCTGCCCGCCATAAGCGATATGGATGCCCCGGCGTTGGCCAGAAGTCTCGGGAATAGCAACAATGTCGTGGCTTATCTTACCTCCGGAGAGGTAGGTGATGTCAATGATATGGCTGTGGTAGATACATCTACGGTACAGGAGGTGGATCTGGATTCCATAAACGAGGATAATATTGGCGATACGATACTGAAAGAGGCGTCATGGGATGATATAAGGGCTATCAGGGAGAATATAGATATTAAGGAGACAGCCCGTATGTTATGGAAGGCCGTGGAAAGCGCTTTTACCGGGCAACGACCTAATATCAGGGTGAAGGGCGGAAATATAGATGGGGAGATCATATTTTCTGGTAATGTCTTGCCGTTAAATGATATTGAAGATTATACGCCCCCATCTTCAAGATTGGTGTATGATTCCGGTGAGCCTCGCCTGTTCTTTAAATCGGATGACGGCAAGATATACGACTCTTACGCCAACGCCATAAAAGGCTCGTCCGGCGGGCGGATCGAGGCCGGGTTCTTGGCCGGCAGTGTCGAGGAGAGCGACGTCCCGTCCGGTACGGCTGACATCTCCTTTGGCTCGTCCTCCATAACCCTTAACAACAGTGATTCGTTCATCCCGGTCCTTGGTATCAGCTCAGGCTCTAATATAAGCACTCGTGGAGGGTTTGTCAATTACCTTATCAAGAAAGGTCTGTTGAGCGGGGAGCGTATAAGGTTAGGGGATAGGTATTATCTTACCGGAGCCGGCAACTCTGATGGTCTTAAGATCTATAACGCTATGGACGCCTTGTCTAGACTAAGGAACAGGTTTGGTAGTATGTCTTCTGAGATGAACGTATTAGGCTCCATCGGTTTTGATACGGAGGTAAATAACGATCTTGATCTTATCACGACATCAGGGGAGAAGGTTACGGTAAGCAGATCGGAGATAAAGGGCATGTTAAGGCAAGGTAAGTTTGAGGAGCTTAATAATAAGTATGATGGGTTCATAGAGCTAGCCTTGTCGTTGATGATGGAGGATAACGCCTTGTACGGAAGTAATGTCCGTGGGGTTATTGAGAATGAGAAGGCGGAGGATCTTCAGAACAGGACTGATATCACCAACATCTTATCCACGTTAGGTATTCGGGTGATGGGTATGTCCGAATATATGGATAAGTATAAGATGCGTAATGGTGTCGAGCCTTCGGCTAGGGCCTTATCCGATATGGCTAATGGGGTTATTGCCCTGGCTGAGGGAGCTACGGTAGAGGATCTTAATGAGGAGGTGGCTCACTTCTTGATCGATACTTATCGTAATCAGCAGGAGATTGACGAGGTTCTGGACTCTGTTGTCGACACGCCATTATGGAATCAATTCGCCGGTCGTTACTATGAGGTGTATGGGAAGGAATACCAAGGGGAGGAACTGGATCGGATGGTGAAGCGGGAGATCCTAGGTAAGACGTTGGCCCAGCGGTTCGTACCGGGCATGGAACAGGCGGTGGAGGATCTGGCCTCGTCCGAGGACGCCCAGCTCTCCTTGTTTGGCAGGATAATCCGGGCTATACGGAATTTCTTCTCTACTCAAAGATCAGACTTGAATAAGGTTCTTGATAGGATAAAGGAGTCGGCGTTAGCTGATGACCCAAGCGCATTTGACGTGCTTCTGTTAAAGGATAGCGACCATCTCATGTACTCATTATCGGATGTTGATGTGGCTAATAAGCTGATCAAGAACGGTAGGTCATTGGAAAGACTATATACCAGATTGCAGAGGATGAGGTCAAGCCAAAGCCAGAGGATCGGGGAAAGTATCTCCCTTCTACGTGATATAGGCGAGAAGGTAAGACAAGTCGGGGGTGAGCTAAATAAGAATAACAACCTATTATCCACCAAGAGCGTCATAGCGACCGCCAAGGCTGAGGTGGAGTATTTGGTCACTGTCGCCAGCAGCTTACGTAAGAGCGGGAAAGGATTGGATTATGAGACGATGCAGGTTATCGATAACGTATATGGGGAGATCGTGCCACTTGTCAGGAACCTTCGTGGATTCGTCAATAATCAGGCGGCTGATTATTATGGCAGCAATAAGGTTGGCATGGTAGAGGATATGGATGATATATTACGTATGGCTGAGACATCCATGTCAGATATAAACGCCCTTAAAAGTGATCGTAACGAGGATTGGCTGGATGGACAGCTTCGGATGTTCAATATCCCGGAAAGGTACTGGAATGGGATAAAGAAGTTGGTGGATAACATCCATAAGGATATCAATGTCATGTCCCGGTTCTTTGGTACGCTGGAGCATAGTGGTAACGCTATTTTAGGTATGTTAGGCCAACGTCTAGCCAAGGCTCATAGTGAAGCCCATACCGAAGGTATATCCAATATCAACAAGATGACTAGGATGATGAAAGAGCGTGGATGGGGGATAAAGGATAATGAGGATCTTATACAGAAGATAAATGGGAAGAACTCGGATTACCTTGACTCGTCCCGTGATTTCGCCAAATACGATTTACTGCTCAGGACCGAGCAGGCTAAGGCTATTATCGATATATATGATCTTAAGAATGTTACGGGTAAGACCGAGAAACAACTTATCGACCTTCTTCTATCCGATAGAGGCCTTAAGGTGAAGACCCGTGACGACATAGTAGGATATGACGGGGATAAGCCTATCACTAAGGAGGTATATCATATATTCAAGCCTACCATCCAGAATTTCGATATCTCGGACATGACGTTCGAGGATCAGCAACGGTATCTGGATACGATAAATAAGTGGTTGGATGAGAACCAGGAGAAACCTATGGTGCAGGCTTATTACGATAAGATCGAGAAAGTCAATAAGAAGGTCGAGGAAAGACTGGGTCGTAGGGTATCGCAAGCCACGTCCGATTTCATGACCCGTATCCGCAGGAGCCGGTATGTGGCTATGGATAAGTTCGTGAGGAACGGGAAGGTCGATTGGAAGGCGTTTCAATCCGATCCTATAGCTTGGAGATCTTATCTGGATATTTTACGTGATAGGGCTATAGCCAAGAGCGAGTGGTATTCCGATGGGACACCAAAGGAAGAGGGATCCGAGGCTCTGATGATGTCCGAGGAGATCAAGGCATGGGACGAGGCATGGGCCGAGGAGTTCGGGAATACCAACGAGGGTCGTAAGGCTTCCGCCGAGTTCAAGGAGATACTTCGTGGAATAGAGCGTTCCGAGGGCGGTAAGGCGGCGTTCGAGTTCCTGCTAGCTGGCGGTCATCTTGGTTTCTCTAAGGATATGTGGGGATCCGAGGAGGGTGATTATTACGAGAATCTGGTTGATAAGATCACGGAGCAATCTGTATCATCATCAAGGATAGAGAAGGTAGAGGAGGCGATGGCAACAATAAATGAGATCAACGATCAGTTAAGACCTTTGCTTATTCAGTACCGGGACAGTACCAGATATGGCGAGTATGATTTCGATCGTCTTCGTGGGTCATCGTCATTAAGGAAGATAAACGAGCTATACGACCGTCTGGCCGAGGCCAAGAGTGTTATTAACGCCGCCGCTTCCGCTGAGGATATTGAGATGAATATGCCCGATACGGTGGAGAGTGGCGTTACAGATTCCTACCGTAATGCGTTAAGGGATGCCGTGACATACGACAAGGGTATGGATGAGATTAAGTTCGCCAAGGAGCATATGTCCGCCCGCTCCCGGAGTCAGGTGGATAGGATGGCCGCCAAGCTGTCCCGGAAGAACCCGTCATGGACGTTCATAGAGACATTGTTCTTAAGAAAGAAATACGGTCCTGATTTCAGTGATAAGCTGGCTAATGATATAGCTATGGGTAAGGCTAATAGTATACTTATCGAGTACGCCAGAACTTGGCTATATCCTTATATGAGAAAATACTCTCCCAAGGGATATTCTGATTTCGTTAGGAAGATAAATAACGGTACGTATAAGGTATCCGAGTTCTTTGATGCCATGGAAAATGGTATATCAAAGGAAGAGAGCGTATCCCGTTTCGGGTTTGATATTAATATGATTGACTTATCGATCAATAACCAGTGGCTAGAAGAGGCCGATGCCGAGAGTTCTTTCCGTAATCCTAATTATAATCCCGATCTGGGTTATGGATATCATACGCCTAGGTTCGATAAGTACAAGAACGAGGCTTTCTTCAAGAAATACGGTATTACCAACGAAGGGGAGGAAGCTACGATCAATAAGGATAAGTGGGAGATGAGGAAGGAGCTGCTTAACATAAGCCGTAAGGCTATGGAGGATTATGACGAGCGGTTCAGGAACATCTACCAGATACCACAAATATCCAAGGGCGGCGTGGAGAGGATGGTGCAGGCCGGGGTTGACCCGAAGGCGGCCATCGGCAACGCCGTGCGTGATATTGTTGGCGAGAGGGTGGATGACCCTATACACGGTCAAGGGCAAGACCTAGGAGAGCTTGATGAGAACGATAACAAATATCGCATGATCCCCAAGTACTATCTGAGTAAGCTAGAGAATGCCGATGACGTATCTCATGATTTCGCGTACTCCTATTCCATGTTATCCTTACAAGCAGCCGCTTACAAGCATAAGAGAGCGGCTTTGGATGATGTCATGGGATACAGGAACATGATGCTGGAGACACAATACGACGGCGGTAAGAACCCAGAGGCAACGCATGCCTATAGGATGTTTCAAGATTGGGTTAACGCCAGTATCTATGATGTCAGGATAAATAACAAACGTATAGAATGGAACGTAGGAAGCTATAAGGTGGACCTTAATAAGCTAGCTCTTATGTTTACTAAGTTCGTATCCAAATCCAACTTGGGCTTCTCCCCGTTCGTCGCGGCTACCGGCGCCCTTACCGGGCAGGCCAACTTCCTTTTGGAAGGTATGGTAGGGCAGTATATAAGCAAGGACTCCATGAAATACGCCTATGGGGAAGCCCAGAAGCAGTTGAGTACGTACGTGTCTGAGATCGGGGACATAAACCGTACCAACAAGCTATATGTCGTTGGAGAGGCCCTAGGTGTGTTTAATGTCCGCAACCGTGTACGATCGGCGGCGTACAACAAGATCTGGAGAACCTTATTCCGGGACCTACCGTTTAAGATGATGGAGGTTCTTAACTCCCCGTTGGATCCGCAGGTTATTATCTCGGTCATGGATGATACCCGCCTATACGAGGGTCAGTTCTGGTCATACTCCAATTTCAAGGAGATGATGATGAAAGACAGAAATATGTCCGCTAACGAGGTTAAACGCGATTGGGAGCGTTTAAGGGATTATTCTATGTGGAATATGGTAGATGTCAAGGACGGAAAGATCGTGGCTAAGAACGAGGCTAACAAGGATATTATAGACCGATATATACCCACCTTGTCCAGTAGGGTAAGGAGTATGGTGCAGATCTGCGACGGCGCCTTGAACGAGCAGAACCGGGTGGGGGCTAGCCGGAACGCTATCCTTAATATGGTGCTGCCTCATCGTGGATGGTTTATATTGGCCGTGCAGCGGGCGTATAAGAAAGCCGGTTTCAATTTCCAGACCAACCAGTTCGAGGAAGGATACATGAGAACGTTATGGAGATTTGCCGGGGATATTTATAATATGATGTCAGAAGGCAGGATGAGGGAAATACATGACGTGCTGAAAGAATATCATAGTCTTAATCCTTATGAGCAGACCAACATCAAGCGATCGCTTGTTAATATGGCGGTATTCGTTACCATGATAGCCATAGGACGGGCGTTGATGGGATACAGGGAGGATAATGAGGATAGTTGGTTCGGGCAGTTCATTACCTATATAGGATTCAGGACGATCAATGAGATCGCTTCCCAGACATCCCCGTTCATGGAGCTTAACGCTATAGATATGTTACAAGACCCGCTGGTTACGGCCCGGAAGTTAGGTGATCTCACCGATCCTCGAAACTGGGATCCTTTCGCTACCGTCCAGACCGGCGTGTATAAGGGCGAGAGCAAGCTATGGAGGCAGCTCATGAAGTTCTCATTTGGTAAGCAATGGTATAATATTAAGACGGCTAGGGATATTAAGCAGACATCCGACTACTGGCTGATGACCAACGGCATGACGATGGGATTCTTCTTAGGAGGCAGGGATAAGGATGAGTCTGGGGAGGACGCTAATTGGTATTTTGATAGAGGGAGGTAGATGATATTGATTATAAGGTTTTTACCCAAAATGGCAAAAACTTTGTTGGTTCGGAGGCAAGATGTTTGGTTAAAATAATAGAAGGATAGGAGATTATCACCCTATCCTTCTACTGTTATCAGCCCTTATACTTATACACAAAATCATCCACATCCATATACTCACACCCGAAGTTTTCCGCCGTTTTCTTATCGGAGTCGGAGAACTGCCCTTCTTTCCCGGAAGCGTCCCCGATCATCAAGATAGTATCGTATACGATCTTTTCTTCCTCATCTTCATCGTTATTCATGTATTCGATGAAATCCATATACTCTTTTATCATCCCTATATTCGGCTTCCTATTGACGTTGCGTTTATTATTGCTTTCGCAGTAATAAGCACTTACGGATACATCTGAGCAAATTCCTTTGTCGTAAAAACAGCATCCCGTACAACTCTCTTCTTCTATCTCAGGAATAGCCACATATGCCTTTCCTTCGTATATTTTGACTTGCCCTTTTTCATCTTATCAAATTTTTATATCCTACATGTTTTAACTGCTCTTCGGTAGCCTTCTCCTTCGGGAACTTCCCATGCCATTTACCGGGCACCACGACATCACGTCCGTCCGGGGAGGTAGTAAGCCTCCCGCATTCGCTGCACAGCCCCATGCCCTTGTACGGCTGTAGCTCCTTGGCATACTCGAATTTGTCCACCATATACTCGTTTGTCAACATCCAGTAACTAGACGTAGCGGTATTATCGATACAGCCGCATTTAGCGCATACAAACAAGCTCATAGTAAGTTCTTTTTTGCCTCATCAAACAACCGTTCTGCCAGATTCTCAAATTCACCATCAGGCTCTATTATATTTCTTATCTTTATCTGTATGTTTTTATGTTTTGCCAAAGAATAATAATTGTCCTCTACATTATAATGAGCTACAGGGCCATCTACGTAAATAGCGTCATTTGGATCTAGCTCATTTTTATAATAATCTTTTATGGTATTTATAGGAATATAACGTAGATTATCTATTCTCATTATAGAAGATTCATCGAATTTGACGTATTTCCCAACGACCCATTTATAGTTCTCTTTTAGATTAGCCTGCATCTTGTTTTTTCTTCCTTCAACTTATTTTCCAGTTCTTCAATCTTATTCATATTCTATCTATTTTAATGTTATTGTTATTAAATCTGTTTATCATCTCATCAAAGAATTGACGGTCTATCTCCACAAGCAGGGAGTCCCTTCCCTCCTCGCAAGCCGCTATCCCTGTCGTTCCGCTCCCGGCTACCGGATCCATTACCGTATCTCCCGGATTCGTGTATGCCCGTATCAGGTATCTTAATAACTCCACCGGCTTCTGGTTGGGATGGACGGCTGATTTTTGCCTGTCTGTCTTGAACGTCATGACCGATAGCGGGTATCTCTCCGTGCTATCGTATGTAGTGAGACCGGTCTTGCCGTATAATTCCGTTTCCTTGCACCCTGCTTTACTAGAGGCCTTGGATACTTTCCTGACATGACCATAAGTCTTTTGGGGATTATATGTATGCTTCCCAAGTGGCATAGGTGAGAAGATAAGTATCAACTCATGATTTCTTAATGGAGCTTTCTTGGCGTTAAGAAAACCGGTAGGGGTAGTCTTATGCCAAACAAGGTCGTACCGGTACCATCCCGCTGGGGCGACCCTCATGATCTCGACCGCCGCCGTGAGTGAACAGGTGACGGCTACCACCCCGTACGGACACAGCATTTTTTGGATTACCTCCCACATCGCCTTATAATCAAATCCCTCCTTGTCGTATCTTGCCTGGGTTATCTTATAAGGAGGGTCGGCAAAAACAAATCTTACCTTCCCTACCATATCCTTGAATACGGACATCGCCATACCCATATCCCCGTTAAACGCCCTTACTTTCCCGTTCATCATCAACCCTCTCCACTTTAATTGTTCCCATATCACCTGAAGGTAACGTAATACCGCTATACACGTTATTCCAGTTCTCGTCAATGGCCAACTGATGTAATATCGACCTATATATCTGGTAGGTGTTACCGATAAGTCTCTTCCTATTTATCTTATCCTTACTACCCCCATCATATCCTATATGCTCATAATCCCCAAGATCAGGGAACAGTCTTCTTCTTATCGCTCGTGAGTTATTGATTATAAAGCTTCTTATCCCCAGCGTTTCCACTCTATCCATATCATTTATCAACGTATCTATCGTATGTTGTAGGTCCATGTCGCCAGCGGCGAATCTACTGATGTCTTCCACGCATTGGGATATCAGCATTAGCTGTTCCCTTTTCTTGATTGTTTTAAGTATTATCTTATACGTCTCCTCATATCTTTTTACTATTCCGCACAGTTCAGTCGTATTATATTTACGTATAGCCGTGAATATATATTCCTTTTTACAATCCCAGCATTTTATCAGTTTTTCTGATCCGCACGCCTTATTCTCGTAGAAGAAACAGCCCTTACATGGCTCATTATGGTCGTAACTTAATACTACAAGCAGCTCCATGCCATTCTTGTATATCACGTCTCCTTGTTTCATCTTGTCTATTTTATTAATCTCATTATCAATATAGCAAAGTTGGATATTATCCATACTATAGATATCCAGAATGTTATACTCAACATAAGACCTATGTTCTTAGGTATAGGATCTACTCTCCTGAATGTAAGGATCATGAATACAAATGTCTTGAAGTTCATAATTTACGATATTTTTCTATATAGTTAACTATTAGATCCTTGACACCTTTAGGGACATTAATTAGCTTAAGGTTACCTTGGAATATATCCTTACCGTACTCGTCCATGATCACCCCGAATGAAGGATTCATGATTCTTGTCGATATACATATCGGTTGGTCGGTATCGAATCTGATAACGGCTACCTTCTTCTCGTTTATCGCCTTCTTTAGGGCTATATAAAGCTTATGACCTTTAACAATGTCACAATTACCTTTCATGATCTTAGACATATATATGATATGCTCTTTCTTCACATTGCTGAGATTGTCCATCAGTTTAAGATCTCCACCAACAGATTTCCATTTTTTGAAGCAAGATATGCATAGACAATAACTGGACTTGGCGTTCCTCGGCATCATCCTGCTGCTACCAGCGGGAACCGTATCGCCACAGCAGACGCACGTCCGGTCTTTGTTGGTGCGTACTGGGCCATAGCTGTTTATCGGGTATTCTTTTTCTTTAAGCATCTTTTTCTGTTTTCAAAATTATCATCACCATATTCATAATTAGGACAAGCCTTATTGCTTGGCCGTCTCGCATAAGTCTTTTGCTCCCTATTATATTTTCTATTAGGGTTTATATAATGGTCGCACACTTGCCAAATAGAGCAACATACCTTCCCGTATCTTTTCGCCCAATCATTATCATGCAGATGTACGCATGTAGAACAAGTCGGATTCTTAAGCTTATCCTTGTTATCATCTATGATCTTATTAACCCGATCAAGAATAACGGACATATGCTCAGTGTACATAACATTGAATACGTCCGGTTCTGGAAGATATGTCATTGAGCTTATATCTATGTCCATTTCCTTGGATTTGTTGTAAGCCGATTTGTATTTCCTTACCATCAAATCTTTTAACTGATTTACCTTCTTCTCATATGTTCCCATGTCTCATTCGGTTTTCCATCCCTGTTTCCTTAATAAATCCACCATCATCCCTTTTATCTTAGGGCTAATGGCTTCGGTAAGTATATCAGCGGCCAAGTTGATAGAGAAGCTGGTCATTCTATACTCCCCTATATATTTCTCGCTGGTAACTTCTTTCACATAATCGTGGATATCCTTAATCATCTCGTTCTGAGATCTCAGGAGATCCAGTATCTCATTAATCTTATCATCCATTTTTCTCGAATATACCTGACAACAACCAGACAATCACTATCAAAAAGAAACACAACCCAAGCGCCTCATCCGGGTAATCATGCATCGCCTCTAAAATGTCCCTCATAGCTTAATGTCCATTTTGCCAATTATACGATAGAAAATATCCCTAGTCAGCTCAATATCGTAAGTAGCGTCATGAAGCTTATTCTCGTCGATCTCAATACCCATAGTTCTGGCTACGGTCATCAACTTAAAGTTCTCCATATCGTTTCTTGCGCCCATCAGGAACGGTGTCACCATAACATATACATCCATACAGTTAGGATAGAACCATGATCCGAAATACTTATCCCCACATTGCTGGAATAAAGCCCGTAGGAAGCTGTTATCGAATCCAGCGTTGTTATACCCCACCAAATACATTTTATCCCTCTTATCGAACTTATTCACGTATTTGGATAATATACCAACTAACTGCCTGTACCCTTCTTCCATAGGCTGATACGACTGCACCTGCTCCAAGGTAACTCCAGCCACGTCCAGCGCCTCTTGCTCTATCGTGGCGGCAGGGTTCGGGGCTAGGCGGATGTCAAACCTCTCGGCCTCCTGCCCGTCGATATCCACGATCCCTCCTATTTGGTGTATCCCGTTTCTCCAGAACTTAACCCCGGTTGTTTCTAAGTCGAAAAATAATAATTTGCTCATATCTATTGATTTTTAAAATGTTCCTTAATTTTCTCCAATGCCTCATAAGACAGATAGCTGTTTATGGCCTTATTGTTATTTACTTTCATCAACTCATCAAACAGATCTTTAGCCAATACTTTCCACTGTTCTCCCCAATCACGGAGATTCTCTACCTTTGACCGTATATCCTCGAAATAAGAATCTACGTCTGATTTGATTGATTTTGAATAATATTTAACATCCTCCTCATCCCCATCCATAATATAATCACATTGTGTCCTGATATCTTTTATATGGCTATCTATATCACTGCACATATAATCAACAGGTTTACGTATATTGAATATCGCTTCTGACGTAAGACCGGTTATATCTTGTATGTCTTTTAAATTACCCATGATTTAATCAATTAAATACCAACCATCCACCTGCAAATCCCATTGCGAAAATAGATAAGATTATAGATGTGAATAATATCCAATCTTTTGCGCTTAGCTCATTATTATCTCTCTTTATTTTCTCAAGATAATCATATATAGCTGTATAAACAGCATGGTGAATATTCTCGTCTCTAGCCCTTACGATATTATCATATTCATTATATCCTAGATTATGGGTGGCGCTTTCGATCCTCGTATTCCCCGTAACTTTTTTGTTTACATCAAAATCGAAACTAAATACCATATCAGTGGTTAGAGCGCTGGCGATTTTGCTTTTTATCTCATCATTACTGAGATTAGCATCGTGCACTAATCGCTCATAGTCTTTATCGTCAAGAATTATCTGTTTTTTAATGTTCATATCCCTAATATTTCTGCTACATAAACAAATCCATAACATATATAATTATCAGCGTCATGCTCACCCCAATTCACATGCCATACGACGGCGCACGGGAAATATAATGGCATATCCTCAGCCATAGGATCCTCTTTGAAGTCATCAATGTTTATCTTCTCCCTCCACCTCCACAGGTCTTGGATATCGTTCAAAATTAATTTCTCCATAACTATGACGGATATTAGATGTTAGTAATTCTATAGCCAAGCTGATCATGGCTCCCGCTTCAGTAAGTTGATTCATTTGGGCGTACATTTTATGCTCTGCACTACGATAAGCCTCTCTACTACTTATGGTGTCTAGTAAATCATCTATAGCGTTTCTAAGAAGATCGGTCATCCCATGCCCTCCTATGCCCTTGAAATAATAAATATCACGACCAGCGTAAAACATGTCCTGATATCTTTTAGCTACATACTCTATCCCGGATAGATGGTATTTCTCGTTGTCTATCTCCACCTCTCCTTCTTCTATAGCTCTCAACAACTTCCAATCTATCTTTACATCAGCTTGACGATTTTTTACCTTTACATAGGCATATCCGCCATAATGAGAACCCAGCGTCCTCATCGTAAGTTCATTGACTTTTTGTTTGTCTCCATCCATAATAATCTGGTTTTTAATGTTGATACAAAAGTAAGATTTAAACAAAAATAAAAGCATGAATAATATTAAAATAATATTAATCATGCTTAAATATAAATATATTCCTTCTAGTCCTCACGGATATACGTATTCGTACTCATCTGGAGGAGATGTCTTATATTCAACATCGCACTCCATATTGGTGTAATAGTTATCCCCTTTTCTGTATACTAACGCTACCCAACAGTCATATTTTTTGCTGTATCCTATAAGAGGGACATTGGCCATAGGCGGATTATCCCCCGTTTTGTATCTTATTCTTGTTACTTGTTTCATGTTCTCATGGATATAGATATTCGTATTCTTCCGGTGGATATGTTTCAAATTCGGTGTCGTACTTCACACAAGTGTAGTACTTGTCTTTGCTTCTGTACACTACTGTCCACGGGCGGTCATATCTTTTGTTGTATCCTAAAAGAGGAACACCTTCCATAGGGGGCTTATCTTTCGTTTTGTACCTTAATTTTGTTATTTGCTTTATGCTCATATAATCTTATGTTTAAGTAATTCCATCATCATCGAAAACAATGTGTCTACAAGAAGTTTCTCGCTACTCCAATATATAGGGATCTCGTCTATATCTCTATACGCTACAGACCATGCATGTTTTAGCTTATAACATTCTAATGTACAACCCTCTATCTCATATGGGAGCAAATTCAGCAACGTGCCTACATCCCAAACAGGGTTGGATACGTCTGGGGTAACGGCCTCGATCAGTCCTATACGACCAGCGTTATCCTCCATAGAATGTAATCGATCCAGATACTTGTCTCTGAAACCGATGGCGGTGGAGATAGGGAGGCCGGCCTCGACCAGCACCCTCCCCTGTTCTTTTGTGGTGAATATCCTTTCCTTCATAATTTCATTTTCCTTTCTACCGTAACGATCGTATCATTATGCCATCCCCCATGGGCCACAAGAAGAATCTCCTGCTGCTCGAAGCCAAGCCCGGCCCCTATACCGCCGGAGTTCCACGCGCAGGTAATGACCACCCCTCCTTTCTTGGTGATCCTAGCTATCTCATTCTTCTGCCTAGCCCAATAACTAGATTGCGTTGTTTGCATATTAACAGATCCTCCAAGTCTTTTATAAGACTCAGATACCTGTCTCGCAGAATATGGTGGATCATATAATACCATATCAGCTATATTATCATCAAGATGACACAAGAAGTCCGTGGCGTCTTTATGATACATAGCTTTAGTCTCAGGGTCAAGATCGTTGGTGATCGTCCCTATATCGCTGTTTCTGGCGAACGGATCCACTATAACCATCCCCTCTTCTCGATATTTGTCTATAAGTTCCCTTATCGGTCTTATGCTGAATGTCTCTTTATTCGGCATCGACCATGTTTTGTTTATAACCATATCGCTGTGATCGTGTTTTAAATTCTACCTACGCTCTATGCCTCTTAGCAAATGGGCTATCACATCCACTGTCCATCCATTGCCCGTTAAAGACATGGCCGTATTCGGGGCTATCCCGTCAAGGTAATCATCCGGCAATGTCTGTAGCCTACACATCTCTATCGGGGTAAGGTACCTGAATTTGTCTTTCATGTCAAAGGCGTTAGGATATCTTCCGGGAGGTAGTGATGAGATCACGTTATCTTTCATGGCTGTTGTCAGGCAATTACTTTTCTTGATGGGAGTGGTATTCTTATCTTTTCTTATCTCCAGACATTGCGTTATTTTTATGTCCTTGCCACAATCCTTTCGATACCCGTCCTCTCCTATCCTTCTACCGACAATGGTCCCTATATATCTCCCTCTTATGGCTCCCGGATTCCAACCCTTGTCATGCTCTAGAATATCATCCAATGATATATGCTTGTCTTTCGGCATTTCTACCGGCCAATTGCACCAATAAAGGCGATGCCGGGTCTGTGCCGAGACCAAGGCACTATCGATCTCCACCGGCTCCACGCCAAGCTCCTCGGTAATCACCCAGCGGTGCTCATCCCGCATCCGGACGTTCTCGCCCAAGAACAGGACCTTACCTTTGGTCTCCTTCCTTAAATGCTTTACGATGTCCGAGAAGCAAAAGAAAAGCCTTCCACGAGCGTCCATGAATCCCTTACCCTTACCTGAGCTAGAGAAGCTCTGGCAACAGAACCCTCCCATGACCAGATCTATGTCTTTCCAAGGGATATCCCATGTTCTCCAGTTATTAACATCCCCTAATTGAATAATATTAGGAAAATGTTTTTGACTTACCTTTATACATGTCTTGTCTATCTCCGAGGCGTAGTAAGTCTCGATAGGTATGCCGGCTCTTTGTAATGCTAGATACCCACATGATATCCCGTCAAATAATGATAATACCTTCATATTGTCTATTGTTTATCTATACAATTCTATAGCAATTATATTATCAAAATGATCTTTGGCTATATCTTCCCCTTCTTTTATAGACATATCAAATAAAGAAGCAGGGTATGATGTTATATAATCATTCGTATTTACAACAACCCTTATTTCCTTACTCTTATCCTTGACAAGCATCAATTCGTCTATCAAATCTTGTACTGTCATATTTTTCTCCGCTTTCATAAATTCCATTTGGTATATAATTACCTTCATATCTACCCTTCATCACCTATATTGCTTCTTTCTTAGCGTCATACATTGCTTTAAATCTGTTTCTTTATGACAATTTGGTTCCCGTATTGAGGTATAATGCATAAACCTTCATTCAATCCATTTATTTCCAGTTCCCCAAAATTATTTAGATTGATAATAAACTCATTCCCAACCCAATCAAAAACTCGTATGCCATTTTTAACTTCTATTTCATCGTCACCGCAGCGATGATTAATAATATGCACTTTCATTACCTTCGTCCCTGTTGTCCTATATTTATAACTCTCAATTTATCATATCCCTCTGAAAGAATCCCATGATCAAACAATTTGTTAGCGTCTATCTTAAGACTTCTATAATTGTCAGTTATGTTGATATCACTCCACAAGTTCAATCTTCCCTTATCATCTAATTGCATATGGATAAATCCTTTTGTTATCTTCTTCCCGGCTTTAAGGCGCTCTACGTCTTTATCAGTAATCTTTTTCATACTTTCGATATTTTATCGTTACAATTAAATTCATCTTTCATCCTGATCTTTATGCCTCCATATGATAATTCCTTATGAGCTGTGACAAAATAATCAACCGCATCTTCATCTAATAAACTATGCGGGCACCTTTCCCATACAGGACTTTGATCTAGATGATCCCATGTGGCTACAAGTAACCTATTCTTGTCATCATCAATAGCTATTTTGTATGTCCCTGTAGTAGCCTTACGTTTAATGATCGCTCCATTTAACATCTGTTTCTTAGCCCAGCTCCATGAGCCTCTCAACCCAAATGTTCTTATAATCCAGTTATTTATCTTCTTCATTTCAAATTATTTGTTAAAAGTGTAATATAAATATAAATACATAAATTGAATAGGGCTATTCACCATGCCCTTATCAGTAGGATCATCGTATTTGTCAAGCCAAAGACGAAGCGCCTCCCAATCGATATCCTTACGGTCACATACCATGCAGGCTAGGTTAGCCCCGAACAGTTCCCCGTCGCCGCCCAGCGACTTGTTAAACCTCTTGGCTAGTCTTTCCTTGAATCCCTTATCATACCATATCCCGGAAGTAGCGGCATAACAATAATAAGCGTTGTATTTCATTTTCACGCCCATCTTCTCAAACAATGGTGTATGCCATATCCGATCTAAAAAGAATACTATTCCACGATATATGAAGGTTCGGAGATTTTTCCTGTATTCTTTCCCCAAGAAATTATCCACACAAGATATAGTCCCGCCTGAATAATACCAATTATTGGCGCCTCTCTTAACCTTATCCGTCATCTTGAATTTATTCTTTCTGTCTTCCACCCTATCCCAAGGTTTCAGCTTATCCTCATTAAATGTCGGGCAATAATGATAGTAATGATTAATCCACGAGAGGTAGGGGTTGTATATCGTGTATCCATTATCGCTGACATATGAGTTCATATCATACCCAAGCTCCTTGGCTAGAATAGATCCCTCATCAGCTAATACCTTCAATATCGGGTTCAAGTTCCATATCTGATCTTGACTGACGAACATCGAGTAACATGGATCCTCATCCTCCCCATACCATCCTCCCATCCCGCTCACTATTTTATCCAAATCAAGTGAATAATCTTTCCCGGGTAAAAAATCATCTCTAAGAAAAAAACCTCTATATGGGATCATATCATGTATGCCTGGTTGGTCGTCAAATATGAACTTAGCGTTCTCGGTCAATCTAATCAATGTTTGCAAGACAGAGGATATATCTATGGGTGCATATTCACACCCATAGACCTTATTATTTATCCAAAGATATTGAAGAAGCTCGGCTATATTAATAGTCCCGTCCTCCACATATCCTGTCTTGTTATCGAAGTTTATTTTGGCTAGAGGTATATTACTCCCTTGCGGTTGGTCACTTTTTTCATTACAACAATGCACGAATCTGCTAAAGAATATATCCTTCCAGCCAAAATATTTATCCCTTATCGTCATAAGCCTATTTCTTGTCGTATAACGACATGACGTTAATAAGATCAGCTTTTCTGGCCATCCCCTCAAGTTTATTAAAGCCATCCATGTTATCTCCGCTGACGATGATAGTAGGATATACCTCTATACCGTACTTGGATATTTCCTCCTCCGTGGCTTTGTTCTCCGGGATCTGGTTTAACGTGACCTCACCCTCATACTCCTGTAATGTGTTGGCGATAATATACCGCATGTAGTCGCTGTACTCAGCGTCTTTCTTCGTGAAAAAATCAATTCTTACCATCTCAAATAGTTGTTAATCTGTTAATAATCAAATCAGCGGTAAATATAGCATTATCTACCTCATCTATACTCATCTTTCTCCCATCGAAATCGTTAGATAATAAATCCTTAACAATCTGATATCTACGCTGCTCCCAATTTACGTTTACATCAAAATTCAGATTCTTTACATAATCATAATTTAATTCATTATAACTGTAACTGAGATACTTAACTATCGGGAATAGGCTATCATCAATAGTGCGCTTGATTACATTAACGTATTTACCCGTTCTTTTGTCGATAGCTCTTAATCCCTCATCTACTACTCTTTTTACTCTTTTTCCTGACTCTTCCATTCTATAAGCCCTTTGTTATGTTTATCGTAATATAATAACGCTATGGCGTTCCAGCATACGGCGGATAGATGCATGAATCCCTCCTTATCATATCTCTCCCCTTTCGTATAAGCGACCAAGTGTCTCATGAGTGCACCTAGATAACGATTGAACCCATCAGGTATATCCTGCCATGAGTTATCAGCGTACTTCTTGGCACCTTCCGTATATACCCTCACGATGTCCTCTATCTCAGCCAAAGGAAGGAGATCCCACCGGAGTTTACCGTCGGCCCGGTCGTCCTTCCCGCTACCGTCTTTCCCTACGGCAGTCTTACATGCCTTGGCTACCTCCTCTTGGTGGGCTTTAATGATGGATGCACTATTAATATTATTGAAACGGGAAAGATCGTAAGCGTTTACATTGTCTACCTTTTCCTCATCAATAAGTTTTAACTTAATAGCCCTACCTAATGATACGACCATCTCCTCATCAACCCAAATAATCTCATCTACTTCATCCGACCATAGTCTGATTCTCATTCTTCCACTTTTATCAGCGGTCTCAACTACCTCAAACACATCGCCATCATAGACCACCTTTTGATACTTATAAAATTCCTCCTTCATTTTAAACTCCTTTTTGTTTTATTATTATTACTGGATCATCATTAAATGGGGATAATATCCCAATATGCAACAATATATTGCGCTCATCGCCCTCATTTTTATCGGCTTCAATAGCATTGATATTTGATTTGTTACTAGATATAATGTTACTATCTATATTAGGATCATTTTTGATTATAGCCCATCCTTTTATAATAGGTTCATGCCTCATTAATTTATAGATTAATAAAATTCACTAAGATCCCTGCATTCTGGCGTCTCACCTGTCATAGAGTAAAGCTCACCAGATGATAGATGCACGCAATGAACGGTCTTCCCGTCTATATACTCACTTCGCTTCGTGATCCCACAAATAGCGCGGCGTTGGATCCCCGGACCTGCTTTTACCCACGAGTGCCGCACGCTTCTCTTTCTTGTCCTATTGGTGTCGTCAAGCTTTCTCATAATCAATCCTCCAAGGTCATTATAATCTTATCTTTTCCGATAATAGCCTCATTCCCGCTTCTTACATCAAAGCATCTCTCACCCTCTGCCTCCTTGAAATAAAGAGAGCCATTGTACTCGAACAGACCGAATCCATAATCATCTAGCTTCATCTCTTTAAGTTTCTTGAATTTGTATACGCTTTTCATATTCTCCATATTATATTGCATTACTGGAAATATCATTATGATACTTATGCCTATTACAAGCAATCCTGTGTAAAACTTTTGTGAATCATATTTTTCCCATCCCTCCATCATCATGGCAAAGGAGATTACTATTATTATAATAATAGATATCAACCCTACCATATCATATCCTCCTTTCTTTCAAAAATCCCATCATATCCTCCACGCTAAGCTGGAAGCCGGCAGCCGCCTTATGACCGCCGCCACCGGGGTTGGCCTTGCGTGCCAGCGCCGAGACATCCACCTCCTCCTTGGTGGTATAGAACGAGCATCTGAAGAATCTGCCGTTCCAGCAAAATGGCATCATCAAATCATGTTTTCTAGGATCGTACATAGACTCGAATGTGGTGGAGTTAAACTCCGTAGTATTCATACATATCGCCTTGTATCCAAATATATCTGCCTCGAATGAGAACATCTTCATTTCTCCTCTGTTTTTCTCGATGATATATTCTATTATGGCCTCGCCATTTCTTATCATATCAGAAACAAACTCGCCATTCGCCTTGTTTAGCACCTCCCTGACCATGTCAACGTCAAGCCCGCAATACCCTCTCATCCCATATTGGAATGAAAGAACGTCACTCCATTCGAAGCGATCATGATCCCATACATCATAAGCGCTCAATAATTTTACCACGTCAGGGGTTTCGATATCATCGAAAAGATATTCCCACGTAAGCTCACAAGCCGCCGTTCCGATACGTCTTTTGCCTTTGACATTATATTCCTTCACAGCTTCTATCGCCGTCTTATGGTGGTCTATCCATGTGACATCTATCCCCTTGTCTTCCCATTCGTCGAATAAGAATATCGTTCTATCGCCAAATGACACGTCAACTACAAACACCTTATCATATTTATTCACGTCAGGTATTTCCTTGCCGTAATTGTAAGGAAGAAGATCAATGTCCCCTTTGAAATACTTTTTTACTATAGCCGCTGACATTACTCCGTCAAGATCAGCCTCATGATATATACATCCTGTCATAATCTGTTGTTTTTGATTAAAAAATCTATGTATTCTTTTATATCCTTGTTCCTGTCATTATCCCAGTCAAATGTCTCGTTTATGAATTTGAAGTACGATACTGGGATCGAATGCAACATCCATCCACAATACTTGCCGAATGTCATTAACGTAGAGCCAAGGGGATGATCCGGCCTTCCGGGAACAGGGGCGGCGGTTACGCCCTGCGCCAGCCCCCTCCTACAATCTTTCTTGGCGGCTTTGATATCCAGATCTGTTTTCGTTACCTTATCCCCCATCGGGATATTAGTTATTAGCTTATCGCCGATAAACATTCCCCATCCATACCCCTTGTAGTTCTCTATACTAAGTTTCCTTATATCACCGAACCTTGACGAGTTGTTACAACAATCAACGACCAAAGCACTATCCTTTCCGTCTTTTATACGGACTGCCCTTCCAAGCCACTGATAATACGATGAGAACGAGAACGTCGGTCTCCCTACTATCACGCAGTCCAGACCCGGATGATCGAATCCCGTACCGAGGGCGGAATAGTTGAACACTACCTTCGTCTTACCCGACTTGAACCTCTCAACTATAGCCTCACGCTGCTTCTTTGGCGTGCCTCCGTGAACCACCTCCGCCATGCCGGCACATATCTTGGCGTTCATCCATTCGGCGGCAGTATTGCAGCTCTCAACAGAATCCATAAACACCAGTATAGATCTGCATACGTCTTTTAATACCATCAACCGACGTAAAATAAGGTTGTTTAAGCCATTTTTTCTCACCGCCTCACTAATAGACTCAGCCGTATATTCGGAGCCGTTAGAATTGAGTTTAAGGGCATCTCCATTGAAATCCCATGTCTCATATTTAAGAGGTGTCCAAAATCCTTGCCTTATCATCTCCTCCACCTGTATGACATGGATTAGGTTCTTGAAATATACCGGTCTCATACGAGTGATGAAATTAAGTTGGGAATATGATGTCTGTCCTATCGACATGTTTTTAAGTCTACATGGCGTGGCTGTAAACCCTATCACCTTTCTCGGCTTCAGCTCATTCATAAATGTCATGAACTCACTGCCATCCTCAGGACTGTATCCGGCATGAGCCTCATCTATCAATACGTTTCTGATTCCCATCTCCTTAAGCTGACCAACAACCTTCTTGATAGACCCTAACGTGGCATATATCATGTTAGATAGCTCTTTCTTTCCACAGGAAGCGGAGTAGATGGTAGCCGGTATGCCATACGACGTTATCTTGTCGTGGTTCTGTTGCAGCAATTCTTTTGATGGTTGTAAAATCAGCGTCTTATCTCCCATCAATCTAGCCGCCTCTGCTATCAGCAGTGACTTACCGCAACCTACAGGACCTACGATCAATACCGGATCATGTCTATCAGAATTTATGTAATCGGAGATACTTTTAACACACTCCTCTTGATATGGCCTTAATTTATATGTCATCTCTGTAGTTATCAAAAACGTCTTTCACGTACTCTAGTCTTATCGCACATTCCCGGCCATCGTCCATTTTTACCATCAAAGTCTCTTTGGTCTTGCTTATGGCTATCACCTCTCCTATCCCTATCTGGGTATGAACTATATCACCTATCTTTACATCAAATTTACTCATGGTCCAGCCTTTTATTAAATTCCTCTATCTTGCTCCTGTCTGTCTCTTTGGTCATCTTAGCCTCTTCCTTGAATATGTCATACCCTTCTCGGATATTGTCTCCAACCATATTCTCTATCATCTCCCTTAACTCATCGCTTCTTACGGCGAAAGATATCTGAAACGATTTACTTGTACCTTTCATTAGGTAATCAATCTCCTTCTTGCATTCCGTCATCAACCGATCCAGATTATCGAATTTAACGAACTTAGAGTTGCCATTGGCTTTCCTTACCTCATCCTTGAAATCCTCCAATATCCCGTTAAATACATCCGCCATACACATCATGGAATGTAGCCATACCAGCATATTGAATTTATATTCATTATCAGCGTTATTCATCAAACTCACCAAAGACTCGCTTTTTGTCAACATGATCTTCGATTCCCGGTCTACGATATCCTTTATCTCCTGCCGGCATTTCATGGCACCAACGAAATCCATTTTAGAATAACATTCATTTGATTTCTCTACCAATTTCCTGATATCCTTTCTAGACATCAGAAGATCCAATACCTGTTTTTCTCTTTCGTTTTTATCCACGTTACTAAAATTATTTATTTTATTTATTAAATTCACATTCATATCACAAAATGTTTACTCTAACAGGGTTAAACGCCAACCCACTATCGATTATCCCACTGACGTAAGAATCATCGAATACTTTCCTACCAATTCCGATAGCTCCATTGATATCAGCATTTAGCAGCTTCCCAATAGAGCTTTGAAACAATCCTCGTTTCTTTCTTTTGCCTAAATAAACATCATGCTTGCACAGTTTCTCAAAAGCCAGATGATCTACTTTGGAGGTATAGGATTCCTCATTGGTTTGAAAGTTTATTCCAACCAATTTACATTTGTAAGAAATCTTATCAATTAGCTTGGAGAACGGAATCTCAACAAACTTCTGATTTATCCTCTTTCCTAGATTTACTCCATTCTTCCATCCTCTGTTTAACCCTACTACAAGACTACCAATATTATTGTCAATACAATAATTGACAATAAACCTGCTGATCTTATGGATATGATCATCTATCCAAAAATTCCTATAATTATTTAGCTGTCTAAGTCTCCTTGAAGTTCCCTTATCTCCAATGTAAGACATCAATCTAGCTCTCTTCTTATTATACCACTGATTAAAGGACTTGATAATCTTGCCGTTTACAATGAAAGGCTTGATACCTACATTGCTTATACATGTACATAAATTATTCAATCCCAAATCAATCGAAAGAACATTATCCTTATTCAGGTTTAGATTCTGTTCCTTCTTCTCATAAATCACCTCAACCACATAACAAGTGGCTTGTGGAATTATCTTAACCTGACATAATTTGTTATCTCCTATGTTTGTTTTGATTGGTTGAATTATGTTTTTGATAAAATGGATGCAACCATCGTTTTTCAATCTGCAAGCAGAAGTCGTAAAGACTACCATATTCTGCTTCTTACCTCGCTTGTACTTCGGCAATTTAGGTTCTGAGTTGAACTTAGAAGGATTCTTTTTATATTCCTTCTTTGATCTGATCCAAGATTTTGTTACCGAAAATACTTGAGCTACGACTTGTTGGGATACTACTGATGGTAGATTCCTAAAATCAACCTGATTCTCCTTACATAATTTAGTAGAAAACTCATATTCATTTATGTAATCTCCGGAAAATATACCTTGTCTGACATTGAAAAGAACATAATTATACAACAACCCGGATTTGAGGCATATATCCTCAAATCGGTTGTCTTTTACGATATGTCTCTCAACTAATCTCATTTTTAATATCTTATGCCATAAATATAAACATAGTTTATGATACAAATAATTTATTCTATCATAACCAGTTATTTATTGACACAAATATAATTAAAGCCTAGATATTTACCTAGGCTTTTTAATAAAGTTAATCTTTTTTATTCTTTCTTTTTGACTCATCCCAATCCGATGAGTACCTGCATGTCCCTTGTTTGTGGATCGAGAAATCGCACCAAAAACACAAGGGCTTGGGGCGGGGTTCAAGGCAGGCCGGCTGGCGTCCCATGAGGTAGCGCTTCTCGTACTTATACCCCTGTTTGGCGTCGTCCCAAACGTGAGCTTGATAGCTATCTATTTTATTTGTCTCGAAATCATACATGTCAAGGAGAATATCGTTAAGTTCCTTGACCGATCTCTCTACTTTCTCCTTATCTACCTTCACGTTCTGATTGTCCAGCATGCGGGTAAAGAAATAGCTGCACATATCCGGCAATACCTTATATTTTCTGAGTATGTAAAAGGCGTATATCGGATGCTGGAGATTGTGAAGCAGCTTATCCTCATCGAATAACTTTCTCCCGGACTTCCAGTCTATCGTATACATAGCTATCCTGTCTTTTGTCTTATACTCTCCACGCCAGTCCACCGATCCTATGATATGTACCTTATCGTACGTCACGCCATCCAAGGTAAGGGGCTTGGGCAGCTTATAGGGCAGGACGAAGTCCTCCTCCACGCCGGCCGGTCTCGACCCCCGGATCACCTTCTCCATTGGCGTAAGATCGGACCACGTCTTCTTATAATTGCCAGCGGCATCCTTCTCAAACAACCCCACAATCCATCTTATTAACCTAGCCGCATGTTGCATAGACTCGATCTGGGATTTTACGCTATCAAAAGGAATCTTCTCTATATCCGCATAGTAATTGAAAGCCTTACTCATATCCTCATAAGAAGGTCTACATCCGTTCTTGAAGAAATACTCCATTGTCTGGTGGATAACCGTACCATATGACGTAGCCTCGTGCTTCTCCGTGGATCTGTAACCCTCCACGTAAGTCTTATACCACTTATACGGACATTGGACAAACGTGTCTATCTGTGAGTAGGATGCGGCAAGCACCTTCTCACCGCCTATGGTCTTACATAGCAAGTTATTCTCCGGAACGATCATAAAGCCTCTCCGTATTTATGTCACGCTCATATAAATCCATCGAAATATTCTGTAGGTTATGCAAATACCTTATCTGGATAAGCTCGCTCAGGTCATCCTCCATATCCCTAAGTCCGAGATAATACTCGTCGCCAAAAACCTCCATGGTCATCCCGTGTCCACGATATACGTCCCTATTCTTGTCACTCTTGAAACCGATAGCGTCAAGAAGGTTATCGTCTATCTCAATAGGCATGATATCATCTTCCCCTGAATACCATTTCATTATCCCATCATCAACCTCACGTTCAAGGATTAATGATCCACTTTCATTACGCATACCGGTAACGCACCCTACTCTCCATATATCGCCAGCTTTGTCTTTTACAAGATTGCCCGGCCTTAACTCCTTAACTGAAATCATATTCTTCCTCCTCATGATCGTCATCACAATCATCGACAAGAGGGGTTTCTAACCCCTCTTCCCAATCATCATATCCAAAGTCCATCACTTACTCTTAAACCAATCATACAACATATCCGCAAAAATCCCTACAGTTAGTTCATCAACAGGTTTATCACCGAAGACATCATCCGATATCCTTATACCAATCTTCTCTTCAATATCCATCAACACCTCTAATAAATCAAATGGATCCATAGCCAGATCAGATGATAAATTACTATCTTCTTTTACATCATCAATTACCTCTATATTATTAATGTAATTGAACTTATGCATTTTTTCAAATATCTCTTTTCTGGCTAGTTTCAATATTTTATCTCTCTCCATGATTATTTAGATAATTATATAATATATCCATAAATTCCCCTACCGTAAGTTTAGTATAAGGTTTGATGTTTAGTGTCTCATCAGGTATAGATATACCCATCCTTTTCTCTATTTCCATCACCACCTCTGCGTAGTCAAAGGAATCCATAGCCATGTCAGTCGCCAGCCCATCCTCGTTGTCGATCTCGGCAGCATGATTAAAACCCGTAAACTCACCCATCTTCTCAAATATCGTTTCCTTGACTATTTTTTCAACTTCTTTTCTTTCCATACTAAATTGATATTTTTAATCTTCTACCTAATTCTTTTTTTATATCTGATATCCTTTCGATATCCATCTTAACATCGCCTGTGATAGCGTATTCCTTATCCATTTTCTTGGGAGGATCCGGGAGCCGGCTTATGGCGAACAACCATGCCAGCTCCTTGTTCTTGTTCTCCCTAAGATACAAGTCAGACGTCATGCCATACATTTTTATGATCGTATCGAATAACGTTGATTCCGATAAACTCATATGCACGCTATACACATTTGATGGTTTCCAGATCAAGTTATCCAATCTCATCGTATACTCACGTTTAAGATCTATGTGGGATATTACGGCTCTTACTATAGGTTCTTCCTTGAAGTTGGTATTAGCCACGAACCATACGAGCCGTTTCTCTACCTCCTTGATAGCTCCTGTATCCTTACCCATATCGTTATATACCCCAACGATACGGTCCCGGATCCCCTCGACCTCCGGTGTCAGACCGGGTGTCTCTATCAGCGTCAGCAGCGATCCTCCCCTTGGCGTTATCTTCCACTTCCCATTCTTCTGAAGCTCGATATAACCAGATGCTTTATAACTATCTATTTTCTCCTTTGGAATGGTGTTAGCCATCTCTTCTTTTTGCCGGATCATCAAAAGATACCCGACATCAGACATCGTTAATCCTGATGTCATCATCTGTTCAAAATTAATATACATAAGCTAATGAATTAAAATATTGATCTAATCTTTCTAGCTATTTTCTCTACTATATCAGGATGATCGGTATCGTTGTATATGTTAATCAACGTGCGTAATATATATAGCCTTGTATACTTATCGGAAAAATCGAACCAAATTTCCTCTATACGACTATTGATCGGCTTAAACATCCTCAACTCAGGTATAAGTTCATACGCTAAAACATTTTTTCTATCCACTAATCCAAGCATATCAGCCGTTTCGGTTATAGCTGCACACATAGTTAACTCACGTCTACATTCTATAGCATTGTAAGCTCCTATCAATACTTTAAGGCCGTCTGCTTTCGATAATCTCTTTCCCTTTTTCATACTGTTTTACCGTATAAGATTCATTAGCCATACTAACCCTACCAACTGATATGGATTGATTTATTGATTGGTTAAGATGCCCTATAACTGACATCTTAGCCCTAACCGTATTAGCGCATCTTAGAAGGATTCGATAGTCCTCTAAAGCCCGCTCGTACCTTACATCTACCCTAGCCCTTTTATCGGCGTCGGTCATACTCTTGCATGTCCTGTCTTCTCTCAGGCTTATAGCGATCTTATCTCGTATGATCCTGATATCATCCTCGGCTATCACCAGCTCAGCGTCAAGAACGCCTTTGTAGGAGCTAAGAAGATCCTCTACCGCTACAACCTCCCGCTTTAGATTCTCCAATTCCAATACCATAGAGTTGTCGTTCATCCTCTTATACTCCTGAACTTTTTTGGATACCTCCTCGCAGATGTTAATGATCTCCTTTTCCCGTTCCCGGTTGATGATATACCTGATGCTGTATTCAGACATCTCCTTTAAATAGGATATAATCTCCCGTATGCCCATCTTATTCTCGGTGGAGAAGTTGGCTTTTAACAACATCTCCATACCTTTCATAATAACAAGCAAATAATTCTTTCTAAGTCTCATGATTAATATGGTGTTTCGTCATGTACTACATTGAAATCATCGCTAGGCGGTATGTATTGCTGCTCCAATGGAATACTGGGAGGCGGGGGCGGTAGCGTCACCACAGTCGTGTCCGGCTTGCCGCTGCCTACAGGGGCGTCCGAGCCTCCCGGTCTTTCTTGGCGTACCACCCCTCCATCAGGATAATATCGCTCATATCCTTTCATGATATCTACATGTATAGCGTCAATCTCCTCCAATGACCGTTGACGGACCTTTACGATATGATGGAATAATAATCCATCCACACGGAAAGATCGCCTTGATTCACTTTTAAAACGTTCCAGATTAGGATACCATCCTTGCGGGAATTGCATGTATGAGGAGTACCCGTATCTCTTCGGGATATTTAACGCTACCATAGCCGTACATAACTGTCCCAATGTATCTGATTGATAAAAATCAGATTGCTTTGGCATATGATCTTTTGGATCCCGTCGTCCTTCGATATCACGATTGAGTTGGGATATTATAAGAAAGAAAATATTAGGAAAAGTCCTTTTAGCTATATTGCACATGGTTATCAACGAGTCGATATTCCTTTTGGCATCTCCTGAACCTTGTATCAGGGCCGTATGATCTATAGACACGAATACCATTTTTTTATCTTTGTTTATTGGCATATACTCATTCCACAGAAAGTTTTGAAGCTCATCTACGGTTGATGGTTTAGGGATGTATGTTATTCTGCTAGAGTTCTCTTCTCTAAGGCATCTCTGCATTTCTTTTACCTCATCTTCTGACATCTCGTTAAGGAGTATATCTTGTATGTCTTTCCCCATTTTTTTTGATAGTGAACGTAATATCAAATCTTCTGGGTTCATCTCAAACTCACATCTTAACCATACATAATCATCTGCCTGTGGATTGATATTGACATTCATCACATTGCTCATGATCTTCTGCGCCAAATAAGACTTGCCGACTCCGGGCCTAGCTCCTATGGCTACCGCATGCTGGGGGTAAAATCCCCCCAGCAAAGCCTTGTCCAGATAAGGATATCCGGTATGAGCCGGGAGAAGTTCCCCCGACTGATACTTTCTTATTCTCTCATAGGCATCCATGATGATCTCCTTGGATGACCTCCATATCCTATCCTCACTCATCCTCTTGCGTTTCTATCGCCAGCCGTATCGGATTTAGATCCTCTGTTAGCTGATCTTGATTTATATCTTAATCCCTTAGCCGTATGGCATAGGTCCTTCCCTTTCCGATAAGCCTTACCCTTTAGCTTATCGGTCTTGTAGTTCTTGCGACCCAACTCCCGTCTCTTGGCTTTCTGCTCAGGTCTGGCGTTGATCTTCTTATCCGTCTCAGCCTTCTTCTTTCTGGCTTCCGGATGTGTCCTATAATATTCAGTCGATCTCCCCATCCTCTTCGTCCTCCTCATCATCAAAATCTATATTCTCTTGTATATCCAAATCCTCTTCCTTTAAAAAAGATGGATATTCCAATCCCAGACGCTTAATCATATACGAATATGGATCAGACGCAAATTCATCTGGTATCTCCCATGTGCAAGGGAATGTACCTATTACCTTTTTAAGTTTATCGGCTAATTCGCTACTCATCCCCATATTAACCATTTTATTATAAACTGTAGCTTCTACGCTACTCACATTGCCTCCAATATAAAAACCTGTTGGTTTGTGAACAAAATAAATTTTCTTCATTTTACATGTATTATTTATTTTATTAAAGGTATCCAATTTGATTCGATACTCAAATGTTCCATTATCATTAGCTCTAATGCTCATATTTATCCTTCTTGCGATCTCCATAACTCATATCCATATCACACACCACCGTATCGGTCGTGTCGTTTACCACATGGAACAGGAACTCCGGACACCCGTGGCAGGCGTTGCTCCCGATCGCCACCGCTCCGTGCCTAGGGCAAGCTTTCTTTACCATGGTTCTATCATATATCCGTATATGATTATCACCATATTTTTCAATATATCTCATGGTATTAAGTAATGATGGCAAAGACATCTTATATGGGGATACATGTTCTATTAGTATATCCAATTCACCAGATAGGCTTTTGTAAATATCCTGTACATCCCGTTTTGTTCTATACGCAAATATATTAATCTCAGTCATTACCATATCCATACTCCTAAGAAGATCCGGCTTAGCCAGCCTCCCCATCGGTTTCCCGAAAGGATCGGATCTCATCCAAGCCCCACACTTCTCGCACCCAACTTGCTTCCCCTCCACCGTATTTATTATAGTGGATGGGATCTTGCAATACGGGCATACAGATCCGTTTAACATAGCTTTCTGGGCTAAAGACAGCTCTTTCATGCCTTTTCTTCTATCTCAACATTAAATAGATTGCAGAATCTATCAAAATTTCTGTTCTCTATTCTCATATCCTTCTCATACCTGTCAACTGATTTGATGAAATCATTATAACAGTCCTCGCACATCCATTGATTGATTACCGCTACATAATAGCCCACGGACGTAGGCCTGTTACACATATCGCAAATACCTAAGCACCCATATCTGGTGAGCTTATCCATCATCTCCTGCCTTGTTATTTCAAGCACCTTGAATTTCTTGTAATTGTTAACTACCTTTGCCATTGTAAATTTGTTTAATGATAAAATAATCCGCTATATCCATTCCCTCATTTATATTGGGTTTTGATTCGAGAAAATCGCTTATCTCTATATTCATTCCCTTCATATCCCTATCCACTTTCTTCTTCCACTCGTTAAACGCCGATCCTTTGTCAGGATATAGGACTATTCTCCTACGTCCCAATGCCTCTATCATCTCCCTTTTCAACATATGGATACCGCCACAGGCCATAAACAACCTACTAGGGTACACAATATTGCAGATAACAGCCGTCTTCTCTGACTCTACTATATACACCGGAGCGTCATTGGGATAGAAGTTGATAAGAAACTCCCCGAACAGGCATTGCCTAAGCAGGTAATCCTGACCGTCCAGTATATGCACCCAACATACGTGATCCATGGGAACCTTTACCCTCTTCCCGTCAGGCCCGTAGTCCATTATCTTTCCGGTCCGCACTACCCAATTCTTATCCAGTTGCCAGAACACACAGCACTTACCCCAGTCCCCGAATCTCATCATCCCCACCTTATACAAGCTAAATGCCCTATTGGTATGATATGATCCGAAGATATTGGATAGATAATCCTGAAGATCGGATGTCTCGAAAGGATTAAGCGTCTCAAACATCTTGCTTACCGGAATGCAGTTGGCTATATCCGGATCCATAGGAGGTCTGTACCTCCTTAATACTTTGTTTGAATCGGTAAAAAGATCATTGTTCCCAAGTTCGCTCCCTGTTGGATATTTAAAGTAACCACATTTATTTTTATGATCACACACCCCAAGCTGCTCTCCAACGATCTGACCGGTGGTTACGTCCACGTACGGCGTAAAACACTTATCCTTGCCGCATTGCGGACACGTCAGCTTCCTCCTTGGTTTGCTATGATCCAGCTCATACCGATGAACGCTCTTATTGAACTCCCTAAATTCCATCATCCTCTCCTCTCATTCATGGCTCTATATATATAGTCCCTCAGTGGTTCTTTTCTTATCAACTTATTAACGTCAAACTCGCCTTCTATGTCCAAGGATCCGACTCTTGATGTAACCGTATAATTAGTTTTCTCGAACTTATACTTTCCTTGAAGATATACTACGGTAGCCATATTCAATATAGGGTTGTCAGTCTGTCTCTTCAACTTATATTGGCTGGTCTTTGCGGTAGGATCACCCGGAGCGAAGTTATATATCTCCTCTATCTCCAATATCTTTCCGTAATTTTCCAGTATCATTCTTCTATATAACTCAAGCTGGAAAGCGTACTCGTCATAGAAATTGCCTTTCCTGTTTGATTTGAAGTCCAATATAGCGAATATCCTCCTGCATCTCTTTATCTTTTTTTTCTCCGTCTTAGACTGACCTTTCTTGGCTCCCGTCTTATAGAACTCTCCTGTCTCGACCTCTATCTCCACTGTCTCCGGCTCGCTGTCCATCTCCACCACGGCGTCCACCGAAGAAGCTACCTTTAACCTGCTTGACCTCAACATCTTTTCGATAAGTACAGGTTTAACATGTCTTTCCTTGCAGAATATGGCAAATGATATTAGATCCTCTATCAGCTCATCAATGTTATCCACTAATATCCGCTCCATCCTATACTTGTCTATTCTCAGCTTAGCCTCCTTGACAGCCTTCCTTATCCACGTCGGGATCAGCTTTATCTTAACCCCGGTCAGATACAACCCAAATAGATAATGCATGATAGTACCTAAGTCAGCCCTGTAGTTAGCGCACTCATCAGGATCCTTACCCTTGAGCCTCATCTCATTCTTCCACTTCTCCAAAGCGCCGGACGTATCACAATACCCATTGGCGATATTGTTAGTGGCTCCATCGTATATGATAGGATACCCATCAACATCCATCTCATAATACACACGTTTGCCAGCGACAGTCATTCTATATAACACTGGTGTCGGGATATCCCTTATCCATTCAGCGGCATAATACTGTTGCTCTGTCTCCAGATCATACTCAACCTCCATCTCCTCCTTAGGCTCGTTTTTAGGCTCTTCAACAGGCTTTTTCTCCTCGATCATATCTTTCTTTGGGATCGTTGACAAAACGTCTAATATGCCAAAGAAAGCGGTAAATTTAGGATCTGTATGATATGATCTTAATATTGGTAATGATGATCGCCAATAATATGATGGCGCATTCTCGTCCATTGACTTATTATGAACAAACTCTATTACAACACCATCATCTGTGATAACCACATGATGTTTTTTGGATAAACGAACTCTCATATCATCAAACGATTCTTGATCGCTTATGACTTCCATATCCATTCCTTTCTTATATATCGTATCACTTATAGCCTCGTATCCAAGAGCTAAAAGTAATTTTTGTTTTCTTCTATCCATGATAATAATCTGGTTTTTAATTTACCATCCTCCTCGACTCTAGGTGCGAGATCCCTCATCCTTCTGGCTACCAACAGCCATACGTTGCCAAACTCGTCCAAGAGCCGGCTGAAATCCATCGTATCTAATAGATAATCGAATCTTGTATGCTCATCAGCCGTCAAGTAAATAATGTTATCGTTATCCTCGGCGACCGATTTATATTTCCGTTTAGGGTATAAGTGGCATATGTTGCTTACCCCCGGGCATGGTATGTATGCGCCGGTAGCAGATCTCCTTGTCATACTCAATCTAGCCACATGGGCGCCAAAGAAAACGGCTATGCTCTTCCCCTTTGGCTTGGCCTTCACCCGTATCGCCGCCCTTTCCTTTGGCGGTAGCTCCTTGGCTCTGCATGCGGGACACAACCCCTTACTCCTTATGGTTACCATCCTTCCGCATCTCTCACACGGTAACATCCTACCTCTCATGCCTTTTTCTTTTTATAACTTTTGTTGAACTCCATAAGGCTCATAGCCCTATACCTCTTAAGCCTATTAATCTTACCCTCAGTCCAATCTTGATCCTTGAAGTTGATGATCGTATCGAATATCTGAGCCAGCTCTCGGATATTAAAATTCCTGTTCTGTATTTTTTTATAGAATCCGGACCTACTATACCCTAACTTGGAAGCCAGATAAGTCTTATTAGATAATGTGAGGATACGATAAATCGTACCCTCCATCTTACTTATCTCCATCAACTTCTCGGCGACGGATGACATGGTTTCGTAGCTAGCCTTGTTGCTTACTATCCTCATGCTTCTCCGGGTTCCTGATCTTACCGTCAAACTCATAAAAATCCATCAACTTCTTCTCCTCCTTAATACAGGTTACCACGAAGTCTGATATAGTCCCTTTCATGCCCTCCTCGAAGTTCTTCTTGGCATGATCAAGGTCATTGGCCCGAACGATGTAGTTAAACGCCTTGCGTTTCTCATTACCCGATTTCTCGTCTACCGTAATATAATCAGCCGTGACCTTATAGAACCGGTCTCCATCCATGGCAAACAATTCCGCTATCCTGAATCGTTTGATATCAACGCTAAACTCACCGGATATGAATGGTCTCATTTCCTCTATGATTCTAGCCTCACATTCGGTATAAGAAAAGGCATCTACTAAATACTCTTCCTTTACCTTCTTCTTCATGCCGTTCTCGGCATCGGTCTCGTAAGAAACCGTACATTTAAACCAATTGTGCATTTTAATCTATATTATTATTAAACAAAGGATAATCTTTTATTCCTTCACGAATATATCTCTCCGTATCATCATCCACATCATAAGCCTTCTTGAAAAATATCATAGCCTTGTCCGTGTCGTGATCCACCAACGGAAGATATTCCTTTACGAAAAGAACTTTAAGATGATTCATGTGATCAATCTTGCGCCTTACATCAATTACTTTTGACCATATCTCGGCACGGATTTCACCCATCTTTTTTACATTCTCTTTGTATTCGTTTACCTGATCTTTATACTCCTCCTCGATCTCGTTGTTCTTATCCTTGACAGACTTATAAGCTTCCTTATCTTTCGTGTCAAACATCGGAACATGCCTGATATTGATTATATCCAATCTACTGCATAGCTCCTCATTGGATATGGTGAAATCATATCTAGTCCTGTATAGATCAAATTCACTTAATAACTTAGCTATCTTAATAGCATCATTCTGATCAAGAACGGCTATATTCAAGCCCTCCAAATAGTAGAAGAAATGAGATGGAGAAATAGATTTATAGCCATATGTCTTCATGACTGGAGGCTCATCTATAAACCTGACACCTTCCTCCGCACATCTTGTTACGATCAATTTCTCTACCTGTTCGTCAGTAAGATCATATATCTCCTGATCGGTCATCTTATCGATTGTCTTCATCGTCATCCTTCTCCATCATTATAGCCTTTACCGCCTTTTGTTTATAAACCTCACTCATAAGGCAGGTAAAATCCATATCATCCATACTAGCCATAGCACTGGCTTCTACCATAAGATCCATCTCAATGTTCTTTACCGTGATTTCATAGTTATCATCATCTTCTTTATAGAAGATGACTTTACCACCATACTCGAAACCATCATCTTCAGTCTTAACCATATCGATGATCTTCTCCAATGCCTTTACAAACTCACTCTTTTTCATATATGTAATTTTATGTGTCTACAAAAGTAGACATTTTGTTTTTGAATTAAATTAAATAAACATTATTAATAGTTAATACTATCCTTTCTCCTGTCATTCTCCAGTACAACAGCACCGCGAACAAAAATCCAGTTGTTCCGACTCAGGCTTCCCTTGAAATTCCACCGCCGCCCTGTACCATGACGGAGACAACACCCTTATCCTTTCGGGAACAGCCGGCGTCATGAGCACCGATCGTAGCCTTCCTTTGGCATCCTCCCTACCTCTCATCTGGATTATCTTTTAATAATTCAGCTATCTTCTCATCCTTCAACATATTTTGCTTTCTCATATTATCCACGATGAAGGTAGCAAATGCCATATCATACCTCTTCCTTAACTCATCAACAAAAGATTTAGCTCTTGATTCTATCATTGTCCCAACACCTCCGTCTACAACTTTCTTCATCCTACCTCTTATAAACTCATCCACCGTCAACTCATCATCCATATAATCTAGCCTGAATCTATATTTCTTCTCGCTGGCGTTCTCGATGAGATCACTTATTGATTCCCTCGCTATATCCTCAATTTTCTCTGATATCGGATTGGATATTTCCCTCATCAACTCATTCTTGAACTTTTCTTTAAGCTCACGTACTACGGCTAACCTGACCGAGCTGGTAAACTCCTCTTTCAACGTCGCTTCGTTGTACACAGCTTCCTCAAATACATCTTCTAAATTTAACTCTACTTGAATTTTCATATCATTATATTTTAGGTAATTATATACTTTCACATATTGCCTATCCATCAGCCACCCGTAAGGACTGCCACCAAACTCCCTGTCCATCCGCTCCGCCGCCCCGATGATCGCCTTTCGATTCCCGAACGAGAGCCACGAAGTAATGAACCCACTGACCTCCGCGTCCCTCCCGGAATACCGCCTTGGGAACTGGACGGGGTCGCTGGCAATAAAGTCGGCGGTTTCGTATTTGTCCACCATGCATTTCGGCATGTCTACAAATTTGTCATTCATTGTTTATCCCTTTATTTGTTCGCATGCCAATCTTTCAAGTTCCGGTGTAACGTTGGTATCCATTATGCCTTTCAAGCAATGGCATTGTCGCCAGACTATATCATAAATCTTTGACAATTCAATCAAAGCCTCATTGTTTGATTCAACTGTCATAATCCAATTGTCCGGCGATATCTCTATCTCCCTGCATGGTATTTCTTTCTTGCCTTTTGGCATATATCCGTTCTGATAGTCTTTTACATTACATCTATCAAAACATCTTCCAGTGAGTATTCCGTTTTCGTCCGTCTCAAACAACCATCCTATCCATCCTATCTTATGGATGTTCTCCGTCCACGTTCGAGTGGCGAATAAAAACTTTTTTACAGGAACTTTTGAAAATGCATCAACATCATGGATACTCCCGTCCGGCTCTTTGAATATCGATGATTTTCTTTTATTCTGGCAACTCCCGTCTAAGCCTATTTTCCCCCATTCGCCATCATCAAATCTCAAAGGAGAGATTATATCAAAACTGCAAAGTTTCTTGACGAGATTGATTTCAAATGGTGCCGAGAATCCGCTGTTCCCATGAGAAGAGAACAGCGCGACAGCTTCTATTACCTGTTCGCGCATCCATTTGTTAGGACCGTCCTCTTCTTTGCCATATCCGGCTAATTCCAATTCTCTTATCGCATGTTTACATAAATTACTGTTTGCGATAATATACCGAAGAGCCTTCTTGTTGATAAGGCTCTTCTTGCTCATTTTCTTTACAATTCTTCTACTCTTTTTCATGTTTAATGTTATTTAATGTTTTAATCACCAATCTCCTCTATCATTCGTATTGTGCCATGACCATCTGTTTCGCTAAATCTTTGTACACCACTATTTTTCGCGGGTTTGATCGCATTCGTATTTCCCCGATACCGCCGACCGGAGACAAGGCGCCTGTATTAACACCTCTTCCCATGTTTATTCCTCCTTGTTATATAATTGCTTGTTTTTATATTCCAACATCCGCCCCATCTTCCCTAACCCAATTATCTGTATCGCAATGCCAACAATACCCTGTCTTGGAATCTTCTTTATGAGAATGGGAACCACATGTAGCGCACCAATAATTATCATCTATATCATATGTATAACTTTTATCCTCATGCATCTTATTTATTCTGGCTATTCTATCTTCTAGCAGTTCTTTTAGATAAGGGCATTTATAAGGTCTATTCTCTTCATGTAGTATATAAAGATCTATGTCCATCATACTCCCCATCCTGTCCGTACACATGCACTCGGCGGCATGACGTACGCTAACTTCTGGCATCCCCGGGACTATCTCCCGGATCACCGCCTCCATCTTCTCTTGGTATTCGGTGTCTACCTTGACCACCAAATCCTCTAATTTATCTATTAAACTCATGATCTCATTCATGATGCTTTGTAAATTATGTATTAACTATTGTATATCTAACACTCTCCCCATCTTCCCTTTCGCATCCCAAGCAACCTGATTTTGCGCAATCATATATATAATTTTCAAAAGCGCATCCCGAACATCTATCACACTTATCTACTCTTAATGTCATTTCAGACATACCAACTTTATAGTTAAAGACTTCCCCTATTTTATGATACTTAATATTTATACATATAGCATCGTTTTCACTTATGGTACTGCCTTCACTTATCATATTCTCACGTCCAAACATATTGTCAATAAACTTAATCATCTCATCATTGAATGATTCGCTTTCTTCTTGCAGCTTCCTACATTCATCCTCGGTCAATCCACAAGAAGATACCAGCTCCTCCGCAGCTTGCGTCCATCGCCCGTTGTGAGCCAGCTCCTGAACCGACAGCCATACCCCTTGGTTCATGCCCTCCATTCTTGCCTTATCTAAAATACCCTTATCCTCCATATCCTCAATCATTTAAATTCTTGTTTATTATAACAATCTCTATATCGTTTAACATTTTATCTTTTGATGTTTTTTCTACTGTTCTTGGGATGATATTAAAATCTTTATTGCTAAGCTTATTATCCACCATAATCTCAATCAACTGCTCTATGGTAAGCCCAAGCTCATTATGGATATAATTATTTATCGCTTTATATTCTTTACTTGTTTTTGTACTCATATTTATCCCTCCTATTCAGTCATTTTTTTTAACAAAATTTTCCCATAACATATCAACATCATTGTAATGTTTACAACAAGCATTCTGGATTCTCTCTATCAACGGAATGAACCATAACTGAGTTATTCCGTAACGAGTCTGAATTATTCTGCATAGGTTTATTTTTATTATCTCCATGTCATCAATACTAGGAGATGTGTTATTATCATCACATCTATCTAATATTGTTTGAATTGTAGCCAAATAATGATCCATATCTTAAATTGTTAATTATATTACCATCTCCCATTTCCCGGCGTAAACAGTATCTCCCCTGTCCTCACCCAATGATTCCAGTTATTTTTAAGTTCATCAATATCATACGCCTCAGCCGACTTACCGTTATCAGATCTTTTTATGACTGACATAATACTTTCCGCTTGCACGCTCCAATGACTATAACAGTCTGTCCCGCACCCGCACGCCGTGGCTCTCCCGTTATCGAACTCCCAGACCAGAGGCCGGAGGCCGCATCGTGGACACGGCAACCATTCCATTGGATTCTCCGGCTCCTCATAAGCATCAATACACTTGTACTTATATCTCTCTACCATTATGATCAACCATTACAGAATTGATTTAATCTTTCGATTCCTCATCTCATTCTTATCCTTGAACATCATTATCCTATTTACAATCCCCTCCGATTCCATGTATGTAGAGAATCCATGTATCCTTAGATATTGGATAGCTGATAATGATTTCTCCAATATCTCCCTATATTCCATATCTGTTTTAACTGCTTTCTCCATGATCTTTTTCCTCCATTTCTTCTAATATGACTTTAGCCAGATATACCACCTCACTTATCTGGTCGTAATAAACATACACTGTCCCATTCAAACATTCATATTTAGTCTTCCCATCCT